TTTGGTACGCTAACGCGTTCCAAAATTATAAATATTTACATGAATGAAAATCTCTATAATATCTACTAAATATGTAGAAAATGTAAGATAATAAAGATTCTCTATACATATAAAAGCACTCTATAAATAATTAAAGCATATCTTCAATAATCATAATCTCATTTAAGATATCCTTCATATAGTTTGGATCATAGTAAATTAGATCTTTGTTTGGTTTTGGATCAAATTCTCTAATAGAAGTACAGTTGTTAAGAATTAAGATATCATTCCAAAACTCTGTTGTTCCATATACATCATATGAAAATGACTTTGGACGAAATCTGTAATTTGCACAATCTTCTTCTAGGAGCTGTACATACACAAGATGTTGGGATAAGAAATCTCGATACTTTGCAGTTAAGGAAGAAAACGGTGTTTCTATGATGGTATCAGATTCCCGATTGTACATGATTAAAGCTGGATGAAGAAGTCGATAGGATAAGTCACGTTGTTTAATATCTTTGATTTGATCATCCGTAGTTGCCGGAATTAAAAGACTCATGATTTTCACCTCCAATTGAAAATCCGCATAATCAATAATTGCAGTGATGTAATATTTCCGTGGAATTCAGGAAGTTCGAGATCCTGCAATTTTAGGGAGCTCAACTCCCTTGATCAAGGTTTTTTTGTTTTTATCCAAGAATCTTGCTATCTTGTAAATGAGAGATCAGATTATCGACATGATCAGATAATACACCGATCTGCTCTGGATCAGATACATGAACATGATTCATATCTCCAGAATAGAGATTGGATGTGTTCTTATCACTACTATATGATGCATCACGTGTAGTTTCAACAACTCCATGTGAGAGTAACCCACCAAGAAATTCTGTATTGACCTTCGTACCAGATTTTAATTCCCGATACGCAATTCGTCCACCACCTGTCAGATAAACTTTATCAATCCCATCCCAGTTCGTATTTTTGGAACATGCGAGAGTCAAATAGTTTTGACTTTTTAAGGTGGTCTTAAGGGTTGGTTTGCACTCGCTTGCATTTTTTAAAATCGTTCCTCCCTTAACTTGGAGAGTAGAGATTTTTGGAGTGCCAGACGAAATCTTCGTCATCAACTCAGAAATATACAGTTTCATCGGATCTCCTGGAGAAGGTGTTTTCATATCCGAATACAGTTTTGCTGTAAAGGCTTTGTCATTTAATGTGACTGGTGGAACCAATCTGGATAACATCTCGAAAACCTCCTTTCGTCGTTAATGAGGTGTTTTCGATCCGCAGAATGATTTGCGGTACTTATATATGATTTATGTGAATCAGAGAAATCATATACATATAATCCGCAAAGAACTCTGATCTGAAAAATGAATAGCTTTGAAACAGAAGCAAAAAGGTGTTTGGATCCCTGTACAAAAAGTACAAAATGCTATGATCCCGGCTAGCGGAAGTCGTTAAGAAAGGTCTATATGAAGACATTATCAGCAAAAGCAATGGAACTTGTAAACAAAGCAAATGATATGATGTCAATTGATTGCATCAGATCGTCCGTCATGAAACTCTTTGAGTTAGAGGTTGAAGCATTAGCTTTAATCCTCTTGACCAAATACGCAATGTTTGCTACTACAATCATTGGCTCTAAAGGAGCCGTTATTGTAGCAGCCATTTTGGTTGCAATTAATTTCGTCATTAGATTAATTGCAGCTATCAAAGCTGTACCCCGAAGTATCCGTTCATATGAAGCTTGCAAACGAGAATACGAACGTTACAAAGCTTGGTGTGAAACACATAGCGAAGCGGTAGAGGAAGCTAAAGCTGCAGAAAAGAACCAGGAGTAATCCTGGTTTCTTTTTTTTGGTTTCTTTGGATTTGACAGTGGTTTAACACAGACAGAAAGGTTGTGACAAAAATGGGTATTGAATTAAATGAAGACCAACTCTTTACCGCTATGGATATGGAGCATTGGTATCATTCAGGAACCAAACAAACCTATGAGATTTCTGGTGCTGCTGGTACTGGAAAGACCACAATGGTATTATATCTGATAGAGCAACTGGGATTATCCCTAGACGAAGTTTTATTTATGGCATACATGGGAAAAGCGGCTACGCAGTTGGCTCGCCATGGGTTGCCAGCAAAGACCATTCATTCTTCAATTTACGATTATGAGGTCGTTCCCGTCAAGGATGAAAACGGTCACAGAATCTTTTTATCCGACGGACGCGTCAAATGCAAAGGTCAGTTCGTTTTGAAAGATCACATGAAGAAACGAATTAAGCTCATTGTCGTCGATGAATGTGGTATGGTCCCTGTAGATATTGCCAAAGATATTCTAAGTTATGACTTACCAGTCATTGCGTTAGGTGATTTGAATCAGTTACCACCAGTCTTTGGAAATCCTTATTTTTTACAGAAACCAGATTCCATTCTAAGAAAGATCATGCGTCAATCCGAAGGAAACCCAATCGTGTGGTTATCACAACAGATCCTACAAGGCAATTACTTAAAACCAGGTGTGTATGGAAAATCCGCAGTCATTCACCGAGCAGACTTAAATGACTTCATGTTTAAGAATGCGGACATCGTATTGACGGAACGAAACAACATCCGTACTTCCGTGAATAACTACTATCGAAAGTATCTGTTAAAATACAACAACTTACTTCGTCCATACATCGGAGAAAAAGTTATTTGTCGTAAAAACAACTGGGATCTATCGTTAGGTAAGGGTGTCTTTTTTACCAATGGTTTGACTGGTACTTTAACGGATGTCAACATGTCATCCTTCAATGGCAAAACAATTAAAGTTGATTTTATGCCGGACTTTTTAGATAAGTCGTTTGGAAGTGTTCCGGTTTCGTATAACCATCTTTTCAACTTAGATGAAACGATGACGGACAGGCAGAAAGCTGGAGAGCGTTACCTTGACAAGATTGAGTTTGCCTATGCAATCACCACACATTCTTCACAAGGTTCCCAGTATCCAAACGTAGTATTCTTAGAAGACGATCGAGGTGTCTGGTCTGCAGATATGAGAAAACGAATTCATTATACTGCCGTTACCAGAGGTATCGATAGCGTCACGTATGTATTAAACACTTAAGAGGAGGGACACGAATATGGGTTGTCTATCAGTATTATTCGCAATTGCACTTACCATTACGTTTGTTGCTGTAGTTATTGCAATGATTCCAGTAGGGTTAACAATTATTCTTGTCATGATCGGAATCATGCTCGTATTTGCAACCATTGGATGGATCATCATCTTGATTGAGAAAATTCGATGCAAATCAGGACACCATAAGTTTAAAAATTATCAGTACATAGATGGTGTCAAATATGGATATTGTGAAAATTGCAATAAATTTTATCGTTACAACGACTATGATCATGAATGGGTCTATGTCGACGAAGCGACTTATAAAGAAATGAGAAGACGAGAGATATATAAAGATATTACCGGAGGATCTGACGTATGAGTAAGAAACCGAAATTAGAAGGAAAACCAATTTATGATACACCAGTCAAGATGCTTCCGGATATGATGCATTGCTATCAGTGCATGGATTATAATTTAGAACATGAAGAAGAGTTAGATTGCGAAAAATGTAAATCTTCCAGATATCGGTATGGGTACTTACAGAAAGTGGAACGAAAATTACTATCTGATTATGGAGTTGTCATCTTTGAAGATGGCGAAATCGCAACTGTTCCCTTATGCCGATTAGAAGTCTTAGGCGTTCCGAAAGTAGAACGTTAATTATGTGAGAAGAATATCTTTAGGGTATTCTTCTCACCTTTCATTCATATATTATCTATAGGAATAAGAAGCAAAGGAGGTTTAAACCATGAGTGAATTTTACGATTTAGATAAGGAGGAGACCCTATATAATTTCATCATAGGTACTCTTACCACAATGAAATCAAATGACTCTTGGGATAAAGATGCCCAAAGAGAGTTCTTTAACATCCGCATACCAAACTTTTTGTATACGCTACGATGGTCTAGTCGTGATAAATGCGAAGTTACGTATCGTAATACAAAACAGCTTGTAATTGATATTGAAATTCATTATGCTGGAAAAGACAAATCTTGGGGATATTGTATTCGGTGTAATGACTTCAAGAACTTTTTCTATGAGCCGGATGTTGAGATTTTGGATATATCCAGATATCCAAGACAGGAGCAAAAAGAAAGAACGATACGTGATGATATCCGTGATATCACGGACTATGTACATAGTTTTATGGAAGACTATCGTCAAACGTTTACCAGGTGGACGATTAGGAAACAAAAAGATCTCCTAGAAAAACTCAAAAGAGATCTTAATATCATGATCTTGTTACGACCAGAATACGAGTCAGTTTCCATAGAATATGATCATACAGTTAGAGCTGGAAATAAAATACGATTTGATGTTAAGATCCACCCGACGGATCATGGTGCTGATGATATCGAATTTCCATTAGTTACTGAATACGATTATTATTGGTAAATCTTATAAGAATTGGAGGAATAACAGACATGGCAAATGATATGCTTATCAAACTTATGACACTATTCGGCATTCCAGATATAAAGAAACCTGGATATGGTTTTGATGAACGTCTTTCGATACCAAAAAAAGAATCATCTAGGCACACATATTCTTATTTTACGGAAGATGAACTAAAACAACTGCGTTCCAAAGAAGTAATACAGTTGGTATACTCAGATGATACTTGGAATAAGAAGTTCGACTTCGTCTGTGACCGAGAACGATACATTCAAGATGTCATAGAACGCGGTGGAAAGTTAAATATTTTAACATCAACGTGCTATGAAAGCAGCTTTATGGAAGAGGTTCTTAAAATGTCCTTATATGATATCGGCGAACTAAATTCTCCAATTACCTGGGGAAGTCGTCGAGCGCAAAAGATGTTCAGGAAATGTGTCACCAAATACAACTTGATTGAATCTATCTATCGAAGATTTCTCAAGATACAATACGCAGTGTTTGCTTTTTACAAAGCATGTGATCAGCATTATTTGGGAGTTGCATTTTCTACAATTAATCGTTATCACATGGCAGTCAGCTTAGATGATTATCTAAAGGTATATTATGAACCAGCGACTTATAAAGAGAAAAACGTCGTTGGTATTTACAGTTGGTTACCACAGATCATCCCATACATCCGATTCCAAATCATTGATATCTTGGAACTAATGGGTGCATCCTATTACGATATTCCTTGTACTAGCCAGACGGATCCTTTCAATCGTTGGGAAGACCCGATATTGACAATATTTAATGTTACGTATACGCAGTTTATCAAAATTGCGAAAGCATTTAATCAATACGAAACTATACCGTTTTGTGCCATGATGATTCGTGATTTCTTAACAACAAAGTACACACCAATCGTAGGGTATGATGAAGAACTTGGTAGTCTCTTCTATTTCAAGAATCTCTTCTTCCATCATAATCAGATGGAAAGTATTCTTCTAATGGATTATATGGCTGGAACGATTCGATCATTCGAATATCTCTTAGAACACCCGGAAATGGGGGAAGAATCTGAGATCCGATGCCAATTGATTGCACTATATGATTTATTCCAAGCAATTAAAACAACGATTGGACATTATGAAGAGATCGATCAATATATCTTAAACAAGCCAGGGGAAATCACTTGGCATCGTGAGTTAATATATTGCACGAAATATCGTAATATTATTATGGATGAGTATTTGAAAAATAAGCGATTATTATTTAAGAAACGTGTGGTTAATCCACATGGATTATATCAAAATCCACCCGCATATTTGAATACATTATTTAAGGATTTTGAAACTAAGATTAAGGATATAATCAAATAGGAGGACATAAGAAATGGCTAGAAACAGCGTAAATCAGCAGATCACATGTTTTAGTGTACCACGAGAAGGGTTCATGGAGCGTGTGGTAAATAATGAGAAATTGGACAAGAAGCAGTTGCGAGTAATCACAATGCTTCTTACAGAGTTAGAAGGCTGGCCGGAAGCCAAAACATATGCAGAAAATGATCCGGCCAACTTTAAACGGGTAGATGCCGATTCAATTGCCCGGACACTCGGAATGAAAAAGTCCGATGTCAAATGCATCTTAGCTGAATTAGTAGACCTTCACATCATTCAGGAAGGTCGTTCCAAAACAGTGAAAAAGGGATACAGATTCACGTTCTGATCTCTTTTCAATAAATACTTACAATCAAGGAGGAAAACAAAATGCAGCATTCAATTAATTTATTAAAGGCTTACAGAAATCTGGATATGGTATTATCTGAGTTAAAAGAAATTAGAACACATGATCGTCCAGGATTTCTTGAGGAACTTGAAAAGACAAGTGACTCAAAAGTGGTACATGCATCGATAAACAACATGACCATGGTAGGGGTATCATGCAATATCGTTACCAGCATGATGGATCAGATTCGTAATCTTGGCAATGTCATTCTTTCGCATGAAGACTTTGATTTTAAAGCATTAGAAGCATCATTCGACGACTTATACAAAGAGTATCTGGAGTGTGGTCCAAATGACCCATGTGATGCTGTTGAATTTGTCGAATGGTGTCCAGAGTTCATATTTGGTTTACAGTGTACCCATACTGATGCGGATGGTTATGGATCTGCACTACCAATGCAGGTTGCAGATGCGCACGCATATTGGTTCTTTGATACCTACAGATACACATTCGTGATTTCATGCCCGGAGAATTTCGTGGAGGCTTACATTCTTCGAGCACTGGATGCGTTCGCAGATATGTTTGGTCATGATATTCCAGATGTACGTCCGTGGACCTTATTAATCACTGATGTTCCGATCTATGATTATACGTATGAAGAGCTGAGAGATGACTATGGATTTACATGGACAGACGTATTCTCACCGCAGCTCGTTCATGGATTTAAAGCAGGAAAACCCTGTACTGATTGGTTTGGTACACCAAAAGAACACTTTGCGATGTACATCGACCATCACAATACAAATCCATTCTACAGGGATTATGTCGATAAGCAGAAAGAACTCCCAGTTGGTGTGTACACCTTCCCGACTTTTGGAGAGCTTAAAATAATAAAAGGCGTAGGAATTCCTGATGGATTAACTAAAGCTATCAACAAAGGTACCGATGAACTGAAAGTTGCAGCAACCTTTATTACGGCTGCAATCTTAGACCCATTGGTTACGAATGCAACATGTATGGATGTTATAGATACTGCAAAATATCGTGAAAATTATTATGAATTTTGTGTGGCAATCTCTCAATGGGATACCTTCGAGTGGAGAGATCATCCAGAATTTAATCCTACATCTGTTACACCAACAATGATTGGAAACATGGGATTTGAACGTCCAGTATATGCGGATATCAATGACTTAATTGACCATCTCTGGAATCGCGTAGGAGGTATTCACCCAGAGCACGACTCTTTCATGCCTTCAAAGTATATGGAAGCTTTAAAAGAACACGATGAACTTCTGAAGAGTATGGCTCGTAAATTATGGGCAATCAGTTCCCACGTGAGCAGTATGAATCTTGGCATTCGTGGACATAATGCGCCAGACCTTTGGGTAGTAATTCCGTTTCCGACTGTCGGAAACTTCTCACTTGTGTGCCACTACATGATGCAGCTTGATGAATATAAGAAACTCAAAGAAGACTATACTGTTGGTGTTATGGCATTGGATCTGATGGATTCTACCATTAGTTTCCGTACCGATGAGAAGATCGAAGTGGCTCGTGTTGATAAACTTGCAAAATACTATGGCGGTGGCGGACATCCACAGTCATCCGGTTTACATCATGATGGATTTGCAAGTGCTGTGAAACTCTATTTACAGAGCATCAGTGAGTGTAGAAAAGACTTCATTAAACATCCAAAAATGTCAGAGATCTTCAAAATGGGTCGTGTTGTAGAACCAGTTGAGAATATCGAATAATACACATACCGAGGGAATCTATTATAGATTCCCTCTTTTTTAGGAGGAAAATACTATGGAATTTAGAAGAGTAAAAAACACAAGATGGCAGAATCTTAAAGCAACTATCAAAAACTTCGTATATGATTACGTAAAGACACATAAAGAACAGCTTGAGAATGGAGAACCGATCGCCGATGATACATACCTTGAGACTAATCAAAGTACACTCCAATTATTTACCACAGATGATTCAGACTCTCCAGCATTTGGAATCATTTCGTTAAATGACGTTCTGATGTATTTAAGCATCCAGCTGTCACTTTACGAAAACACGAAATACTATGATAATTGCAAAATGGAAGATGAATCTTACGAATCAGCAATCCATATTGGTGACAGCTTATCTGATCTTGATTTGGGAATCGTTGCTCGTTTATATGGAGATGCTATCTGGAATGCAGCTACATATGGCATCGACGATGGAGATGAATTACCAAAAGATTTCCGAGATTCCATGAAGATTTGTGATGTTACCCTTAAGGGTAAAAAAGTTCCAATTTATCTGGGATCCTTATACGATATGATCGATGCTAAAAATGATTGGTGTTCTAAACTGGTGATCAACTTCTATGCAAATATTGCACGTCACGGATACTTTGTAAGTGAATATATGACGCAACTCGTAAAAGTGTTGATGATGATCCCATATAGAGACACCCAGGAGGTATACTGGGCATATATCTCTGAAAGTAGCAATCTGAAAATGTTACGATTAGCAACTTCACATAATCGTGATGCCTTGCAGAAATTCTTTATGAAAACGGTGCTCCTGATCAATCCAGATCCAAACTTTATCCATACCATGTTCAATATCGAGATTCCGGAAGAGGTGATCGATGATCCATCCAGATATTATCACTATATCCGTGACTTCTTAAATGAGTTATCGGATGCAGGTATCAACATGGCAGAATTAGTAGCTGGTAAAAACTATCGTCAGTTATTGCAGATTGAGAAATTCCTAGACTGTGAACGAAATGTATACCGTCTGGCAGGTTGCTTATCTGGATCTGTAATAAGCAACCTTGGTCGTGATGTGATCGAACAACTCAATGAATTTATCGCGGTTTCTGCAGAACGTCATGAAATGATTGCAGATAATCCGTCAAATATGTTAATGACTCTGCAGGGAAGCATCCTTGCCCATTTTGGTGTAACGATCAATTCTGATATTAGTGGTTATGACCCAACTATTTTCAGTACTTTAGAAGAGAAGATGCGTGCAGAGGATCTGAAAGTGGAATCTAATCGCCAGAACATCCACACGGTCTCATCCGTTATGGATTGCAGCACGGAAGTTCTTACTTGCTTAGATGCGATGGAAGGATTGCTCTTATCTTCATTTAAAACCGATGGAGATAACGGTTATCTTATTGATCGACTTTCTTTACCGGCATTTATGGCATTCATGAAACTGTATGCCCATACGGCATGCTATACCTATACTGATACCTTTAAGAAATCCGTAGGTGCTTACAATTCAGATCCAGAAAAAGAAGTATTGATTCCACTTTTATTTGAATCTTTCCGCCTCTATTTCAGAAATAATAAAAACCCGTTCAGATATTTAAGCTATGTCGTGGATCCAGCGTTATTGATGAAATTTGTCGTTCGTCGAATCGAACTCGTATCCGACACTGAGCGATATGACCACGACATGCGTCCGATCTGCAGAATCTTTGACATTGCTCGACTTGCAAACATTCGTCCATATGGGCAGATCTTTTCGAACAATGAAGCGGTTATAACCAATCCAAATCTGATCGTACAGTTCTTGGTATCTGGATCCTGTAAGCAAATGGATCCGATGTATCTGAAACAGTTCGTATTTCCGCCTGAGCCTGGTGCTCCACGTACCAGATTCTTAATGCGTTACATCACACAAGAAGAGTCAAAGAAGCGCATTCATTCGGACAATCGAAATGCATTTCGAAATGATCATATGGAGGTACATCTTGAGGCTTGTGAAACCATCGCAGATACCATTTTGGATAACTGCAGATATTGGTCGCAGTTTCAGTCTGCTCTGTTTCATATTACAGAGCTTTTCCCATCCAACAATGTCATTGCCGTAATCGACAATGGAAACGTTGCAAGAACGGTAAACAGAAACTCGACTGATCCAGCAGCTATCTTGTTTATGGATTATCTGGCGTTGCACCATAGAAAGAACTAAGAAAAGAACCCAGACCTTTATTGGTCTGGGTTTTCTTTTTTGCCGATATATTATTTTTTTGGTCTACTGAAGTTTCATTTCCGTAGATACTTTTAAAATAAAGGAGGTGTGTTATAATGGTCGAAAAACCATGCAGACAATTTTGTCTTTCCTTAGAAGGCACGGATTCTTATAGCCGTAAACGTATGTATTCCGTTTATAATACGTTGGATTATCCGATCGTAATTGGAAAACAATTTACGGATGAGTATAAGGATTACCGTGCTATCTATTGGGAACCGATTCAAAATTATTTAGTTGAAAACGAGGATGGATCAACGGAGGTACACCCAGACGTTGATGAAGATCCGGATCGAATGAGTTCATTGGTACAAACAGCAAGAGCATTACGCGCACTTGTAACGAAATTAATGCCAGTGATCTCCATTCATCAGTCGGAGTACAAATATGAGAAACGTCATATGGATCGTGTAAACATATTGGACGATGTCATTAAACGGATCGGAACGATCTATCCGAAGTATTCTGCAAAGGATCGATTCTTGGTACCAATGGATGTCTACGCAATCTATGCAAATCTGGTAGATCAAAACATCCGAGTGCACGAATCTTTAATTTGTACGCATACGTGTATTCCAAATTATGGACGACCACCATTTCAGGTAAGAGAACCTGAGAAAAAACACAATACATATCCACCAATCTCATTAAAGCGATTAAATGAGAATGGTATATTTATCTTTGGTCAGCATGAAAAATAAGGAGCGAGTGAAATGAAACAGTATATCCCTAATTATACGAAGGACTGCGTATTTGAAAAGCACTTAAATACGGCATTGATGACGAAGTCTGCAGACTTACCGTTAGTAGAGTTCGTCAAAGAATCTTGGAGATCCTTGGAGGTTATTCCAAATATTAAGATTATGAGTTTCGAATACACCGAAGAAGAATCCGATATCGAAATCAACAAGCACATCTTCAAGCGTGAGAAAAAGAAACGTAAGAACGAACGTTTCGATTATAAGTACGTAAACGATGACCGGTACGGTAAGCTGACCACCAAAATTCATGTCACGGTTCGTGAAAAGAATCCTGACACTGGAGAGATGTTCGAACACGTCTATCCAATCACAAAAGCGATGTTGATCCCACTTCAGGATGAAGACGGGTATCTCTACATCAAAGGCAAAAAATACTACTTGATCTATCAGATGGTCGAGAAGAGCACCTTAAAACGTGTGGGTGCCTGCATGGCGACATGCAGAAAAATCCTCATTTAATTGACGGGGACGTCCTTGGTATGATCCAGCTACCAACCGAGAAATCGGGGCAAAGGGTAATTCCGGAGATATGGTAAGTAAGGCTGGATATAGAGGCAATCCGCAGCTAAGACAAAATCTATCTAAAATTTATATACATACGAAAGGAATGATCCAATATGAACAAAAGAGACTTTGTCCGGAGACTTGGTATCGCATCCAATCCGGAGAAAATTAAGCAGTTATTTATCGACGACGAACCAACACAATACTTCATTAGTTCATATGGATACATCGCAGCATTAAATTACGCAGGTAAACAAGAAATCAAAATTCTGTCACAAGGAGTCAATGGATCTGGATATCTATATTCTACAATCTCGTACAAAGGTAATGTCTATGCATTACGCATCCATCGGATGGTTGCAGAAGCATTTATAGATAATCCGAAAAATCTACCGCAAGTGAATCACAAAGATGGAAACAAAGAGCACAATCAAGAATCGAATTTGGAATGGTTGAGCGCATCTGAGAATACCAAACATGCGTATGATATCGGACTTTGTACGATTCTGACTGGAGAAGATAATCCACATTGCAAGATCAGTAACGAGACCGTTATTCAAATTTGTACGTTGCTACAAGAAGGAAAACTTTCTATTCCAGAGATTGCAAAATCCACAGGTGCTCCAGAGTCAACGATTAAAAATATCGTTTACCATCGAGCACATAAAGGTGTTTCCGTAAAATATAGCTTTGGAGAATTCTTTAATCGCTACGGTAAGAAGAATCCGTACCGAAAATACACTGATGATCAAATTCATACAGTGTGCCAAGAACTTGAGCGTAATAAGCTTACCATGCGACAAATCGCAGAAAAGACAGATGTGCCATATGATATGGTAAAACAAATTCGTTCTGGCAAATGCCGCCAGAAAATTGCTTCACAGTATGACTTTAGCGGTTATACAAGATTAGTTTCATAGATAGATTTTGTAAAGTTCAACGACCAGGGAACGCGCCTATGAAGTAAATCATAGGCGTTAGTAGGCCCCTTGCGGGCGAAATGTAGGGTGACGCCGAAACGGTGAGCTCTCACGTATGTGAGATGAAGATATGGTCTACCCCATGCTGAGAAGTATGGTAGGGTTTGAAGTGACACGTCAAGCCAGTCAGTTGTTCTCAAGAGTTTAATGCCGATTTCCGTCAAACGAACTCCTGTGAATATTGAACCAGTTACCGATATTACAACTCCTGTAGAGATTCAGGAGGTATTAGAACCATTAACCGATGCCGATCCAGATGCAAGAGCCGATCGTACCGAACGTGTGATTGCAGACGTCGTCGGCAAGTCTTATCATGTACCAGTTTACTACATTTTTGTGTTCCGTAAAGAGATTCCAGTCATGCTTTTCTACATGTCCAAAGGAATCGACGTAACACTTGGTGAACTCCAGGTACAGGATTGCATTGAATGTATTGAATCTTATCCGGAAGAACCAGATCCGGATTATTTATACTTTAAGATTTCTGGTAAATGCTATTTAAAAGTCTTAAAGTTTGTATTTGAAAAGTACCCTTATATTCAGTCTGTTGTTGGTGGTATTATGACCGTTGCAACCAACCGTACTACTGTCTCTCAGTTAGAGGATGGAAAACAGTGGGTGAAACGTATTTCCAATCCACCAAACTATGATAAGGGAAAAGACACATTAAAATTCTTTAATCGTTTGCTTGACGATACCACCACAAGAATCTTGTATTTGTATCAGTATCACAAGAAAGATATCTATACACTCTTACGTTGGATTTGTCAGGAATACAATACGTTACGATTAAAAGACAATTTATCACTGGATAATAAACGACTGCGTTGTGCAGAGACATGCAGTAGTTTATTAACCGCAGAATTCTCTAAGAGAGTCTCTCGTGTGATGTCCCTTGGAGATAAAGCAACCATCGAGAACTTCAAAGAGATGTTTAAATGGCCAGGTGATCTCTTGATCACGAAGCTGTTTCAGTCAGGTTTATTAAGTTTCGATGATTCCGTAAATGATTTGAATTTCTTTAAGAAATTCAAGTTCACTGAACTTACGGTGAACCAAAACCTCTCTAATTGCGGGGAACTGATGAATATATTCATCCACACATCTGTGTGCTCGTTAGGTCTTAACTACTAAACTACATTCGTAGTGGCAAGGGGTAACTCCCAAGGTATAGTAAAAAGGTTAAGAATAGAGACAATCGACGCAACGAAGATATGAATTTATACTATGATGATTTAAAAAAATAACGAGGTAATATATGGGTAAAAAGTTTAAAAAACGTGAAAAACATAACTTAGCAAAACTATTGCAAATTTGTGAAAATATGATTAATTACAAATATGAACGACCTATTATTATCAATGGTATTATGACAGACTATACTGTCACACGTGATGGAAAAGTTATAAGCTATAAATACATGGGGACTAAGACTCCAGTAGAATTAAAACACGTGTATGGTGCCAATGGATATCATATGGTGAATTTGCTTGTCAATGGAAAAAGCATAACATGCAAAGTATATCGTTTAGTTGCAAATGCATTTATACCAAATCCAGACAATAAGCCACAAGTGAACCATAAAGATGGAAATAAAGATAATAACTGTGATTGGAATTTGGAATGGGTTACTTCCAAAGAAAACATCGATCACGCGATTAAGCATAATCTGATGACAGCTGGTGTTGGAAGTGGTGAAAATCATCCATGTTCTACTATAACAGAAAAAACGGCACGTTATATATGTGAGTTACTGGAACAAAACGAACTATCATATGATGAAATTTCCAAGCTTACAGGCGCATCATGTTCAGTTATTGGGAAAATAAAAAATGGATATAGATGGAAAAATGTATCGAAAGATTACAACGTATCTAATTACACACGCAAAAAATAAATAAATCATAGTATAAAAATCATATTGTGTTCAACGACTAGGGAAAGCTAGATATCTGCATTGATAGAAATATCAGAATAGAATTTATTCTAGGCAGGTTGAAAATAAGGTAAGTTGAAATACTTACACGAAGCGAGTAGGCTCCAAGCGGGCGAAATGTAGGAGAAATCCGAAACGGGAGGCAATGTGATATTTGGTAACAGAATATTACAATTGAAGATATAGTCTATTCAATATGGCGACATATTGTAGCAAAGACCAAAGGACGATGTAAGTTGTCCCAAAACAGGGCGACCTGTTGGAAAAACCTTCCTAATTGCGGGAACGACATGTTACGCGTTATCTACCAAACCAGAGCAGTGATGAACTGGCGGCAAAGGGTAACTCCGGAGATATGGTAATCAAGGATAACGATAGTGTCAATCGACGCAGCGAAGTATCTCACAACGATGAGATATGAGTTCAACGACTAGAAAAAGCTATACACCAGATAAACTGGTTGAAAATAAGGTAGGTTGAAATACCTACACGAAGCGAGTATCTTAGGACCCAAGTGGGCACCGAAATGGGAGGCTCTGTAGAAGTAGAAATACAGATGATGATATAGTCTAGTATCCGGCATCAATAGATGTTCGTGGAGACACCGGGAAGTTCATAAGAGAACTGCGTATAAGTGAGATTGCATCAACGCTATACGTGAATACACGCACAGTCATTAGGAAACAAGAACGGAAACAACGTAGGAGTACGTTATCGTTCTATCCATCCATCATTTATTGGAAACATCGATATCTTAGTGTGTTAATTTCGGCACCGAAACGGAGCGATCCGTTGGAAAAACTCTTCTAAAACGGGAACACCCTATAGACTGATCTATCTATAGCGACAATCCGTTACGAAGCATTACACGATGATGTAATGTGTGTTCAACGACTATGGAAAGCTAGACAACCATACTTGTAGAAATACATAAATGAATCATTCGATTCAGGTGGTTTGAAGATAAGGTAATCTGAAATGGTTACACGAAGCGAGTAGGTCCAACTGTGGACGAAAGGTAGGATGAAAGTCCGAAACGAAGAGCTCTCATATATTTGGTCACAGGATATATGAGATGGTGAGATAGTCTACCCCTTAGGTACGACTAAGGGCAAGTATAAAATACGCAAAATCTAAAATTAGATTTTCTGCGGACTGTAATTTATACTGTGGGAAATTCAGATCCTGGAAGAAATGGATTACTTTCTCCGTGGGGTAAGATCAAGGGCTTGTACTTTGATGACTCGATGGAAACAGGTAATTTCTTCTGGAATTTACAGCATGACTTGAACCAGTACTTCCATGATAAAGGCAAGATTTACATCATGATGGAGTTTGAGAAAGAAGAAGACTATTATAGTGCTTTATATGATCTTCAGCAGATGAACGAAGATGTTCATTGTTACGGTACTTCTAAGGAAGGACATCTTGGATTAGTTATGGAGTCCTTTGATTACTATAACGATGACGACAATGGAGAGACCGAAGAAGCGCGTAAGAAAGCACGTAAAGCAGCAAAAGAAGCTGCTAAAAAGAGACAAGCAGAAGCCTAAGAGCTTCTGTTTGTCTTATTTAAAGAAAGGAGCAAGTTAATATGGGAAATAATTTATTTACAACAATTGGCAACTATGAGATTTATACCGATGTACCAGATGACGATGCTGTATTTTTGAAAAATGGATCATTTAAAATCGCACTGAAATGTTTAGTGGATGGATTAAATAAATACACCGACAGAAATGCGAAGAGCATGGTTCATACCTTAGTGGAAAATACTATGCCTGATATTAAGAAGAATCGTTACGTGTATTTTGATATTAGCGGAGCTACCGTTGGTGAGAAAGATCCACATATGTATGTGCTCAAATTCTCGTGGGAACCATTTTGCCGCATCCATATTACTGACGTGAGAAATACTACGGTTTCTTCCATTGGATGCTATATCGGTTGTGTCCGTTGGGAAAGCGATGATTTTCATCATATGTTTGGAATGGAATTTAATGACGGTATTACATATGGAGCATGGAAAGATAGCACGTGTATTACTCATAAAGGTGGATATTTTTACGACTTAAACGAGTACTTATTTAATGGATTTATGGATAGATTCTATAGTTATAGGGACTCATTAGCATATCTTGGATATGATCAGAAAGAAGGCGCCGATACTGGTGCGCAAAAGGTCGCAAATATCTTTTCAAATGTGGCGGCGCTATTATCTGCATATCCAAAAGGAATTGATTATAATAACAGCAACAAATGTTCTATAGTAGATTGGTTCTATAATACTTTAGAATTCGTTTTTAACGAATTACACGAACAGAGTAGTTTAGATGGAGCATATTTTTACATGGCAATGTGTAAGTTTGTGAAAGAAATTGAGAATGCAGGAAAAATAGCAACTGCTACCATAAAAGAAGAATGATATAAATTCTTTCATAGGTAAAGAAAAGGGGCAAGGTTAATATGGAAAATAATTTATTTATGGAAATTGACAATTACTGGGTATATGTAACACAGGTATTATCTATGGCAGAAAAAGAAACCTTTAAGATTGCAGTAAAAGAGCTGGTGCAAGCAATTAATGCATATACCGAAAAGGTCGCAAATATCTTTTCAAATGTGGAAGCGTTATTATCTACATATCCAAAGGGAATTGACTATAATGACAGCAAAGAATGCTCAAAAGTTGATTGGTTCTATAATACGTTAGAATTTGTCTTTAAAGAATTGGACAAAAAGAATAGTTTAGATGCCGCATATTTTTACATAGCAATGCGTGATTACGTGAAAGAAACTGAGAAGACCAGATTTAAAGATTCTATTGAGATAACCGAAGGATGATATATTTCTTTCATGGGTAAATAAATACAAATAAGGAGAATACATACTATGGAAAATAATTTATTTATGGAAATTGACAATTATGAGGTATACTTATCGCAGGTAGCATCCAGGGCAGAAAAAGAAACCTTTAAGATTGCCGTAAAAGAGTTGGTGCAAGCGATTAATGCATACACCAAAGAGAATGCAAAGATCGTTACCAATGAATTAATCAACGCGGGTATCCCATCCGTTACTGCAAATAAATATGTATACTTTAATTTAGCGGCATCAGATGCTTCAGAGAACTTCCCATCTATTTATGCGATCTTATTTAAATGGCATCCGTTCCATCACATTGAAATTGTAAACGCTGATATTATCCCTGTTGATATGATTGGTAGATGTACCGACTACGTACGTTGGAGCGATGGAATATTCCGTACCACATTTTATGCAGGATATCGAGATGGTATTACAAGCGAGAACTGGGACACCAGATCATCATGTACAAAAGGATATTTCAATAATTTAGATGAGTATTTGTTTCATATGTTTAATGACAAATACGATAAGTATTACACCTCAAGATCCTATCTGGGACTGCCATGTGGAAAAGATCGCAAAGAGATTGCAAAAGGAGCTGCAATCAAAAGCATCACAAATTCCTTTACATCTGCAACTACATTATTATCGGAATACCCGAGAGGCATTGACTATAAGAATCATAAAGGTACATCTGAGTGTTCAAAAGTCGATTGGTATTATGACGCACTGGATAATATCTTTACTACATTGGAAAAGGAAAATAAGTTGGATGCTGCATACTTTTATGTGGCAATGCGTGACTACGTGAAAGAAATTGATAAGAGAAACTTTGTATCTACTGCCACCATAACAGACACCGTGAAAGAAGAATGATATATTTCTTTCATAGGTAAAGAAGGGGGGCAAGTTGATATGGAAAATGACAATTACTCGGGACTTCCATGTGAAAAAGACCATGAAGAGAATATGGATGGACGTGTATATTTTTACTTAGAAATGTGCGACTACATACGAGAACTCGTGCAGGAAAAGTTTAAAGAAACTATTGACATGAAAGAAGAATGATATATTATTTTCATGGGTAAAGAAATATAAAGTTGGAGGTGATACCCATGTACAAAGCGACTGTGGAGTTATGTCGCGTTCATGCCTCATTGTCGCTTAAATTAGGAGTGATACTTGAGGAAGACGAGATACAAAAGATTCGTAACCGGGCGATGAACTGGGGTAACGATGAGGTGATTCATAAGTTTGCATATCGAAACAACTCTTATATTCGAATCAATCCAAGGCCCTTTCTTACGATCGATATTACAGACAAACGATCTAAAAAGACAGATGGTTATGATCCAAATTATCAATTGTCCTTTGGGCAGAAAGGCGTATTTATATTAAAATTACGATTACGAAAATTACTAGCGGCTTACCAAAGTGAGAAAGACCTGTTTTACAAATACAAGTCTGGTGAATTAATGGTAGACCGAGAATTAGCAAATCTTCATCGAGAGATTGCGATGGTCACAAACACAAAATCCATCATCTTAGAGCCATGCGTCGTGCAAGATGAGAATGAAAAAGATCTCTTCTACGAAGGATGTATCATGGCATTCAATAAGATGGATTACTTTACATATCTAACATACGAAGAGATGTTATATCTGTTAGATACTTTGAATACCCTGGATATGACGGCATTGGCACTTCAACTAATTGATAGTGAGATTCTTTATAGTGCATTACGAGACACTGGAAAGATAGAAGAATTGAAAATTGGAGAACCAATCAAAGAAGATCCAGGACTGGACAATAGTCCAAAATTTGCGATCCCAAAGAAAGCAAATAATATACCAGAGATATAAGGAGAATATACATGTCAGATTATATAACCAGAACCGATGATGACGATGAGGAAGTCAGAGGCTCCTCATCGGTGAATCGAAATAACAGTTTTCCAGATGATATCTTGAATATCACAAAGTTTCCGACATTTATGATGCACGCAGTGGCGGAGCATTTCTATACAACTTTAAAGTTTAAGATCTTTTCTACGGTTAGTAGACACAACCGTCCAACCGGTCAGGATTATATGGAATATATGGTGGCTAAGATGATTCAGCCATATTATCCAGAAGCAGTATCTGAATTTAAAAATGCGAGTACATTTGGACGAAGAATCAATCTTAGTATTAGTGGAACCACATTCTTTGTTCCACTTAAGAAATACATTAAAGGTTTATATGTATTTATTAGCTTATCTTCTGAGATTACCGATCGTAGCTGGAGAAACGTTACCTATACCATGACGTTTGTTGGACGTGGACATGAAAAGTTTGCGGAACGCTTTAACGATACTTATTGGGCATACTATCGTGGAGACAAGAATCCATCCACCAAAGATGTTACCGTTACTCGTATTATGAATACGGGTGATGATAATTGTGAATACATCCCAGCACGTGAGTTATCCACAGTCATTATGGACGAGGAGACAAAGATTTCCGTTCTTAATACATTGAAACGGTTTTCTTCTGATCGTACTCGCAAGTTCTATCGTGACATTGGAGAACCATGGCATTACAACTTGTTGTTGTATGGAGAGCCTGGTACTGGCAAGACATCCTTTGTTACTGCGTTAGCATCTGTATTAGAGGTACCACTGTTGAAAGTGGATGCATCTTATTTATCCAACTACGGATCTACAAATAGTAAGTTGTCATCCCTTTTGAATATATCAAATGGGTATGGAAATTGTATCATCTTAATTGATGAAGTTGATTTATATACCTATAATAGACAAACGACGATGATATCCGACGAACGTGACCAGAAACAGGCATTGTTATCTTCGTTATTGGATTTCTTAGACAATGTTACTTGTGGACATATTGTGGTACTTTGTACCAACCATATTGGCCGCTTAGATCCAGCACTTATCCGTAATGGACGTATCAACCAAAAAATCAAGTTTGATTTGTGGAATTATGCACAGTTTTCTCAGAAGTTAAAACAGAACCACATTACGGAAGAAGAATTCCTTGCAACGGCTGGTGACAACCAGTATTCAACAGTCGTTGATGATGTAGAAAAATTCTATCCATCCACGGTTTCAGATATCTGCAAAACTATTTCCATAGAGAGATTCTGGAATCAGGATAAGAATTGATTAATATATTATTTATATGAGGAGGTACAAGCAATGAATAACGAAACCAAAGAATTAATCGAACCAGTCTTAACAGAGACACCGGATGGTGAAGACTGCTCACCACAGGAGGTACATAGTGGTGACAAACTTGGGGATTGTTATCTGAAGTTAGGCTCCTTAAAGACCGTTCAGGTAGATGCTTGCGCGGACTTTAGCGATCCTGCTTTAGTTGCAGAGATTCATCCAATCCCTGGAAAAGGCTATGTAGATATAAATACTAATCAGGTTTGGATCTACAACGAGGAACAGCCAGAAGGAAAGAACTCTTTTTATCCGATCTTCTGGTTTGAAAACAACGGTCTTCGTTTCACAACCATTACAGATGAAATGAAGAGCAAAGCAAACGTAGTCAATATGGTTTGCTTAAATCTGCAGTATGTCTTACCGACGATCAGCAATGATTCCATTGTGCAGAACCAGAGAGTCAAAGACTTATTAAGCTCTGGATCTAGTATGGTTCTTCCGATTGTCAAACAGGCAGACGACGGATTAAAGAAAATGGTCAAATGTGAGTTACGAGAGATTCGAATGAGTCTTTCCAACTTACCAGTTATTGACAAACAGCATCAGACAGCCAACATGAGTTCCGCGTTAAAGAACGGTACAAAAATGTCTGTTCCATATTTCCATTTATGGCGAGAGCTCTTAAAACGAGAAGCGTTTGTCATTACTGGAAATCTTGATCCGAATGACGACGGATATCATGCATTAGTCTATAACGATAGTCGTGATATGGTCGGTCACATTTCAGATCAGCAGTACAAGGAGCTGTTAGAAATCATCAATAGTGCCGTTGATGATGAACATGTAAAAATCTTAGCATCCTTAACACCAGAAGAAGATGAGGCACGAGACAGTACAGAGGTCATTAACTTCGGAAGTGATGACGACGAAGAATCGCAGGACCTCGAAGAATAACGGAGGATACACATCATGGGAATATTCAAGAAAGCGGAGATCTCAAAGCCGCAGACATCAGTTATGAAAAGACAGTTAGAAGACGATGAGTATCGTCAGATAATCGAACGGATTGCTAAATTCATCGATGTAACAAAATGGGAATCTCAGCTTGCCGGATTCCAGATTGGATTTGTTTCTAAGAATCGTAGATTTGTAAAAATGGCAGAACGCAACGCAGGACAGGATCTGGAAATTAAACGCAATACCAGACAGCTTAGTCGTAACGAACGTGAAATGGAATGTGTTTATACGATGTTGTTAAATAAGAACAAACAGCTTTATCGTATGCAGGTCGATGTGATTGTGAAAGTATTCAGTGACAGAAGTCGTGTTACAAGTTTATACGACAATCAAATTCAGGATATCTGTAATCTGGTTACTCTTGGATATTTAAAGAAAAATTACCCAGACATTCATACGTTATTTACAAAATCCTTGGATGTTCCAACTGCCAAGTGTATTGAAGATCGTTTACGAGAACAGATTCAGTTTGAGATGGAAATGTCCGAGGAGTTTTGTTTGCATGGATGTATGTTGGTACACAAAGACACTTCATGGTCTGTACCAATTACAGATACCAATAAGATGTTAGGCGACACGTTTCAGTTTCGCAAAAAAGTCATGATGAGCTAAGCTCTTCATATAAATTACTATTTAAGGAGGATTACATTATGAACACAATTGAAGCAACCACAAAATTAGAGGATTTAGCATCCCAGAAAAACAAGATTCTTTCACAGGCAGCAAAGACCATTGCAGATTATGCCTTAAGCTCTGGATCCGGAGATGGAACTACCAATCAGGTGTTAAACATGTGCAAAGGATTTTCAACAGAAGATACTGTAAAGATTCTGGCAATGGCCATGGAATATGTTGCAAAACGTACCACTGGTGGTTCCGACAAGCCATCTAAGAAATCTTCTAAGGGTTCCTTTACAGGAGCTGGTTCAAGTTCCGGACGTTCCTTCCTTGGAGGAGACTCTTACGGAAGTTGGACAAGATAATCAATACTTCGAAGTACAGGTGTGTAAACAAAACACACCTGTATTTTTTAAGGTTAGAAAGGATTAAACAACGATGAGAGAACACCAAATAACCATCTATCAAACTCACATCGAAGTTAGTAACTACAGACTTGGAGATCTTCCGGATGTAGAACTGGAGATGTCCAGAAAAAACAAACCACTTCATTGTCTGGAACCCATTGGGTATTATGTAGATGAATCTACAGATACACTTCGGTTACCGAAAGGATATAATATCCAGGTACTTGAACGTGTCACTCGAAGTACAGCCAGAGCCATCTCTTGCGAACATCCAGTCACAAAGATGAGTGACGTAAAAATGATCATGAATCCCAAAGATGAGAATCAGCAAAACGGAATTGATTTCTTAACAGAATCTGGAGTCTATGAATTGCCACAACATCATCCGCAATTGGGATTAAATATGCCTACCGGTCATGGAAAGACATATTGTGCAATTCATGCAGCGGTAAAAAAGAAATATCGTCCAATCGTTATCTGTCATACGGAAAAGATTCGAAAACAGTGGATCGAATCCATTGAGGAATTTACCTCTGCAGATCGAGATCAGATTTGTTCCATCGAGGGATCTTCTATGATACGAGCGTTTATGGATGATGAAATTGATCCGTTACAGTATGACTTTTTCATCATTATGCATCAGACGATTACATCATTTACCTCAGATGATAACTGGTGGCAATTACAACCATTTTTAGACAAGCTACAGATTGGTGTTAAGATCTTAGACGAAACGCATCTGTATCTACGAAACATGTTGATGATCGACTTCTATACAGACATTCAAAGAACGTGGTATCTGACTGCCACATTTGGACGTTCTGATGTGCAACAAGACATTATTTATCACAAAGCATATAGTACGGTCTTCCGGTTTGGTGAATGTATCGCCAGAAGTCGGCATACAATTTCCTGTATCGTTTTGATTGATAGCAAACCGGATAATGCAGCTAAACGAACGGTTTGTCACTCCAATGCATTTGGATACTCCGCTCCTAACTATATGACTTATGAATATCTGGAAGGACACGAGGATATGATGAAAGCCATCAAGAAGTGTTTGGATCATTCCAAGAATTTGGATGGCATTCGTATGATCCTCTCTGGATTGCAGGCATCTACGGAAACCGTCCAAGAAGAGATCCAAAAAGAATATCCATCTTGGGATGTGATCGTCAACCATAGTAAGAGTCCTGCTACGACTGAGGAGATGGAAGAAGTCAATTGCATCTCTTGTACGAGACAGCTGATGGGAACTGGAGCGGACATCAAAGGATTACGAGTTGTCATCTTGACAGAACCTATGGCGAGTCGTCTCAATATGATTCAGACGATTGGACGTTTACGCCCTTATGTAGATGCTGACGGAAAGCAACGAGATACTGTCTTTTACTATATCGTAGATATGGGATTTCAGAAATGTGTGGAGATGTATGAACGTATTTTACCAGTTATCAGACGTTCTTCTAAGTCTGTGAATGTTTTCGATTTACGATAGAATTGTATTTCTCATACCAACAATTAGGTAGGGAAGTATAAATGATTAAATAAGTAAGACTAGCCTTCATCTCGAGGCTAGTCTTATTTTTTCTTATCTATCGTATAACATATAGGCAAGGGACGAACTTGATTGTATAGCCTTTGTTTGGTGAGCAAGTTTTGTTTTATTCGACACACATAAGTAAATGATATTTTATCCATTTCGTACTGATATCAGATGGATATCAACTATTTTCCTCGTCCCATGATATATCCAATAGCTGAACGTAGAATCAATTTTCTCGTTCAGCTATATATTATTTATTTAGTAAAAATCTTGATTAAAAAGGGGGTCAAAAAATGGATATTTTTGATTCAAGTACACTGCAACCTGAAATGCAGCACAAATTGGAGTTGTTATCAACAACAAAAGAAGACATCGTAAAAGCTGGTATTGCAAAACTGAAATGGTACGCAAACGGAAAGTTAAAAGACATCTATGTACAGATGTACAACGATGCAATGAAAATCATCGACGACTTTTCTTTTTTTAGAGCGTTTACTACGGACTTAGATTCCGAGACAGACGAAGTCATTCTTCGCGCTCTTCGTCAGATTATTTATCTGGCTAACAAAAAGAAACACGACTATCCTGGAAATGAATGGAAGTTCATGGTTATGGTCTATACCATCCTTAGATATGATGATCTGATGGTTTCTCATAAGGATGATGAGATTTATAAAGATCTTCCAGAGTTTCGTAGACAATACGGACTTCGTAGAACTTCAGCAGATATTGCTATGATGTACTTCGATCGAACAGATAAGTTATTACATAATCATCAGACAATCTGGTTTCGATATATCGATGATAACTGGATGTATACAGTAGCTGTTCCGGCAAAAGGACAAGGACGTTTGTTCTATGAAGCTATTGACGATGATACAGTAGAGTAAGAGGTGAAATACCAAAAAAATACGGGGAGGATAAGCCTCCCCATATCTTTTTTGTTTTAGATGCTCATTGATGCGATTGACCGACTATATGTAGGTCTAACATCTTCACACCTTGATTCACGACGTGCCAGCTTTTCTGAAATTGTGCTAACTTCATACTGAAGCTGTTCGTCGGAGCATCTAGGCATACATATTGTACGTCTTAATGCATGATTAAATGTTGAATCAAACATGGTTATTTCACCTCCTTTTATTTGAATTCACATAAATATTATATAAATAAAAATCAGTGACTATACACTTAAGTAAGTGATAATTATCATGATAAACCTACACGGTTTATCTCTGGGATGTTTAGTACTCGCCTCGTCGGGATCTTACCGATAAACAAGAAGACTCTCCTGACAGCGCTTGAGGAACGGGTCCCTCCTATGTAAAAAGTATCACCTCTTTTCTTGAAGAAGGACTGGCATAAGAGGCCAGTCCTTCTTCTTAAGTGTCGCCACAATTAGATAACCTATGTGAAAGGAGGTTTACAATATGGCAGCAATTACACCTTCCAATGTATTGGCAGTTGCCTTAAATTGGGATAACTACTTTGAAAAAGCATCCATGGGTTCCGATGCACAATTACAGAATAAGACATGGAATCCAGGTTATGCAAACATCACTTGGTTCTGGGTACAACTTCAACGTCTTGGTTACGGAAACTTACAAGAAGAACCTTGGTGTGATGGATTTGTGGACTTTTGTTTCATCGTTTGTGCTGGAGCAAACTCAGCAGGATATGCTCGTGCAAAGAAAGCATTAGGTGGATTCTCTGCATATACCCCAGACAGTGCGCAGATGTTTAAGAATTTAGGATCTGGTCACTGGATTCCTGCAAATGGAACTCCAAAACCAGGAGATCAAATCTTCTTTAAAGACTCCAGTGGAACGATTTGTCATACTGGATTGGTACTTCGTGTAACCGCAGATACGGTTTATACGATTGAAGGAAATACTTCTTCTGCATCAGGCGTGGTTGCCAATGGTGGATGTACCAGACAGAAATCCTATGATCGTACATATAGCAGAATCGCTGGATATGGTCGTGCTTTATGGGAATCTGACGAAGAAGCTCCATTAACTGGAACAACAGTACCAGAGCAGGTATATAACTGGGGCATTGATCATGGATATTCTCCAGAAGCGATTTGTGGTATTATGGGTAACATGCAACAGGAATCTGACATGGATCCAGAATGCTTACAAGAGCCAACTCCTTATGCAGCTGGTATCTGTCAGTGGGAACGTTACAATACCAATACTGGTAGATTTAAGATGCTTAGCAGATACGCAAAATCCAGAGGTAAGACTTGGAAAGATCTCCTTTGTCAGTTAAACTGGTTAGACAAAGAACTATCTGGTGGAGATGTGGAATACGGTGGGGATGGATACACTGCATCTTTAATTAAGAAATATGCAGGCAGCTTTGCGAACTTTAAAGCTTGCACAGATGTCCATAATGCAGTAAAGATTTTCCATGATGCTTTTGAACGATCCAGTATTCCAAACTGGCCAGTTCGTTATTCTGCAGCGGAAAACTTCTATAAGAAATATGCCACTGGAACCAGTAACTCATCGGGTTCTTCTGGTGAAATTCTTCGTTTAGGAAGCTCTGGAGATGCCGTTAAGAAGATGCAGCAAGCATTGTTAACTCGTGGATATGACCTTGGTTCTTTTGGAGCAGACGGAGATTTCGGAGAGGCTACCTACGAAGCTTTAAAAGAGTTTCAGGCTTATCATAACTTGGAAGTAGATGGTGAATATGGACCAGCGTCTCGTGCTATCTTAGAGAAACCATTCAACCGAGATTACTTGCAGTCTGGTGACAGTGGAGAAGCTGTCCGTACTATGCAACTTCTGTTATTGAAAGCTGGATACTCCGTTGGATCTGCTGGAGCAGACGGGGATTTTGGTTCTGGTAGCGAAACGGCATTAAAGAAATTCCAGACAGATGCGGGATTGAATGCAACTGGAAAGTATGATTCTACAACCAAGCAGAAATTAAATGATAAGGTTACACAGATCGAATCTGGTTCTACCAACAGTAAAACAGAGGATAAAACTACTACGGAAGATACAAAACCGTCCCAAGATACCTCCACGTCTACTACTGGTGACGTAGTCTATAAATATGGTATGACAAACAACGTTATCAAAGCATATCAGAAGATGCTGAAAGAGAAATGGAAATATGATATCGTTGTATCTGGAACGTTTGGTGAAGCAACTCTGGAAACTCTGGTACATTTCCAGACCTATCATGGATTGACTGCGAATGGACAGCTTAACAAAGCAACTATGCGTAAGATCAAGAACGAAGAATACCATGAAGTACCAGATAACTACATCAGTAAATACCAGTATCTGATGAACGTCAATTGCAATGCGAAATTAGATATTACTGGTAAGTGGAATGAAGAAACAGGAAAATCTGTCTCTACGATGAAGAAAGGGGACAGTGGATCTTTAGTAAGGCTTTTACAGGAGATCCTGGTAAAGAAGATCAAACGAGAACTGACGATCTCTGGATCTTATGATGCCAAAACGGAAAAGGCAATCAAGTTTGTCCAAGAGTATTACGGCTTAGAGGAAAACGGAACCGTAACACGTCCAGTATGGAATGTCTTATTATGTTGCGATTATCCTGTTAAAGCCTAATAATTTGGGAGTATACCGATAATGGTATACTCCCACTTTTATAGCTATATATTATCTACGTGTAACCACAATAAAATATAAATCAAAGGAGGAATTATTATGCGTTACAATTGTAAGAAAATCTTAAACAACATAAAGTCTGTAGTACCACATCCAGATCTTGAAAAGATCGTGAAAAAGGATCTGACAATTGCCAAGCAGAAGGTCAATAACAAACATTATGCAATTATGACAGGGATTGCAACTGGTATCATCAATGAGGAGACCGGATTCAAACAGATGATGAAGGTGTATGAGGAAGTTGACGATATGCTTTCTATGTGGATTGACCAGGTTAACAACATGATAGAATTTCTGGAAGATGTTAAAGAATATCATGGCTTTATTGAGTACATGAAGTTAGATGCTGATCAGCAAAAGATGTTTGATCTCATCCACAAAGAGATTCTCAAATACCAGAGATTGAATTCGGAAATCATGGGTCTGTCTGTGTACATTGATACTTTAATGGGTGAATACGGTTTACTTGAAGAATTCCTCGAGGGTATCGGTGAAGATCCGGATGAAGATGAAACCGATGAAGATCTGGATGTAGATGAGGACGATGAAAATCTGGATATTCTTCATGAATCTGATACCATGTGCCCTGATAGTACTAACAGTGCGACGGATATTCTGAAAGAAGCTGAGTCAGATTATCTGGAAGAAGAGGGAATCGATCAGGACATGTATCGTGAGTTTAAAGAAAAACTTACGAATGCCAAAGAGATATTCACATATACACCGACAGATCCGGACAGTATTGTTGTATCTATTACTTACTTAGATGGCAAGTATCAGAGAGGTTTCGCTATTAGATGTAACAGAGATGATACATTTGAGCTTGGTGATAACGCCATTAGACCATCATGGATCATCCCACGCTTCAAACTGAACATTCATCAGTTTGAGACTATGATAAACGACATCGACGGTGAAGACAACCCATTTGTAAACTGGTACTGTGGAGACGACAAGAATGGTTTTCCAGAGATCTATAAAATATGGCATCCAGACGATGCAGAATAATTGTCAATAAATTACGGGCACTCAAATAAGAGTGCCCAATAATAATGGAGGAAAAGACCTATGAAATTATCTAAGAAAGCAAAGAAACATGTAGAAACTGCTAATAAGGCATTTGAAGGTGCAAAAGCTAGCATGAAGATTTATGAGAAAAGATTCTCAAAGGTTCTTGGAAAGTGCGAGACTAACGCCTCAGATGATCGTATGCCGTATATTCAGGATGTAAGACGTATTACTAAATACGTCAATGAGGGAAACACATTAATCAGTAGTCTGCGGATGTACTTTAAGGATGTTAAAACTACATCTAAAAGATTTAAGTACATGAGTTTCAACGAGAGTTGCCAGCTCGGATTAAAACAGGATGACATTAAAAATATTCGTCAGCGATTAAACAAAATTGCTGATGCATATCCGAAGATAATCGCAGAGGTACACAAAATCCAGTTCGACATGATTCGCGAGACTCTTACACGAATCAATGATAATATCATGGTTAGTTTAGATTCGGATTTCTATGAATGCAAAATTCGTATGTTCCGAACACCACTCGTAGACACCGATTGGTACTTAAATGGAAGCTTCATCTGTTCAACAGAGGAACGCCCATATTACAAGAGTCTCTCTGCAGACCCTGTGAAAGAACCTGTAACGAAACCAATACCTGCACCAGATCGTGATATTAGCAAGAAATTGGATACATTGGCAATGGAAAACTGTCGCAGAAAGGAACCAAAAAGCTTTGTAGATGCATTGGTTGATTGCGGCGTGATTCCATCAGATGTGCCTGGTGAAATTACCGGTGCACCTAAGACGGAAGAGATTAAAGCGGATACGGAAGCGTTAAAACAGGCAGCTGTTGAAAAGTCATTCAACATCAGTGACGATAAGAAGGAATAATTCTGAAAACAAAGAGGCAACGGACAGCAAAACTCTGTTGTCTCTTTTTTGATAGGAGGAAAACCTTATGAGTTTTACAAAAGAGATGCGAGACACGTTTTCAAGACACACTCTTCAAATGGAAAATGCACTTGCAAACGTCTATTACTTATTGAATGCGTCTCACCATAACGTGGAAAAGATTTACGCAAGTGCAGTCCAAAATAAGATCGTAGGAAATTATGGGAAAACATTACTTGATGCGTTCAACGATGCACTACGAGATATTCCTATAATTCGGAGATATGCGAAACAAAAGATGAAAGGCTTAGAGGCTGCACCAGAGTATAACACCATGCAGAAACGCATTGATGATTACGTGCTCTATGTAGAAGGTTTGCGTATGTCTATCTATCTGATTCCAGAAGATGAGTACATTTATCGTGGTGCTTACTATGCAACATTCACCGAACACCCAAAATTAACGGGTATTGAAGAATGGACATCTAAGATGAGCCAATTATTAACCGAATGGAACTTTTGGCAAGCAACCCTTGCAGGTACACATGGATATCCTTCCAGGGCATTATACGGTCGTGATGTATCTTATAACGTATTGGGTGAGTATGCATATAGAGCAATGCAGTTATATGATGAATTGGAATATTCTGAAGAAACTGCAAGTGCCTTAGAATGGGCGGCTACCATGATTACAAAATTAAGACATAACAACATCGAACTTGTATTGAGTTCGTTTTATGAGAAAAACTATTTTAAGAATAAGGACGGTAATAAAAATGAGAATAATCGAAGCATTGAAGAAAACCCAGACAAAAATGACCCTCAGATCCATTCTGACAACATGGAGTGAGAACGTCGACGATTATATGGATGATTTCCTCAGAGAAATCAAAGAGTCTTATCGAACCTATATTCTGGTTGCCACAGCGAATAAAGATAAACCAGATGCTACACCATTTAGCAACGCGAAATATCAGGAAGACCTGTTATCTATTAGAACATCAATCCTTAGTAATCTGGATATGGCAAAAGTACAGGTAGACGCTCATCACAAATTAATCGATGACATGTATGCACTTGGGAAGATTGATGAAGACTTCTACGATGAAATGATTGATGAATGTATCCAGCTTACCTATGAAATTGAATTTGATATTGTGCAGGTTGGTGTCTACTATGCAAGATACAAAGGAGCATCTGGTATTGATTTAAGTATCAATTTCAAGACCAATGATATTCACATATCTAGCTTATAACTACAGGAGGATATACAAAATGAGTACATATGAGAATACTAAATCTTTGATCCGTCGTATTTGTCAGGAGTTCTATGATAAGCTTCCATCAAATATGGATGTTTTAAAGACCTTACCGGTCTATGCGGAAAAGGTTATCAAAAACTATATTCCAGGAGACACCCACACCAAACAAGAGATCAACAACCAGTACAATATTTGGAAAGGGTTTGTATCCGTTTATAAAGATACTTGCACTATGTATAAAGTAGGTGATGAAATTCTGGAACGAGGGTGTCGATTAGATACCCTTGTATCCGAATACCTTCAGAAAGCAATCAATGAAGCGCACCCAAATAGAGACAACAGAGAAAAATATCTGCCGTGGTTGTTTGATTGGCTGAGTGAACTTGATTATCATAACTTAACAATTCGTGGTCTTACCGTGGAGACAGTCAATCGCATGTTCCGAGTACAGAAGGCCGTAAACGATGTTGTGAATGATATTCTTGCAACCTGTCATGAGTATGATTTAAATACAGCAAATATGATCAATGTCTTTCGGGATGAAGATATCTTGATTGATGCGATGCAATCTTACGAAAAATTCATTTGCTATCTGGAACGCGAACAACCGGAAGAATATCAGAACTTTATGGATACCGTGGAAGGAACTGCTTTTGAAAGCAAGGCCTTGTGGGATCATATCAAAGAATTCATCAAGCAGGCGAAAGGCACTGTGCGTGTGAATTGATATACTATTTAACTGAAACCAAACAAAGGAGGAATAAACAATGGAAAACGTAAATATGGATCAGTTGAAAAAAGAAATGGAGAATGCTCCATCTATGGATGAGGCAATAAACTCTATATTCGGAAACGACGATGAGGATCTGCAGAAAGAGATGCTTGCCTTATCAAAACAGGTACAATTGCTGAAAAATGGCCTGACTACACCAGCACATACTGCAAGTATCTACGAATACACATATGCGTCATTATCCACGGAATTAACAAACGTAATGGACGACTGGACGAGTGAGTTGTCACATGATATTATCCGGAAAAATCGTGAATGTGATTTCGAGAAATATCTGGATATTGTCGATAATGCCGTTAAAAATTTGGCAGAAATACTTGGAGATTTCATTAGTCGATATAACGAAATGGGTAATGATATCCCGAATGTCGCTACAAAATTAAAAAGCGCCCCTCAAAAACTGAAAAAAGTAATCGATGCATATGCCAGACTCCATGATGATTTAAATAATGCAAGAGAACTCGCACATCAGATCGTCGGAATGCTCGGCACAGATCCAGATGATTTCGATCAAATGGTTATGAAACGTGTACTGGAAAATGCATCTGGCCCAGCTGAGAGTGCAGGTGATGACGATGCACAATCAGCAGAATAAACTTCAACAATAAACTTCAACATGGAGGACAATAAAAATGGGAATTATCAATTTTAATGATGCAAGTAAATCTTTAAATTATGAGGGAGCTGGCGAAGATAACATTAGAAGAGATATCTTTCAGGAAGCTATGAAAGTCTTTCATAGCCATGTCACTTCCTCACCAGAATATTTCAATAGTCTATCGAAACACCTAAATACCATCTTCAAGATGGACCTCAGTCCAAAATATCTTGTAAAAGAATTTATCGCGAAATGCGATGTGATTTCCGCTGAACTGTATTTAACTTTAAACTCATGGGTATGTGATATTGCTAAAAAAGTATCGTTTAATGATGACAAAGAGTTCAACCAGGATGAACTTCTGTATTCATTGGAGAACGAACCTGAAAACATCGCAAATCTACTCGTTGAGTCATTCATGAAATATAATGACATCTTGATGGAAGCTCCACAGTTAGCCGAAAAGTTAAAAGCAGTGCCACTTGCAGTGAAAGATATTGCGGATGCCAATGCCAAACTATACAATGACTTCCATGATGCCAGAAAATGTGTATATAACGTATGTGAAGCAATTGGCGTTGGATCTGATGAGTTTGAGGCGGCTCTTACCAAGAAGATCATAAGTAAAGCTACAAATCCGAAAAGTGCAGGTGACAATGATGCACAACCAACAGAGTAAGATACAATTACGGGACGTCATCAAAGACTACTGTGAATCCGAATCCACATACTACCGTGAAGTGGATGAACAAAGAAGTTTGATTCGGTGTCCTTTCTGTGGAGATAGTACGAATCTTCATCATGCCCATTGTTACGTTGTCTTTAATACAGACAACGATTACAATCCTGGTTTTATCTGCCATAAGTGTGGAGAACATGGAGCGGTCAACGGAGATTTCCTGACCGCTCTTGGTCTCTCCGATGCCAATACGAAAGCACTCTTGGAAGGAATCAATAAGACATCCAGAAAACGTGCTAAAAATGGGTATGGGGATGAGACCGAATTAAACGTATTTAGTTATCAACGACCACCAATCGTTCGTGGACGAAAAACCAAATACGTAGAAGATCGTTTAGGGCGATCCTTTACCGATCAGGAATTTGTTACTTGTAAGACAATTACATCATTACATCAATTTCTGATCCTAAACGACATCAAGCCATCGGAATACAAATATCCGTTATGGCAAATGAATATCTTGGAACGAGATTATATTGGATTTCTTACCTATGGAAATTCTCACATTCTGTTTCGAGATATTACCGGAACCCATGAATTGTCTTGGGTAAAATATCCAATCTCCTCAGAGTCTTCTAAGAATCGTGTCATCTATACATTAGAAGCGGCATTGGATCCTTATGAGACCGCTCCAATTACGATTAACATCGGAGAAGGAGTCATGGATATTATTTCCGTTGCATACAACTTAGGGTACAATAAGGAGAATACCTTAAATGTTTGCATTACAGGAAACCATTATGAGCAGTTTTTGATCTTCTTAATTGATCTTGGTTTTATCGGCTCCAATATTCACATCAATATCTTTCCAGATAACGATGCAACGTTTAATCAAAAAGCCAAAAAGAAAACCGATCTTTATTATTTCCAGAAACTGTTTCGAAAAGCGAAATATCTCTTTGGAGACATCTATGTCTATTACAATATCATTGGAAAAGACTGTGGTGTTCCAAGAGATCAAATCAAATTAAAGAAATACAAATTATAGAAAGAGCATTAGACTCTTTCTATTTTTTTGTTGACAGTACCGTAATCGGTGCAAAAGCACCAAATAACATCATGAAAGGAAATAACACAATGAGTGAAACAAATCAGATCGATACACTGTATCCAATGCAGTACACTGTAACAAGACATGAGGTTCCGATTTATGATAAGGATTTAAGTCAGATTGGAATGGCACCAATCGGAACAAAATTAATTAGTATTGCTCATCGGACTTCCGTGGATGGAGAAAATCTTCAGATCTTACTTGGTTCTACAGAGAAACATATTTTCGTATTTAAAGATGCAGATTTTGTAAATGGAGATGCTTCTGAAGTTGTCGCAAATGACATTGAAACCAACGTAGAACTGACAGATGTAACCTATGGAGAGTTTCATGCCAATGCTCGTGCAAAAGATGTATGTACTACTTTGTATGGTCCGGGGAATGAATACTTTGAGTTATTCCGCCTTCAGAAAGGGCAGCGTATTGTAATTGACGGACGTCTGGCAATGACATCTCCGATTCGTTCTTGGGTTGCGGTTTATCAGAAATCCAAAAAATCCGATGATTTAAAATATCTTGGATTTGTAAATGAAGAGATGTTAGACGTAGAAGTTGCTGCAGAAGAAAAACCAGAACCGATCCCTGAACCGGTTGTTGAACCAACCATGGAAGAAAAAGTGGATCAGGTGGTACAGATGCCAGAGGGTCCAAAAAAAGAAGAACTCAAAGCAGAGATTCGTGGCGACCTGTTATCTCAACCAATTACCGTTATGGGATTTAAAGTTGACACAGATGTAAAACGCAACAACGTTTACAACAAGCTTGGAGAGATCTTAGAAGATAACTGTGCAATGATTGAACTTGGTGATGGAAAAACATATTCATCCTTAATCTCTGCAGGATTTAAGACCATGCCAAGTGACTACAAGACCACATTATATGTCATCGTTCCAAACGATCTTGTAATTACCCTGAAAAAGAAGATGGTTGGACGAGGACTGAAACCGATGATTATTACAAGAGGATAACTACTATGTCATTAAGAAAGAAGCGCAAATTTGTGATTGTTTTAAGTGGAGAATCTGGTTCCGGAAAGACCACAATACGAAACAATCTGAAAACTTTATGGGACACTGGATCTGGAAATTTTTTTGAGCATTTTCGCGAACTCTATGATGTTGCGTGTGTGCCGTATAAGTTACACTTTGGTTACGAGTATACGACTCGTCCACCACGTCCAGATGAAGTGGGTAAAACCCCTGAAGAATGTGGATACAAGTTTGTATCTGTAGCAGAGTTGGTTGGGAAAGCTCTCGATCCATCTTTGATTCGAACATATCACGTAGTCGGAGACAATGGGACGTTACAAGAATGGATGTACAGTTTCATTCCAGAAGATGAGATGTTCGACGATATTAATAGTGACGATATTGAAGTTTGTCTGTGCTGCTCGAACTTAGATGCATACCTGATGATGCATGATAAAGTAGAGTTAGAAACAAACTTTCACATTAACGACATTCATATGGTTGTACCGTATGAAGTCTTATTATACAGGACCATTTCCAGAGAATTGGAATACCACGATCCGTTGTCACAAACCACACGTATTGAAGAAGTTCTTCGTAGATTTTCTGTAGAAAGTAATCCTGGTATTTATACCAAAGGATTCAATGCGAATATCTACACCACAATGCGTCAATGGTTAGGACCATCTGAAAATGTTCAGATCATGAACACCAACGTGGTTCGTATCAACACCACGATTCATAATGACGACGAGAATGCAAATATGAGAGTAGTTGCACAAGAGATCTCCAGAATCGTAGATCACTACTCTATTTTCTAAACATTATGTTAGGTGACTGGTTGTCACTGATGTACAACATTTTGTATATAAGTCCTGTTAAATCGTGAAAAAGTTCTAATATCGGAATGTACGGGTTTCAGATGGAAACCCAAAAAAAAAGAGGTACCGGCTGGATGCTGGTACCTCTTAATGCGTTATTTATGAGCGATCTTGCAGATCACTGTGATCAGTTTCCAGAGTGTAACAACTCCTAAAACTTTTCCAACAGCGATTGCAACACTTTTCATCGTTTCTGAATCCATGTCTTTCACCTCCTAGTCTAATAATAATTGAATATTGGTAATCTCTGTAATGTCTGGATATTCATGCAAATACATGCAGATAAGTCCAGAGTTATAACCAATTTCTTCAGGGTATACCTCAGTGGTATGATTCTCTAAAGAATTGATGGTCATTAGATCGTCCTCTTGAGTGATTTCAAAAATGGGGGCAGTCGTTAAACTTCCTTGAGGGTTCTTTAAGAATCCAGCGGCAACCATCAAATATTTCTTGTACTGTAACTTGATGTATTTAACCGCTGTCATAGTAGAGCTGTATTCCGTGCCAAGCAATAATATGTTGCTTGGATCAATCGACGGGTACAGTGCACTTGCAAAGATAGCGATACGTTTACGTACGATATCGTTTAATTCTTTTTTGCTTGCATCTGGGCACTCTACCATCGTCAAGTGATTTAACTGACTCATCAGATCTATGTACTTCTTATGTGTGTCGGAAGTAATCGCATATAACGTTGGCTCGTGCTTCTTTTTCGCATAGAACGTATCGATCTGCTCATTTGTCCAACTCCAAATAATCTTCAGCATATAACCAAGACTATCATTCATTGGTTCCACATCGATATCACGATTAATGTTGCGATACAGATATGGTTGAACTGCATAGTCCAAAATTCTCAAGTTCCATTTTAAATTTGTGGACATGACAAACTTCGTGTGTTGCATATCCTCATCTACTGCTTCAATGATCATGGTTGAAATCGCAGGGAAAACCAAATCTTGGGATGACTTTGACGGTGTTGATAATGCCGACGTAGAATTCCAAGACATTGGAACTTCTGAAACTTGAATCTTTTCAATATCACTGCTAGTCCCAAGGAGTGGTTTGATAATCCCTGGTGAATCCTCTACCATACGACGTAACAGCTGGCATCTGGTGTATTTCGAAGAGCTACTTAAGATGTAAGAGCTTTGTTCTCCTAATGTCAGAAATGAGATTGGAATCATGGCGTTACGTCTAGTTCTGGTATTTTTAATTTCATATAATCCAAAACCAAGATGATATCTTACCACGTTTTCCACTCTCCTTTCCAGTTCAGTGTACATCTTACATCCGGGAATGAAGTTGGTGGAAAATCCATCCAGCTATCGACGAACTCGTCTTTCACGATGCCCCAGATGTTATGATCTCTTTGTGGAACAATGTATGTTGACAAATAATCGAATAGCTTTTCATCGTTTTCTGCAAGTTCAGAACCTACAAAGAGATCAAAGCATTTATAAGCTGTATTATAACAGATGATACCAGAATAATCATATTTAAATACACGATTACGCATCATCTTGGAATATCCAGGGTGTACTTTAGAGAACGTCTTTCCAGCATTTCCGAATCCATTTGCTGTAATGGAGTGACCCCATGCCTGTTGTTTCTCTGACAGAAAGATCTCGGTACGTTTAAACACTTTACGAATTCTACAGTACTGCAACATGAATTCGATCTGGTCTTCCAAAGAATCATTTCTCTGTCGCATAGAGACAAGTTCATAACTTGGTTCTGGAAACGGAACATCTGGATTTGGATACGTCCGTTTTACCTCCACAAGGTAAATGTCCCCATCCTGAATATTCACCGTATGGTACTGGTGATAGCCAGTTTTTCTTTTTGACGTGATAGACATTTTCTGTCCCCCACGTCCTTCGAGATATCTTTTAGAACCACACTGTGAATCTAATGTATAACGTCGTCCATTTGTCGTGAAGAATGAGCAAATCGGCGGTGTGTCCGGATTTGAATTAATTGGATACAACGACATAGATGTTACCAAGAAGTTCTTCTCGTACTTCGTTTTGACAAACAGACGAATGATCTCGTTGTTACCAAATAAAATGCTTCTTTCCGGTTCCATATTCAGTTTTTCTGTGTTTACAATAGCCATACTTTCCATAGTGATGACCTCCCATATTAAGTTTTTATTTGATATCTCATATGATTGATATCACAGAGATAATATATGCATTTTATTTGTGAAAATACGAATCCGAGAATTTTATCAATCCCCGGATTCGTCTCTATTTTAGAAGTAATCTAAGAATGTGACTAACTCATCCGCGATCTCGACTACATCATACTCGATTTCTTTTCCAGTTAATTCTGGTTCCTCGAATGTAACATAGGAAAACTTTGTGTTAATCACCGTGGATAACTTCTGATTTAAAATATCTTCTTTTCCAGGAATCTGTAAGAGCATGTGATAATCACGTTCTTTGAATCTCTGGAATTTATCGTTTGCTTCCAATGCGTCATTGAACTTCTGCTGGCGGATCATACGATTGACAATACGATCTTCCACGTTTCCAGTCAGCATATATGGAAGAGCTGCCTGCTTCATGGTCTTCGCAGATGGATCATAACCAAGATCCAGAAGAAGAATCTTCTTTAAAATCAAGAGTAACTCAATGGTTGCTCGTTTTGGAATTAAGGAAAGATCCTGACAGTTTCCAAAATACTTCGCATAGTAGCAACGGATGTACTCCAAATGAATTGGAGAAATATGTAAATTGTCCATATAGTAGTCGATCTCTTCTTTGGAAATCGGAATGTCTACCATAGAACGGATACGATTTAACGTATCTTCGATGTTGATGTCTGCTAAGATAACGGCGCCTTCATCATACTTATCAAGGTTCATTGCCATCTTATCAATACCAGACAGACCATCGTTGTTTCTTGTATTTGTTACTTCAGTTAAGTTCTTTTCGTACTGGTCTTTGAGGAAGTAGTTAAGTTGGAATTTGATTCACTATGTAGACTATATCTTCATCTCAAATTTGAGAGCCTCCCATTTCGGCACGTAGCCTAACGATACTCGCTTCGTGTAGTCATTTCAAACTACCTTATTTTCAACCCACCTGGTTTCCCATTAAATGTGGATGTATAGCTTTTTCTAGTCGTTGAACTCATATCTCATCGTTGTGAGATACTTCGTTGCGTCGATTGCCCCTACATATAGACCTTGATTACCATACCTTTGGAGTTACCCATTGCCGCCAGATCATCACTGTTCTGGTTTGGTAGTCTATACAGTAACGGAACGTCCCCGCAGTTAGAGAGGTTTTTCCAACAGGTCACCCTGTTTTGCCACAATCAATTCATGGTTTTGTTGACGTCTTTAATCAATAAAGGCAGACTATATCTTTACAAGCATAGTCCTATTACCAGACTATGATGCACTCCCCGTTTCGGTGTAAAACCTACATTTCGCCCGCTAGAGGCCTACTCGCTTATCAACCCACCTGGCATAAGTCATTTCGGTATTTCTACCTACATGGATGTCTAGCTTTCCCTAGTCGTTGAACGTTCATCTCACCGTAGTGAGAGCTTCGCTGCGGATTGTCTCTGGTATAACCTTGATTACCATATCTCCGGAGTTACCCTTTGCCCCAAACCTGTCACCAGTTTTGGTTGGTAGTTATACGTACGAGTTTGTCCCCGCATAAAAAGGAGTTTTAGTTGAGCCATTTTGTTAACCCAACAACGTTTTCCGCGTACTTCTTCTGTTTTGCGTTCCAGTGTTCGTTGAACTTATATTTTGCACAGTTTTCAGAAATCAATACGACTTTCGTAAACTGTGTGATGACAGAGTATAAATCGACTCCGAAGATCTCCCTCTGTTCGAAGATCGTGGAGTTATTTGCGTTGCTTTCCAAAACTTTAGTCTTGCTGTATTATTCATACCCAGACTATATCTTCATCCATCTAATCCTGTTACCAGATTACATGGAGCCTCCCGTTTCGGTAATTAACCTAACGATACTCGCTTCGTGCAAATGCCTTATTTTCAAATCACCTGGTTTCCCATTTCTGTATTTCTACAAGCGTGATTGTCTAGCTTTTTCTAGTCGTTGAGCCCATACCTGCATGAGGTACTTCGCTGCGCCGGTTCTTCCAATCATAACCTTGATTACCATACCTTGGGAGTTACCCCTTGCCGCCAGACTGTCACCATTCTGGTTTGGTAGTTATAATCTGTTACTAGAAGTCCCCGCAATTAGAGAGGTTTGTCCAATAGGTTACCCTATTTTGACGCCAATTTGACGTAGACATAAAGTTTGTTATACATGTTACAGTCTTCGTTGAATAAGTCGAATAACGGCTCATAGAACGTAAAGATTACCAAGTTGGTCTTATCGATCTTAATTCCATTAGACGCACAGAAATGAAACATGACTGGGCATAAGATCTTCATACCAAATGAGATGGCTAATAAGATCTTGATATGCTGGTTGGTAAATTCCAGACTCTCCAGGTGCTTCTTTTCGTTAGCCTTATAATATTTTTTCTTCTCGTCGGAGTTATTCTCGATATCATCCAGATAGTTGTCTTCAACCATCTGTTTGATCTTCTGTACCATCGTTTTGGTAAACATGGTCTGATACAGGAAATCAATAAATGCATGCATGTCATTAGGTCCAAACATGTTATGAGATACTTCGGGATCCATCGCCATAGCAAGTCTTAAGTACGCCGTCACCAGCTCATGTTCAGAATCATAGAAATGAATGAAGAAGTTGGTGTATCTAGTAATGATATCCAACTGGTTTTCATAACTGGTTTTGTTGATGACAAAACGGTTGTACTTCTTTAACTTGTTTAAGTTCCCACCATTTTTTCCTTTTGTGTCTTTCATGCTATTAAAGACTTTATCGAAGTTTACGACAAAGATCTTTCCATCACGTTCGACGATGGTGGTTTTTGGTCCAGGTCTCCAAGTATTGATCTTAGAAGTTCGCTTTCCTGGATCGGCAGGTGGTTCGGAAGGTGTTTCTTCCGTTGGTTCCCCAGAGGTAACCACCTCCTCTGGTTCTTCCATTGTAACTTTCTTTTTTCTTGGCATAACTTATGTCTCCTTTGTTATGTATTTGGTATAGCACCTTAAAAATAGTATATCACCATTTCTTACATTGGACGATACGTCGTACGACTTGCTCGTTTCTTGGTCACTCTTTTAGAAGCAGACAGACCGGAGGTCCGTTTCGTTGCTTTCTTTGGATTGACTACACGAATCCCTGGATTGGATTTATCCGCCAGGGTATCTTTGATGGCATTTCGTTTGGATGGATCTGCCGGTGCTTTTGGACCTTTCTTATCCTTGTACCGTTTCTCTTCTTTTTGGAGTCGTTTCTCCTCAGAGATTAACATGCGTTCGAGTCTTACGGTTTCAACATCTCGAATACCCGTAAAGAACGCATGAGGGTTTTTCTTTAACCGCATAATCATACCGATCTTTGATAAGTATCGGAAGCTGTGGTCTAATAAATACCGTACTGTAAAGTAGATGGATTTATCGAAACTAACCTCCAACGTCTTGTTGGTATTTTCTGGTAAAGTGTCTGCGTATTCTGGATTGAGCTTATTGTACAAGCTTTCAATCAACGCTCCATTTCTCTTATACAGTACGGCGTATTTATAAATAAAACTTGGTGAGTTCGAGAAGAACTGCACACAATAATTTTTTAATGTCGATTCTTTTGCGGCCTTATCATTCGGAGTATAAAAACGAATGACAACGTCGTATCGATACCCGGTGTCTTTGGCAGACTCTGATGGTACCGTCAAATGATAGTAATAAGATCCTTCGATTTCCGTAAAGGATTCCATACGGATCTTATTGTCTCGTAAATACTCATTGTATTTACGATCATAGTCTAATTTCTTTACTTCGAGGTCCTGACGCCCGAAAGGGGCGTGCAGGAACTCTGCTAATGTCTGTTGCATAAATTAACCTCAAAAGCTGTTACGCTGTGTAACAATCATCTGGTTTCCAGAGATCATAAGACTTAATAAGTCTACCGATGCGGTTAAGATCTCATCGTCTGTCTGGAAGCTGTTAACAATGGATTTACTGAAGCATTTATTCACTACATCAAATACGGTATCGTTAAGGATAGAGTACTCGATCAGGAAATCATACAGTGAAAAATGAGTGTACGGCATGCACGGCATACTTGGAGAAGATGAAAACATTAATTCTCTACGTCTTGTACGCTTGATCATATGTGACACTACATGGTGAAAAATGTTGTAACTGTCAGATTTTTCGCAACCCATTAATCTAAATAATGGAGTTTTTGTATACTGCATCAGCACACGTTCTACGTCTTCGTAGAAGTCACCAACACCATCTTCCAGTTCTTCGTATGTGAAGTTACGAAGCATCACTTTCTCTTCTGGAATCCAGTTGTTTAATACGGTTTTATATGTGTAAATGAAGCCGTCCTGAATCAGTACCAAGATCTCACGGTCGATGCCGTTAGCATCATCTCCTCGTAAGAGTTCTTCAATTGCAGTGATCGTAGAGACGTTACATCCATTAATGATGCCATATTTATAAGCAGACGCAGCTGCTTTAATCGCATCGTCGTAGACATCTTTACGCATACCAATCGCAAGTTCAGAATCTCCACCAACTTCGATGTGTGCTAACTGTAAACCGAGACTAAAGAGTCTTTCTTGCGCTTTGGTAATCTCCAGGTTAAATGTACCAAGTTTCTTATATTTATTCTCGACTTCACGTAAGTTATCTTCCGCTTCACGCAGATGTAAATCATACATTGCCTGATCGTAGAAGAAAGTACGAATAATGGAAGTTTTCTCACCGAGTTCCAGATCCTTACAGTATCCAATCTCTAAGATGGTTGGTTCATCTACAACAGATGTTTCTCCATCTTTTTCACGTACTGGAAGACCTGGTACAATAATACCTACTTCTTTTGATTTGATGATCATGCTTCTTTCTGCATCCAGATTCTGAGAATGTGGTAAGACTTTTAAGCTCATACGTTCACCGTTGAGTCCAAGCTGCACATAGTTTGTCGGGCACCAAGTACGATAGAATCCAAGCAGTTCATACATGTTGTATTCGGCTGGTGCACCAGTTTCGGTTGTTCCAGGCATTGGCACTTTTGGAGTGGTAGCCTGAATCATAGCCGTTGCAGTTGCTCGACTGATTGGTTGGGTATGGCAAAGCATTGCAAAATCTTCAATGGATTTTCTCTGGTATGAGTTCGCAGCTTTATAACAGCAAATAACCAGAGAGTTGTCATGACGTTGTTTGTATTCCGCAGTTAAACGTGGAGCAATGACACGGTCTAATAAGACTTCATCAACCGATGGGCAAACCATCAACAGGTGTTTTCCCATTGCTTCGGAGAGCTGCAGAGTTGGCATAATGATGGATTCGTAGATGTTTTCCGTTACTTTACAAGTAAAGACTAAGACATCCGCTTCATCAAGCTGCATAGTCTTATCATCAGAATTGATATACATCTTATCTGTAATAAAGAACGGTGCACGATATCCTTCCACGACTTCTACTTTCTCAATACCATCCACAGACTTATCACAAGTAATACAAGGCATTCCAAATTTCTTATACAGGTCTGCCAGTGTGTTTGTGATGGTATCATCTCCGTTATCAGAGATATTGACTACGTCTCTGATATACTGAACCATATCGTCTTCGTCTGTAACCGGAAGATCTACATGAATTGGTGTTGCATGTTTGGACAGCTGTTCGTGAATCGCTTTCTTATCTGCTTCAAATGTAGCCAGAATATTACGTGACATCACTCCTTTTCCTTCGAACCAGTTTTTCTTCTGCAGATAAGATCTGTAGATGTTATTGGTTGCAACAATCGCCGTTGTAGTACCATCACCAACCGCAGTATTCATACGACCACAGATTTCGGTCATCATATTAGCGATTGCCTGATTGGTATAGGTCTTTGCAACGTTTGTAGATAAACTGGTTGCAATGGTGTAACCATCTTTTGTCACATGTGAAAATGGATGACGGTAAATCAAAGTTGGTGCACCATATGGACCAAAGGATTTTGCGAGTGTCTCAGAATAAGAGTCAAAGACCTGCTTTGCAGCTTCTTCAAACGTATCTTTTGAAATGACATTTAATTCCACTGGATCTAACACATCATGTTTGGGTTCTTCCTCTGCTTTTTTGAGATCTTCCCCCATGCGCTCCTCGCGCCATTTCCTACACATATCTGCAAGTTCAGAAGCACGTGCATCGCACATACGTGTATGCTGTGTAATTGCTTCGATGAGTTCTTCATTTTGTTTTTTATTTCCAAAAAACATAAGTAGCCTCCTTTTAAAAATTCGTTAAATTGGTGTTACCATGATTATTAATGTCGATTCGCTTCTAGGATTCTACCAGTAGCGGGATCAATACGGTTCCCATCCTCATCTAATAACTCTGGAATTAATAAGTTATTGAAAAAAGACAGTCGACAGGTATGATCTTTGAAGATCATATCTTCATCGATTTTTAAACCATCGTTTTCATCTTCCATAAAGTTGTATCGAAATCCATCAGCAATCAAAACCGATGCGAAGTCGATACGTCCAACGGTAACTAAGTCAGAAACTTTTGTCACATCAGATAAAACATACGTAGCGTCCTTGTTAATGCCTTCCAGAGATTTTCCAAAATCTCCATATAAGAAATCAACGTCGTTTGTGTACTCCTGTTTTACCTGTGCTTCTAGCAGTGGATCTTTGATCTTTCCTCCATAGATGTAAATGTGTTTAACCATCCCTTTTCCATCATGTAAGAGATTTAAAAAAATATCATGGAAGTTCAAGGTAACATTTCTTGCATATAACTGGGGGATCTCCCCGATATTAAATAAGAACTGATCTAAGACCTTTTCTTTTTCTTCCATTGACTCAAATGGTGTTTTACATGGTAGATCAAGTAAGAAATTCTGATGCTGTCTCATCACATACCATTCGTATAATTCGTTTCCGTCCATCGTCTTTAAATAAGACAGATCAAAAAAATCATCGACTGCATCTGTTTTGACAAGACACTGTAACGTTGCAAACCACTGAGCACGTAGCACATCATGGTATTCGATGACCAGAGATTTGGAATTTACAAACATCTCGTCATAGGCACGATATACTTTCATAACCGGATTTTTCATAAGGGTTCTCCTTTCTATTCAAAAAAAAAGAAATGGACTAACTTTTCAGCTAGTCCATTTCCAAGGTTTATTAGTTGAATGGTAATGCGTCGTTCATATCCCCACCCATGTTTAAATCAGCTGGTGACATAAACGCGTTATTGTTACGATTCTGATAACCATTATTATTGGAGTACTGGTTATTTCCATACTGATTTCCACCGCGTCCATACGCTGCATTGTTGCCAGACATACGGTTGTTTGCATAAGAACTATATACCGCATTTCCGAAACGGATTGCGTGAGAAACAGAGAGTGGTTTTACACCAACGGCATCTAAACACTCAACGAATTTGTCAAGATCTACATAAGTCTCGATCACCGGCTCGGCTTCTCCATTTAAGATGTTAAAGTCTTTTAATACCTCGACCGGACGTAAGTTCATATCTAAGAAATTATTCGGTGTTCCTGTAAAGGTTTCAGATAACTGCCAACCAATACGGATGAATAGATTGGTTCCATTGAATCCTAACGTAAACAGTTTTCGTTCTCCGGTATTGGTACGGATTTTTACAGAAATACTTTTTGGAGTTCCTTCCAGAATGGCTGGTCGGAGTGTCTTTTCATATTCTTTTTTCAAAGCGACGCACTTTTCGTATGTGAGTGATGTACGGATATGGTGTGAAGAATCGTTGTCGTACTGGGACAAACCATTCTCATCTGGTTCTCCAACAGCTCTTGCAAACTCTAAGGACAGGAATCTGTTCCAGCATTTGACTGTAAGCCGTGCTTCCGGAGCATATACGGTAGTAAGTGTTGTGTTGATGTTAGGACCTGCGCCCTGCTGATTGTTGTTGTACGGCATAATCAGTACCTCCTTAAATATAATAATAGATTTTTTATGTATCAGTCAAATAATATAACACTACAAGTTAAAAGTTCTTAATTAATCTTCTGCGTCATCATCTGTTAAATCGTCTTCTGCGTCTTCGCCATCTTTAATAATTTTTTTCAGTTTTTTACGGTTATCGTATTTTTTCAAAATGTGATTTCTTAATTTAGATTCCAAAGTATGACGGAAATCTTCATCCACCATTTCGATGTAATCAGCTACAAAGTTTCCGGTGATCTCAAATAGGTCATACTGCTCGCTGACGAATTCCAGTTCCATATTGTCTGGATCGTCCACGTATTTGAAAAATTCATCTACATCCATATCGGTTGAGAGGATTTCTCTTATAACTTTGTCCATGTTTGACAAGATCAAAATATCTTCCTGGTCATCGATCTGATCTTTGAAGTTTAAAGTCGTAATATCTTTGCGATCCTCCAAGTCAGAAGCCAGGTCACTCTTGTGTTCAGTAAAGTAGTTGGTTACCAGATTCACAAAGTTCTTTTTGATGTTTGTGATAAAGAAGCGATAGGATAGGTGAATTAATTCCAACGCATCGTCAGTATTCATATCATTTAAGTTGGGGTACCCAACTCCTAACTCGCGTTGCATCAAATCATCAAAAAAAGATAGGAAATTGGCAAGATACTCGTCAATTTCATCTTTGGTTTCTTCGTCTTCATACTGGCGGCAGTAATGATACTTCGTGATGAAGGTTTGCACATAATCACGTTTTCGATGTTCAAATGGATCATCAAACTGTGTCTCAATCCCTTGCATTAATAGGGATAACGGTGCATCTGCCAGAAGCTTTTCTGCCTCTACTTCCGTTGGTTCAAAGTCAGGTATATAGTAACTCATGTAAAATACGTCCTCCGTGATTAAACAAATTTTCGACCATCTTTATGGTCAACTTTAATCTTAAGTTCCGTATGGTTTAGATTGCTATCGGCGTATACGCCCAAATGTGCTTTGCAGTTGCAATCAGATCCACAACTACAGTTTGGAAGGCCACACCCGTTATTATTGGAACCATTTCCCTTATTGTCGTCATCCGAGCCCTGCTCATCATCGTAACCAGAGTTCTTATCTGCGGTATAAGTTCCATAGAGTGGGCACTGGGTTAATTCGCATTTGTTCAATGCATAACACTTCTGATTCTGAATTTGTGCTTCCTGCTGGCATTCGGAGATAACGGGTCTATGAATACCAGGACGAACAAAGGTATCCTGGTGACCGCAATTACAGCATTGTAAGATATACTTATCGATGCATTTTGGATCATCAAACACTGCTGTTAGGGATCGTCCAAGGATGACTGGAATCATTCGTTTGTTGAGTGATCCACAGATTGGACACTTGTATCTAAAAATTTCACTTTTTCCAAATTCTCTCATAAAGAATCCTCACTTTCTGTTTTTAACGGAACCGAGGTCTCATAAGACTCGGAAGATTCCGCATATTCAATTAGTTTCTTTGCTGCTTTTAACGATGTTGGTGTAAATACGCAAAGGGGATCGAAACTATGATCCTTAACGTATCGTTTTAGATATTTGATCATGATCTCAAAATGGGAGACATATAATGGTGGTACGGTATCCTGCTTATCAAAGATCAGATGCGCACTATTTTCAATAACCGCATCTAACTTAAATTCAACAACCGCAGTCTGTGCCCACCCTAAAATTGCAGAAGATAAGTCATCCATTTCATCCACATATTTTCCAGGATAGACAATATCGTTTTCTTTGAATGGATATGGGTGGATTTCATCCCAAGCGGTACGAAGACTGACGATGATGTTATTAAACGTATACCATAATAACGGAGAACGATATAGTGTCTCAACCTCAGTACTGATATTCAGAATACCAGATAAGTTATCCACTTTGGTTTCCACTCTTGTTAAGATCGCAGAGCATGCATCCATTCTCCGTTTTAAATATTTTCGTTCAATCCAATTGATTCGATAGGTTGCAACTTTACGAAGTGCTAGCTGTTCTTTTAAGTTCATAATGACTCTCCTTTCTGTCTAATAGGATATTGTCCGAAATAAAACAAAAAAAGAACTCCGTAATGGAAGGAGTTCTTTTTTTCTGTGCTACTCACGGTTCTGGATGGCTATGCCCATAGCGAGGCATCCACCAATAAATGCAGCTACATTAATAACTGTATAAAGAACCTTACGGGATTTTCTCATATGTGATCACCTCCTTTCAGATTCTTTTTATAATTAAATTAATGGCGACGACGACGTTTGCCACCTTTTTTAGAAGCTTTTGCAGATGCTGCTTTCTGCTTTGCTTCCAACTGCTTTTGACTCATGAGCATGTTCGTTGCTTTTGTTTTAATACCCATGATTTCGTCCCTCAGCTCTTTAGAGAGGCCGTCGTCTGCCAAATATGGGGTCAGCTGAGTTTTATAAAACTCAGAAGCATCACTCCATTTTTCAGCTCTCATAAGGTTGCCTACTTCCTGGAGTTTTGCAGCCAAGCTTGAAGCCTCTGGACTCATAGGTGCCTGGCTTTCTGGTTCAGGTGCAGCGGTTGCAGCGGTCTCGTCAGACTGCTGAACGGCCTCCTGGATCTTTTCGGACATGGTATATGTCAGGGTTTCTTCTGTCTGAGTTTCAGCAGAAGATTTGTCATCAGCCTGAGTTTCATCAGACTTATTAACCATATCTGCTAACACGCGTGTTGCTTCATTACGAGCTTTTGTTAAAGCTTCACGCATAGCCTGTGGATTATAGGTGTTATCAATAACCCCAGACGCGATTAATTCATCATAAGATCTATTAATCCATCCAAGGCTTCCGATCGGATCGGATTTCTGATCTGCTAAATTACAGATCCCATTACCAACCATGTTGCACAGGGAGACACACGCGTCGATAAAATCATTTGATTTTGTCTTATCGTTGTATGCAAGGAAGGTTGCCTCAGGTTCTGTGATACCAGCGATTCTGCCTCCAATCACTCTGATGTAATATGGCATATCGTTCTTTTCTGGATCCTCTCTGTTTGGGATCTTAGAAACGATATCGATTACGTCCATTACGTTCTGTACAGAATCTTCTGATACAGAAGCTTTTAATGTGACGGTTTCACCGTCATCACTAAGGACTTCAGAGTTTCCGATCTTGGTTTCACTCGGAGACTCTTTAGTTGTAGCCTGTTTTTCATCTACAACTGGTTCTGCAAACTGATTGATGACATCGATCGGATCAGCAGCTAATACATCAACAGTTTTTGATGCTTTGGCTTCTGTCTGCTTTTTGCCAGAAGCCTTAGTTACAGTCTTAGTTTCACCTGTAACTTTCTTAGTTGAACTCTTGGTTTCACGCTCAACATCTGCAGTCTGAGTTTCACCTGTAGATTTGGAAGCTGGTTTTGCTTCCTTTAATTTGAGGATCTGTTTGGTGAGTGTTAAGTTCTTTTCGACCATGGTCAAAGATTCCTCAAATTTTTCTTTACACAGTTCAGGCTTCTGTGTAAAGTCCATGATTTTGCTTGCCTTAAATTCTTTTGTAAGGCGTTTGATGTCACCATAGACACCATGATAATCTTTAAGATCATTGATGTTAGCAGATGCCATATGCATAATGGCTTTACTAACAAGATCTGTCATTGCAATGCAATGCTCTGCAATAACGAATCTGCCTGTGTTTCCAGCTTCGTCCATGTCGATCTCATGAAGATATCCACCAACACAGCGAATATAGAATGCAAGATCAACTGATTCTGGTTTGTCATATGGAATCCTTGAAACTGCTTCACCAAGCATTCTTTCGAATTTCATGGTTACTGTTTCTTTGGGTTCTGGTTTATTAGTTTCTTCTGTCTTGGTTGTTGTGCCCTCAACAGGTGCTTTCTTTATGGGTTCTTCCACTTTTGCTTCTTCAGCTTCTGTGGTTGTTTCATCTACTGGTTTCTCTGCTTTAGCAGGTGCTTCGTTTTCAGTTGCTTCGGTTTCAACTTCATTAAAGTTTTCAACTGTTGTTTCGTTTGTAGTATCTTCTGCATTTTCTGCAGCTGTCTCATTATCAGTTACGTCGTCAAGACGATTTTCGTCTTTGACGTGGAAATGCTTATACGCTTTCGTTCCACCGAAAGCTGCAAGGCCAATACCTGCAAGTGTTCCAACACCTATAGCGATGCCTTTAAGCAAACCGCCATTGTTATTTCCAGTTTCCTGGTTTGCTTCGTTTGCAGTTGCGTTTGTTGTTGTAGTTGTGTTTGATTTGGAAGTAAATAACATAATGTCCTCCAACGGCTCTTAGGATCTATTGCCCGCCACCGGATCATACAATTTTGGTAATCAAAAGACTACCCAGGAGATCAATTACCTGTGCGGATCTCTTTCAATCCTATTTACTTTTCTGATCAGAGATGATATGTGTTAAGTATTTTATTTCTCTGATTCACGAAAATTATGTATAAATACGTAAAATCACTTTACGGATAATATCGATATACTATTTATGTGGAGGACAAAGAAACCGTGGAAACCCCAATAGGAGTCTCCACGGTAGTGTAGATATCAGTCTACTTTCTTTCCAAGGCTTTTAATGATTGGGCTCTTGGACTGTTTTAATCTTGCAAACAGAACTTTCATACGTTTGGTTGCTTCAGAACGATATCTCTGACGCATCTGTGCACGATAGAACTTCTTGATCTTACAAGCTTTCTTGTATTTCATATAAGCTGGGTCGTTATGAGCACGGGCACAAGTAATTACAGCGATTTCAAACAGCTGGTTTAATCTTGCTTTCTTGCTCATCTTGACAGTTGTTTTATTATAGATTTTAGACTCTGTAAACGCATCGTCATCATCCATTGTGACATCAGCTACAGATTCTTTCAGATCCATAATCAGGCTGTCGTTGAAGAATCCTTCTGTCATACCAACACGAAGATCAGATACAGATTCTACTAAAGAGGTACGCTCTTCTGCGTTCATCTCCCCACGGATTAATGCAGCAGCACCAGCTACCTGCATCAGGTCATCTGCATGCTGTTCTTCATCTGGAGTTAAAGATACTTCCGGACCTTCTGGAACTGGAGGCTCTTTTAAAGAATGCGCCATGTTGTTTAAGTCGTCGTCAGACATATTCGCGATGTCATCTGCCATATCTTCCAGGTCATCATCGTCAATATCATCGTCGTCATCTTCATCGTCATCAGCAACCAGGTCATCATCGTCGTCATCGTCAGATTCCATTTTTAACTGTCTCTGTACGTCGTCCATGTCGATACCAGTGTCTTTGTAATCACTGTCGTCATTTTCAGTGATTGCTTCAGACTCTTCAGATGTTTCGGCTTCTGTATCTGCATTTTCTACAACAGGTTCTTCTGTTGCAGGTTCCTCCCCGATAACTGAGTCCATGGCGTTGTTTACCATCTCAGTAATCATATCTTCGAAGGAAGGAGTGTTATTGGAATTATTCATGATTTGTATCCCCTTTCTATTTTCGGTTCTTAAGTAAAATCATTAAAAGAATGTCTGGCGATTAGAAATGGGAACACAGTTTATCTAGCACAAACTCTTAATCTTAAAAGCAAAGGAGTTACAATCATTATGGGGAAACAAGCTACCATAGAAGTTACTCAAGAACCCATGCGTATCAATAAAACGATGATACAAAAAAGTGAGTTCATCAAAGAGTACAAAAAACAAATGCGTCATTCACTAAAACGAATAGATTCTTCGATTACGAAAGAAGAGTTAAATGACGTTTTAGATGCTATGATTCTTGACCAGGGGATAAGTCCTGGGGTTGGTCTTGATAACAACTATACCGAAGAATACAGAGAAACTACATTGTTATCGGTACTAGATTGGACCTTTGAACGAAAACCAATTATGGCTGGAAACGGGACGTTCTATAAGAATCAATACGAACAAGCCAATCCAGCAAATCACATGTTATTAGGTTTCTTAGGAGACCGTAAAAAAATCAAGAAAAAAATGTTCACTGTAGAAGACGTAATGTCACGATTATACAAAGACCTCGATATCAAACAGCAGAACAAGAAGGTCGGAGCAAATTCATACTATGGAGGTTCCGGTGCAAAAACAAGTTCATTCTATTCCACTTGGTCTGGACCAGCTACTACATTATCCGCGCAATCGGTTATATCAACTACAGAGAACTTATTTGAAGCATTTTTGGCAGACAACTATAATTTCTTAGATTTTGATGAGTTCTGCAACTGGGTGGAACTCGTTATGAATGAATACGAAGCCCACGAAGATGATATCAATCTGGACTTCTTAAAACCAGTCAGTGCAGAAGATTTAGCTGCACGATTCAAAATGAAGATCATCGACCTCAATTCAGAGGAAGAAGAGATGATTGATGTGATGGTCGAGCACTTACCAGAGCAGTTACGACCATACTTCTACTACAAGAATAACATGCTTCGATTCATCGAAGATCATGAGGGTGTACGAAACGAAATTGACAAACTCTATGCAAGTGTAGAAAACTACGATACTATTGAGGTCGATAAACACGGCAATCCAAAAGATCCATATTGGATGGACCAGATTCCAAAGAAGTTTCGCAAGGAATATGGACCTGGTTTAAAACAACCAAAAGACTGGAATAAGTTTGTCAATCATAAGATGTTCATTGACCCAAACAGTCCACCGGAAGAAATCAAGGATTCCTTAAAGGTGTTAACAACTGCAATGATGACCTATGTCTATGTGCCGTATATGGCATTTGATCGAATCTATCGATTAAAGAACTTTAAACGTGATACCGTAACAGTCATCGATACGGACTCTAACATCCTATCACTAGATACCTTAATGCGTTACATGATTGCAACCTATTTCCCAGATGGAAAAGATGCGATGGCATATGGGCGTAGTTACAAATCCAATGTCTATATCGGTGTCAATATGATAACGTACTGGATTACAACAGCGGTTGCCGATATCTTGGAAAGCTATGGCATTCATTCCAATATTCCAGAAGAGCATAGATCTCGTTATGCAATGAAGAATGAGTTTATGTTTGGACTTTTGGTTATTGGTGAAACCAAGAAACGTTACTTAAGTTCCATCTTACTTCGAGAAGGAAATGTTATCAATCCACCAAAGACAGATATCAAGGGATTTGACTTTAAGAAAGCAACCTGTTCAGAATACGCTGAGCAGGTATTTACACGAATCATCAAAGATCATGCCTTAATGAGTGATGAAATTGAGCTTCGAGAGATCATTGGTGAAATCTATGCATTCCGTGATGAGATCATTAGATCCATCGAAAACCATGAAAATAAGTTCTTACCAAACGGTAATGCCAAAGAGTTAGCCGGCTATGCAGATCCATCCAGACAGGCATCGGTAAGAGCAGTTGCAGCTTGGAACATCATCAATCCAGATAACTTGATTGAACTTCCAAGTAAAGTCGGAATGCTTAAGATGAACATCTTCAAACCAGAGGATATCTTACCACTATCCAAAACGCATCCAGAAATATATCATAGGATTTACGATGGAATCTTTAACGATACCACGGGCATGTTTGTAACTAGACAATGGATCGCGGAAGGTGTTACTTACATTAATGATCCAAAAGTTCAAAAATCCAAAGAATGGTGGAAGATGATCCCAAAGGAATATCAATCCAAATTCAAAGATAAGTCATACAAAGTTTGGAATAAATGGGTCAAAGAAAAATACGAGGGTCTGATCGATGATACCGGTCATTTTGAGTATAAATCCAAAGGAATGAACGTTTTAGCGATTCCATCCAATGCGGAAATTCCAGATTGGGCAATCCCATATATCGATATGACCACAATGGTGAATAATATCTTAGCTCCGTTTATTCCGGTTTTAAAGATCTTTAAGTACAAGACTTTAGAGGAAGGAAAAACTAGAGGATCTGTCAATCGAAAGACAGAAGGAATTTCTCGTATGGTTAAATTCTGATACTATTGGGCGGAGAGTCTCCGCCCTTTAGCTATATATTATCTAATTGAATATCAAACAAAGGAGGGCTATTATTATGCCAAGAAGAAAAACAACTACAGAGGAAAACACAACAAAAACACCAGAGGAGTTACAGCCGAAGAGGAAAATTGGTAGACCAAGAAAAACAAAAGAAGAACCAAAGAAGACCGAAGTCAAGACCGATGAGGAACCAGCTAAAATTCCTGATCCAGATCCAGAAAGTTACAAAACGGACAAGCGTGTCATCGACTTACATAAAGCATATACCAAAGAAGATGTCGATCGTATGGTAGAAGATGGAGAAACTTCATATAACGAAACCACATATGTGGATGGTATCAACCAGACAGATATGAACTGGCTTCGTGAAAACATCGATCCGAAAAACATCAAGACACCATCAGAGTATTTCAAGTACATTAAGAATATGAGTTCTGGAATTACTTCTGAGAGTGTCAAAGCGTTGTTCGATGCAACAGCCAATGCATTAAAAACTTGTGTCATTACTGGTCAGAAGACACTTGGCCAGGCATTGGTAACGAAACTGGAATTATTAACCCGTGAAAGAAATGCAGTTGCTCATGGATACGATCAGGTCGTTAACCGTACAGACTTAGAAGCATGGGTCATTGACATTGCAACACAGGCAAAAGAAAAGAAAGAACCAAATCCGATTCATATCATCGAACTGAAACGGTATCAGAGAATGGTCCCGGATGAAGTCATTGATAAAGTCGACAAAGCACGTAACTACTTTGATATGCTCTATGTCGCTTATACAGACTATACTGGTGAAACCGTTCGTAAGGTCGAAAAAGAGAAACGTGACAAAGACCCGATTCTCTTTGGAGCTTTCTTAGTTCCAAGCGACAACGGTAATATGATCCCATCAGAGCATCTGTTCTTCATTGCCGATTGGGTAGATGAGTATTGTGATCTGACCATGGATCAGCTGATTAACTCTTACAAAGACGCAACTGGAAAAGATATCTTGCTGCCAGCAGAAACCTTTACCGAAACCGATATTGATAAATTAAAACAGCAGTTAAAGGAGATGTAATCCATGGATTTGGATGCAAAAGTTGACCTGACTGAATCGCGCGACTTTTCCAATCTGTATACCTTCAACGAAAAAGTACCCAAGCCAGTTATTTGCTGGCTTGGTGATTCTTGGTATGATTTAGATTACTTACGTGAACGAAGCAAAGCATGTGCTGAAAACGATAGACGCCTCATACGAAAGGTTACAAAACCCGAGCAGTTTACGGCATATAATTTGACTAGCACAATGCGTACATATAGGTCTACCTCATCTTCAATTTCGTTTTCACAAACGACTCCTACCTCAGACGTCGTAATTGATAACGGAACTGCTACATTCACGTTGTCTGGTAATGTCACCTATTCAACCACATCATCCAATAACATCGTATGGGCAATTGGAGATTCGCATGAACCAACTATGGTCTATATCAAAGACGACTACAACAAAACTAAATACAATGTGACCTATTATGGAGACTTCCATACGGAAGAAGATCCGGAGGTTAAAAAGCGACTTATGGCATATTCCGTGTATGATGATTTATGGGGTCATCATGGAAGACCATTTGATGAAGTTCCGTTATCAAAGATGAAAAGCGACCCAATCCACTATGATCTCTTTCCCTGGAAATCAAACGATGTACATTATTCCGTATATCGGGAAGACGAGAACAACTGGTTACCTTGGTATGCAAGTGCTTGGAAAATGATCCAACGATGTACGCCGGAAGCCATTCGTCATCACTTCCAAAATCATTGGAATGCGCTAAATTACAACTATGCTGAGATTGAAGCAACGCTTGATATAGTCAACGACATCAATCATTGGGAATACTATGACGAGGATGACCCATTTCCTTGGGACCCGGGGGTACATACTGTTACAGACGGATCACATCTATTAAAAGAAGAACCAGATATGGAAAATTATAGTGAACGGATTCATGATGTTGCTCCGTGGATGGTTGATATGTTACGAGATACCTGGAGAAATTACATCACACAAAAATTAGTAGACGAATACATGTCTGCACACTGGTATGACTTTACCCTTCCAGCATATCAAGAAAAATGGTTTCATATGGAAGAACCGGATGAAAAGACTTATCTTAACTCAACAATGCAAAACATTATATCACGTATCAATACCATCACTATCAATCGTAGTGACATTATTGGTTGGGTTTAAAAGAAAAGAACCATGCCCTGGGTATCGGCATGGTTCTTTTTTGTATATCATTCAGGAGAAAAATTATGAACATCCACAATTTGTAGTGATTTTGTTCGGTGGTCTCAAACTATCACAGCATCAAGAAACCGTTACGAGAATGTTACACCTCTACAGTTGTAAGATCTTTTTCGATATATAACGCCTTATCGATGGTATCCTTGATGATATATAAGATGATTGGAATAATTAAGAAAATCTCAATTCCAGCATCCAGATAGATTAATTCATCCATCAGATCCAGTGGGATATCGCTGGTTGAAAACTTTTCTTTGCGAATATAATCGATTAGTAGTTGCCCATATTTGGTCTCTGCTGGTAATCCCAGTTTCATTTGCTGGACGAAGTCATCACTAAAGATTGCGATCGCAGAATCGTTTAAATATTTTGGATCTGGGATATCGGCAATCTGAATGGAATCGTCTGCATATTTTGCAAAAGCAGTTTCCTTGTTGTTAGAGCCGATAAACATATTGAACTTGAAGTTTCCAAGTCTACGGAGTTCTTTTTTTTCAAAGAACCGATAGATGGATCGTTCATACTTTAAGGCTCGTTTGGAATCATAAAACTGCTGGGTTGGGATCAGTACCATCAGTTGTCCTTTTGGATTAAATAAGCTGTGCTTATTGATGAACTCTACCTGCAGAGGATCATACAAACGATGACATGGACCATCGATTTCTCCTAAGAAGCAATTGTAACGATCGTCATAGAAGACTGCTTTGTATGTCTCCGAGATTTCATCGTATTCTTTTTCCAGATTATGGATCTGCTCTAAAACATCGGAACGTATGATACATTTTTTGTCTGTACCGATGTTTTCTAAAACACAATCGTATTTTTCTACGGTCTGTTTATTTAACCAAGTCGCTTTCTCACGATCTACATACTCTAATCGGAATTGAATCTGATAGTAGTTATCTGTCATGATGTTATCCGAAGATATGGATATAATTCGGAAAATATAAAAGTCATGCAGACTTGGCACCATAAACATGCTGTTTTGTAACGGCACTAACGTGCTATTGATAATCACACCTTCGCCTTCATAAGTCCTGTCAAGACCCTGATCAGAATCTTCAATCTGTAAGACCATCTGATCTAATCCGTAGATTGGGAAATTTTCAATTCTCTTATACCGGAGTGGTGATGTTTTCCCTAAGAAATCATCTACATGATTGAACCCCTCATCAACCACTGAGGTGTCATCTGCAATTTGAAAAAATGTCGTAAAGGTCGGTGATTTATCAATGAATCTCGCCATGGGAGAATGGAACTTCTTCTCATATTGAAATAACGAGTCGTTTGCCGCTTTTTGTTCTTGGATTTTGGAGTTTGATAAAAATGTAGCCAAAGTCGTTCCCTCCTTCTTGTTTACTGGTTAAGCCACTGTTTTTAGGAAGGGTTCGTATACTTTAAGTAATTTATTCATATATTATTTATATGAAAACATGAACACAAACACAAAGGAGGACCAAAACATGTTTAAATTAAAACAAGTAGAAATCACAAACACCATAACAGAAGTTGCTAACGAAAGCAAACCAGAACTCGCATTTGTAGTGACAAATAATCATCCAGCTCTTGAATGGAAAGATTATATGGAGCTTTGCGCGAACGTCGAAGAAGACCATATCACTTTATTTGGAGATGACCACTTTGCAGAAGTAACGGAAACACCGTTAGATACCTATCGCAGATGGGATGTTGCACAGTATATGCTGTCATATGGCGAACAAGATTATTTGGTACGGTATGGACTCGCAGATTTATATTCACGATTTGTCAAATCGGTATATGAGTTTAAACCAGCTGGACAGGTGGTCGTAATCTTTGCGATCGGAAATGAGCGCAACTATCTGACGCAGAAATTTCTTGATAACTGTCTTGGCAGTGGATGTAACATCAATAAATCCGCAATGGAATATCTCAATAAGCAGCATGAAGCAGATAATGTGGCGTTTATTCCGGTCATTGAAGATCCGGATAAATATGAAGAAAATACTTCCAGACTTTTCGAGTGTATGATGAATTATGGAATGGTGCGTGAAGTCGAGGATGAATACGTACCAACAGAATTTGTAGTAGTGACAGAATCTTTAAATTACTTTACTGGACATACACCAGGACCAGAAAAGCTACAGAGACTTCTTTCAAGAGGCATTCGTTTCATTGAGTATCGATTCGATATGGTATTTGGCTCTGGAATGCCAGTCATCAATCGTACTGCAACATCAGGTATTTTATACTTCCCAATCAGGAATAGATATACCTCCGCGTCTCAAGTGAAGTTTCGTAATTATTATGTCCCAAGTTCCATTCATAAGACAAACTTCCGATTCTCACAATCCTTATCTAAACCAATTTATGAAATCGTACCTGCAGAAGAAACTCCGTTTCCAGTAAATACGATGCAGTCCATCATCTATGCATTGATTGAACAGAATATGACAGACCCAAAATACAATCATACATATGGATATAATTTCGTATTTATGTCCACAGAAATCGATGCATTTGAAGAATATCATCCGCAGTTTGAGTTAGATATTCCGTATGGAACTACCATTACACTACCATCAGATATCTCTATGACGGAACTTGAAAACATCTTGAGAAATCACAAGGAAACACAAACTTACAGATATCTTTTCGTGCATGCATCTAATATTCATACAATTGCTAAAAAGAATGTCGGTGAGCTGTTAAAGATAACAGAACCATGGGGTTTTCATCTGGTTGTAATGAATACGCATCCGAATGAGACAGCTGTATATGAGGATACCAAAAAATTCTTCAAATAACCTGTATGTAACTTACTAAAGGAGGACTAATAACATGATGAAATTTTGGTTACCAATCAGTGATTTTATGACAAAAGATAACTGTTTGGGATATATGAATGGAAGTGGAAGCACATTCATTGCATTAAACGAAGACCACGGCACACATCCAATGCCTACGCTATTAACCGATATTAATGCGTTGCTCTCCGTAATTGATCCAGAAGATATCGGTGAAATACATTTATTTTCTCTGTGCACCTATCGTGGACGTGAAGATGAGATGATGAGTATGCTAGATCAGATTCTTGAAAGTTCCTATCACCACGTAGATGGAAAATATAAGTCCCACATCATTGACATTGATCCTGATGCAGACCCAGATGAAATCGATAGCTCCATCTGGCAGAGATTGATTCCATGGATTCCAGTAGATGGAACTAGGGCAACCTTAGTATTTACTAACGTCATTTATGGCGATGAAAGTATGAAGCTGACTGATCAGAATCGCAATATTGATGTAACACCGATGGGAAGAACTCTTCAAAAGATCGTTGCGAAGGTACATCAAATGAACGGCAATGCGTTCATCGTCTATAACCAGGAAGTAACCGGAAGTGATTCCGGAAAAACCACAATCTGTGTGATCTAATAAGAAGCGCTTCGGCGCTTCTTTTTTTACTTTTTTGCGTAAGCGATATATTATCTTTTTGGTAATCGAAAGACTCAAACAAAGGAGGAATTAAAAATGGGTAAAAAATCTAAACATAAAAAAGAGGACGTCTATGATGCATATGACGATGAACTTTATGAAGAAGATAGTGTTCCCGATCGTCATATAGATGGAGAACTCTCAGATGAAGAACTCTTAGAGTATCCACCAATGACTCTGGTTTATGATTCGTATGAAACTGCGTCAAAAGCAGAACGAAAGAAAGAACGAAAACGTCGGAAAAAGATGTATCATATGACCGATGATGAAATTGATGATATTTATGAAGCTTTGGGTGGAAGAGCTCAGGCTGCAGAATTTGCAAAACAGATTCGTGAATATGTAAAAGAGGTCGATAATTGGTTGATAATAAAAGATGAAACCACGATTGTGATCAATCGTTGTATGGACATTGCGTTACAGGGAGCGGAAGATCTGGCAAAAGGTGTTCCATGGATCTTCCAGTATGATAGCCTGATTGCGTATATGGATCGTTTAGAGGAGTATGGATGCAAATGAAATTATATCTGTACTTTCAGTTATATCCAATCAGTGACGATCTCTCATTTAATGACGATGAACTCAAAGGGTTGTACGCCTGGACAACCGATAAGGGTATCAAACATACATTCGAATGCACTCGGTATATGGGTGCATTCTTTAAGAAAGTAAAACGTGTGGACATTGATGCATCAGAGTTCAAAAAGTTCGCATATTGCAATCGAGATTTGCAGTTGATTACACTACCAGTACAGACAAGAACGAATAAAAATGCAACGATCATTGGGACTTACAAAGAAGACAACTTCATTACAGAATTGGTAGAAATCAGCGCAAACTTCATGGATGAAATATGTAGCTACGTAAAGGTATTAGTTATGTCGGGATATCTGACAAAACAAGGGGAAAACGACCTTAGACTTTTAAGCGATTTTAACGAACTGGCGTACGGATCTGGAATGGATGTGTTACACATGTTTTATCACACATTTATCCGTTCCTTTGTAAGTCCAAAAGTCTGGAAACAATTGGATGACGAATACGATTACAATGAAAGCGAGGAATATTAAAAATGGCAGTAAAAAAATCAGACGTAATTAAAAGCTTACTGAACACCACAAAGGAAAAGATCACGCAGATCTTAACCACAAATGAATCTTACGGAGATGCACACTTCCCGGTGTTTCGTGATGTGTTGTTGGCATCTCCAGATGGTGAATGCTTTAAAACAAATCCAGATATTAAGTATATCATTGTGAAATTAGATCCGTGGATTGAGGAAGAAGCAGGTAAAGTTCCAGCAATGTATATTTCCGATATGAAGTTCTACGATGAAAACGACACCGAAATGAATACGGAAACGATTGATTTCCATATCACAGATGACTATTACGACGAAGATGATACACCGCACGTGGATGAAGCAGATGATATCCGCGTCACTGGAATCAATGCACATTTTCAGGTGACTCCGATTCGCAGTCATGACTTTAAAGATGAACTGCTGATGTTATCGCCAGTCTTCTTAAGTGTAGGTGGTCCGATCTACTCCGCAATTTCAGAATCTATCATGCACGCAATTGAGTTATTAAATCTCAATCCAAATGATGATACTACGGTTGTTTTGGAATTAGTACTTCCGGATCTTCCATATGTGCATGGAAATGAACCAAATCGTCTGGCAAAAGACATCGTAGCATTAGCAGAATCCTTGGCATACAAATTCTTAGATTTACAGGATCATGGTCTGGATATTCATACCTCTGTGATCTGGATTCGTAATGTCAATACTTGTGCAAGCATTAATTCCTACGTGAATAAGAAAGGAAAAAAGAAAAACAAGAAAAAATCCAAGTGATATATCATCTCTTTGGATATTAATAAAAACCATTTAAGGAGGACTCATTATGGGTAAGAAACACAAAAAGAAATCAATGGCAGAAAACATCCTCGATATCTTAAACATCGGGGAACAGCTCTTGCGTACCGGAGAGATTCGTATGAATCGCAAGGTTGTAATCAATATGGATGACCTTACAAAACCATCCATTGATAAGACCATTGGAGCTAGAATCGATTGTCTGGAAGACAAATCAGATGTTGCATTAGATAAAGAAGCGATTCTGGATGTCAGTGCAACTAATACAGATCTGATGCAGCATTATCATCTCTGGTCTAAAATCGGAAAAGGTGTGAACGCTAGTCTCGATAAAACCAAAATGGATCCATTTCCATGGAATTCCACAATCGTAGTCATGCTTCCACATAAGAAAGCGTGCAGTGCGTTTTCCATTTACGATTCCAGTCCACTTGGTAGACTGATGCGTAATTCCAACTTACCGTTAGTTATGAGAGCAATCGGCAACCGTTGGAGAGGTCTGATCGAAGAAAACGAGGGATCCGACTGCATTTTGTATGTTCCAGATCTGGTATACTTCGATGGAAGCAACGTGATGAATACAGACGTCCGTTTCAATTTATTAGTGTATGTAACACGTAAGAAACGTTACATCTATGAAGAATCTGAAGCGGAAACAAAAGCAACACCACAAAAAGAAATGATTCACAACTTGCTGACCTCTGCAGTGAAACTGGGAATCAAAGATATCATGATCAATCCAGTAGATCATCCACTTCTGCAGGCAGATGGATATGCAACCGTTGATGCATGGCATGAAGAAGAGAGTGATCCAACCGTTCGTTGCAATATCGAACGTATTCAGTATTGCATTCCAAATGAGGATGACTATATTATCTTCTGGAGAAGTCGCAGATAGTTAGAATACCTGAGAATAGAACCCGTACGCAAGTATTGGGTTCTATTTTTTCAGGCACACTGACTTAAGCGAACTTGAAAGGAGATTTATTATCATGATTACCGAGGATGTAGAAGAACGAGAATCACAGGGTAAACAAACGGTACATAAGCTAATGAAAGCAAGATCAAGAAGTTCTTGGAACTTCGAAGCATCTTATAACTCCGATTACGGAATTGACGACGGTCACGACGTCCCATATATTCATAATCGTTATGAGTTGCGTGAACTCTTGTCACCGTTATACATCATTGAGGATTATCTGGTAGATTACGACACCTATGATAACTTCTTCAACAAGATCTACAATATCGTGAAAGGTTGTTATACCATTCAGGTATGTAGAGAATACCCGGTAAAATTCAAATTTTATAGAACGGATAAAGAAACACACACCGCTCAATTACGGTGTTTTCTCTTAGATTTAATGGCATGGCGACCATTTGTAGAATTATATGGAATCCATGTCTTAGATGAGACATTCATTATGGATCCGGAGAAAGATATTCCAAAACTGGAGGACTTCCAGAATAATAAGATTATCTTGCCACTTCGTGATCATCATGTAAAATCAACCACTGTCAACTATGCAACTTCAGAAGTTGGTCACTTATTCCGTAGTATCAGTTTGAACTTCTCAGACATTATGGGATTAAGCTTTGGAACCGCAGACTTCCTGGAGATGTACAATGACAATGAAACCATTCGTGGTTTGATGGATACCACTTTTGATGACCTGTCACAACCACATGAAATTGAACAACGACTGGATCAATCTCGTGAAAAGTTAATTCAGACATTGGAAGGACAAAAAGAGAATACCATCGGTATCATCTTACGTTCCGGTACTGGTATCAAACACAAACAGCTTTCCGAGTTTATGATCGCCGAGGGATTAAAACCATCTCTGGAGGGAAATACGATTCCGATCCCAATTCAGACATCTACCATCAAGGGTGGTCTTGATCGTCCAGCATATTTGTACATTGACGGTACAGGTGCTCGTAAATCTATGGTTACCAACAAGCGAGTTATGGGTAACGCCGGATACTTCGGTAAATCTTTAACGCTGCTTGCACGTACCTTATCTATGAGTAAAACGGTTGCAGACTGTGGATCCAAACATCTGATTCCTTATGAAATCAAAACTAAGAAGCACTTACAGAAACTAAATGGAAAATACTACAAGTTTAGTTTGGATGATCCGGACTATCAGGTATTAGACGCTAATAAGGATACCAACTTGATTGGACAAACTCTTTGGTTTCGATCTGTTATTACTTGCCGCTTAAAGAATGAAGTGTGCCCAAGATGTATTGGTTTAACTGCCAACATCAATGAGGATATCGCCGACGGTATTGCAGCATTCCAGACAGAGGAAACTACTAAGGTTATTAACCAGAACGTGTTGTCTACGAAACACCTGTTAACAACTAATTCCGAAGAGATCATCTTTAGTGAGGGATTTTCTGACTTCTTTACTTTGATCAACTCAGAGATTTATCCAATCGTAAATAACAACCCTGTCTATGGTGACGACATTAACAATTACGGAATCTATATCAGCAAGAAAGACTTAACAAAGATTTCAGAGCTTGACGACGATTCCTTATATAATACAGAGATTGATACTGGTCGACTTTATATCCGTGATTTAACTGGAAAAGAGCCAGATAAGCTCATCTGCACCTTAAACAAAGACGGAGAGCCTGAGAATACAGAAATCTTCGTAACTAAAGAAGCATCTGACATATTAAAGAAAAACAAGAACGTGATTCCATTCTCAGAAGTCGATGACAACGTAAAGATCTTTGAGGTTGCTATTCAGAACAACGAGCTGACAAAACCGTTGTATGACATGATGAACCTCATCAATAAGAAAGCACAGATTGATAACGAAACGATGGCAAGTATGGCACAGAAATTACTTGACCTGTTAATCAGTGCTGGTATCGGAGCCACTGCTACTTCATCCGAGATGATCATCAACCGTATGATCCGTAGTATGACAGATGTATACAAGCGTCCAGACTTAGATGAAGTCGTGGAAGATGCGAACGGAAATCTGGTACCAGTAGATCCACCACAGATCATTACGGCTCGTCAGGCGTTAGAGAAGAACATATCCCCATACATTGGACTTTCCTACCAGAACATCAAACGACAAATGATCTCTGATGATTTGTATACGAAACGTAACGAACCATCTTATGTCGATCCGTTGTTTGATGAGAAAGTCCCAATGGATAAACTCAAAGAATACGATCGTTTAATTGATCAGAACTATAGACGAGCGTGCCAGGAAGACAGACGAAGACTCTACGAAGAGACATTTTACAACAAAGCCTATGTGAAGTCATTCTTAGAAGAATTTGACAAATATGAACATATAAACGCTTAATTTAAATAAGAGGTGAACCCAGATACGGATTCACCTCGTTTATTATGAAAGGAGAATATTATGGATATTTACGCCCGCATTTTAGAAGCACGAGAATCTTTAAAAACAATTGATCTCCCAACAAAACCGGTTGGAGTTTTATTAAAAGAATTGATCGATAAGAAAGGAATGAATATTTATTCCTTAAGTTGTAGCTCTGGAGTCAGTAATGCACAAATCGCTCGTATCTTGCAAAATAGCGTAACCCGACCAAAATTTGAAACCATGATTGCATTTTGCATTGGTCTTGGATTAACTTATGAAGAATCTATGATGTTTTTCAGAGATGCTGGATATTATGAGTTTGAAAATAGGAATCTATTCCACAACGATATAGTCTTATACACGATGATCTTAAAAACACCAGGACTCGATTTAGTACATGCAAATATTTTGTTAATTCTTGGAATGTATGAACTTATGGATCATGAGAATAGTATTAGCTGGATGCCTTCATTACTGCCGTCATCTTCAACTGCAGCATATGATATTAGTAGAAAGTATCCACAAGTATCGTCATCCAGTATTCAAACATTAGTGGAACTGTATGAGTATTCCAATTCTGATGTAATACGTATTACACTAAAAAAACTTGAAGCTATCATAACTGAATGGGAGAAATCAAATGAATAGTGGGGAGACTGATTATGAACGAAATTTCGAATGACATTTGTAACAACTTTGTGGAAGCAGATATCTTGAAATATATGAATTGCAAACATCCGACATTTGGACAGGCACTTTGGAAGATTCTCGATTGGAAAGAAATGAGTGTAAAAGACTTGTCCGAAAAGTGTTATTTGAGTACTGGCCAGATCTATCGTTATTTACGCGATGAAATTCGATTTATACAAATCGAAACAGTGATATCTTTTTGTGTGGGACTAGATGTGACACCAAGCATATCTAAAGTATTAATTGACCTTGCTGACTGTGGGAACGCATTTGATACGTCCCGTCTTAGTTATATTTATAAATTCATTATTAAACATGCCAGAGAATGGACATTGGATGATGTGAATGAATACATCGATACACTCAATGAAGCATCTGGAATAAGATGGTTGGAATATTATCCAAATAAGAAGAGTTATCAAAGACATTTAAAAACCGTACAGGAGGGATAAGAAATGAAAAGTTTAAAGACAGTTGTAGATGAATGGTTAGGATCTTTAACAGAGGAAGAATTTCATGAACTGTTTGGTCCTGACGTCGTCACTGATTCAAATGGTATGGAGTTAATTGCCCACCGTAAATTGAAAACTGACAGCCTTTATGGAATCTATGCTAAAGGTATTCCAGACAAGCCAGCACCGACAATCACCTTTGGCCCACGTGGAAATAATTCACATTGGGCCGTTAATGGACGCCCAAAAATGGATGCAGTAGCTGGTGCTGCATTTGCAAATCAGTTATTATTTGCGATGTGTCGAGACAAAGACCTGGTTAAATCCATTCGTGAAGTAACGAAAGAACATCCGATCTTTGATGTAACACAAGGTCAACTTAGTACCGTAAATGAAAGAAATGTGGTAACTGTTGCATTCCATATTTGCCACTTTATTGATCCATCTATCTTATGTATCGTACCAATACAGATTATGGTATTATTCATGACTTATTATTTTGGATATACGGATAACCTGAAAGCATATGTGCATTACGATTTCCGTAAATATATAAATCTCGATGATATCGTGCCTCGTCCATTCGTGGCAACCGAAGATAAGGTTGAAGCTCCGAACTTCTTAAATGACCGAACTATGTCGTTTCGTTGTGATAAGGCTGGCTCATCGATTCTGAACTATAAAAACATATACAGTCATGAGTACCTTGGTAATAAATTCAGTAAATTACAAAATGATTGCTGGTATGATTTTGTATATGTACATCCATTTACCTTGCTGATAAATATCGTAACTGGATGCTGTAATTATTACTATTTCAATTATGGCTGGGACTATACAAGACCATCCATGGAACTATTATTATCCTATTCTATGGAAGAACCAGACATGGATAATACCCTTAATTATATCGTAGATTCAAAAGTGTGGGAAGCACGAAAGAAACTGGGATTATCTGGAAAAGAGCCAAAACCATCACGTAAGCATGAACCAATTCCAGAAGAATTTGCATTTATGAAACCAGAACTTATTATCAGTTGTGCAGACAGCATGTTGCATATACCAAGAGGATTTGTTGATCGGTGTTTCGATCTGTTTCGATCATTCAATGAATTAGTGAGGTGCTACCGAACATATGCAGATTGCCTCTTATTTGAACATATGATCGTTAGAGATCCACGAGAAGGTCATCAGTTCTTTATAGCTGAGCTGTATTCAGTAACCATGAGACCGCAAAGAAGTTCTTATGATATTTCCATATATACTCTAATCCCAAATTCTATATATGGACGACTTCATTCTGGATATGATTACGGGTTTTTAACTACACTACTTCGAGATCATGCGAGACTGAATCCATTGAACGACATGATGTTAACATATGCTAAACAACGGAAAGCGAGAGGATTAAAACATGCAATCACATGGCCAGATTAATGAACATGAAAAAGCTCTTAGATTCTTATGGATCACTGCATTTATTATGCTTGTAATTATCACTGTCTCTTCAATGTGGTTTGCCCACATCATGGAGACACGAGAGAATCAAGAAACCAAAGAAGTAACAACACCGGTGAGTTTAGGGCGCGAGTTGGTGGCGCCCTTAACACCACCGACAACAACCCCAAGAACCGACTATCTTTCTTTTTTTATGAACCAGTCGCCTGTTAGTCGTGCGGAACGAGACAACAACTTTAAGATGGATGTCTATTTTCCAGATACACGTACCTCTGATGAAGTCGCTTGTGCACAGGCATTATTACAGTATGCTGGTTTCTATATCGACACGGAAGAGTTCATTTCCGAGTATGTCGTAACTGGTGAATTAGAAACAAAAAATGATGGACAATTATATGGGGATCATCCCATCGACGCATTCACCGGGGATCCAAGATCGGATACCGGAACCAACGGAGGTTATGCCGATGTGATGATGAACGCCGTGAGTCGATTCTTACGTGAGTACGATGCTTCCTATACGGTATTGAACTTAAAGAATCAATCCATTGAGCAGTTGGACGATTTAATCTTAGGTCGTAATGTTCCAGTATGCATATGGACAACGCTCGGGAAATACGAAGATGCGCAGGGGGATTCTTGGCACACGACAGAGGCCGGGGAACTTTTTACGTGGGATACCCGAATAAAATGCATGATCTTAACTGGATACGACGGAGAGTATGAAATCGTTGGTGACCCAACTGAAGGAACCACTGAAGAATATGCGACTGATGTATTATCCTCAAATTATGATAGCTTAGCACGAATGGCATATGCCATTGTACCAAAGAAAGGTGGAAACAATACACCCATTCAGCGAGCGATCAATAATAAGGCTATCTTTTCATATTCTGGTGATGTCATCGACTATCATCAGATGTATGGGTATTAAAGAAGGACTGAGAATGATCTCAGTCCTTCTTCTTATTTCTTCGTTAATTTGATTTTGACGACGTTTGCCATCACAGAGATTTCTCCATCACAAGAAGATTCTTCAAGTTCTTTAAGAATCTTAGATGCAGATTTTTTGATGTCCTCCGCACCTTTAATGGTGATGGTATGTACATGGATGGTCAGCTTACCATCGGATTTTTCTTTGTATTCTAATCTGGAGATATCGTCCACGGAATCTTTCAGAAGATGAAAGATCATCAAGAATTCATCATAATGTGTACACATCAGATCTTCTAATTCTTCGATCTTCCCATTGCTGATTGATTCCGCAAAGGACGGTAAAGTCGATTTCATTTTTTTCATGTTGGTACCCCTTGCTTGGTTTTTGAGGTTTCTCACCTAACGTACGCGAAACGCAGGATCTTTTAATGTCCTTTTTCCATCTGTTTTTGTTCTTCAAGCATTCGTTTGGAACGAGCTTCTACAAGCTCCATCAGGCGCTTGTAGCTCATTTCATACATAATTTCATGCAGCGTCAGCTGTCCTTTGAAGAAAGTCAACCAGATGTCTACATTGGACGCCATTTCGACACATCGACGGTTGTATTCTGCAGCGTTTCGCGGGCAAGAAAAAGCAGGTTAGAAACGTCAAGCGGAACCAGTCTGGTCTTTGCACCACAGTTCGGGCATACCACGTTTTCGACACCGATAAACGGTTCGGATTTATAACGAATATCATCAGCTAAAGAAGTAACGAGTTTCACTTCTTCAGGCTGTAAGCTGTTTAATACATCTAAGACGTCTTTCAAGTCTTCGTATTTATCATAGCTTCCAGTTCCGTCTGGTACCAGAACTTCTCTGACATACAGACAAGTGGAAAGGTAATTTAAGGATTCACGGTTCGGGTTCTCACCAAAGAGTCTTCTAAACTCAGTTGGATCATTAACCGGAATCAGTTTGTACAGATAATCGTACAGGGTTACAACACCAATACCAACTACGTATCCGCTAAATGGAAGCTGGATATAAGTAAGGTTATTTACTGGTGCTTCTTTTGCAAGTCTCTCGTAATCATATGGGGATGCAGAGATCAGTTCTTTGTAACGTGTTAACCAAGCATCCGGACAGTGGTTGAACTGAATGATGGATCTTGTGTTGAACTGATGCTCAAATTCACGGCCGCAGCTCTTGTTTCCACATGTTAAGGTAATACCCTGCATTTCTGGGAATGTGGATACATACAGTGCATAAAGTCCCATATTGAAATCATTGAATGCAAAATGCTTCATGAAATCATCAATGTCTTTAAATGGCTGGCAAGAGAGATTCTTCAACTTGTTGTAAAACACGCTGATCTGTTTTCTGACATTGTTAAATCCGATCATATCCGGATCCAAACAAATGTCACGCATCTCACCGTAACTCATACCAGAAACCTGTCCATGGAATCCGGAAAGTGGGAATGCTACTGATGTATGAGAATCAGAAAGCTGATGCTCTACTGCAGTTGCCTGGAAGGTTTTCTTTGGTGCATCTGGATTATTGACGTTGATCTTGATGGATGCAATGTCAAATTTCTTTGTGGATGTAAGAAGAATCTGATCGGATTCATATATGGTTTTCTTTTCATCTGAGGAGAACTCGATCGGTTTCTTTCCATATCCAGTTTTGTCAATTAAGATCTGAACAAGTTTTTTCTCTTCTTCGATCTTATCAGCTGGCTCTTCGAATGTATCATCTTCCAGCTGTTTTGTAATGGTTCCATCCGCTTTCGCTTTCATAACCTCTTCTGGCTTCTTACCAAGAGAGTACAGTGCTTCTGTCTGCGGATCATATTCTCCATATTCTGCAGTACGAATGATGAAGTACTGCGGTGGATCATTAACCTCGTTTCCGAGATTGTCTGTATCCTTCATATCCCAGTACGGCTTTCCGTCTGCGTCGTATTTTAAGCTCTCTAACTCATAATCGACACGTGCGTATTCTGCTGGGTTTTGTGGTCTACGAATCAGAACAACCGCTTTACGGTTGATTAATTTCTGATCCTCTTCGTTCATACGCTCCTTGATTCCCTCTTCACGTTCGATGGAATCGATTGGATTACGGAGTTTCTTCTCTTCTTCCTCCGCTTTGTAGGTGTCTTTATTGATCACCATTCCATGACCTTCAGCCTGCTGTTTCTCTAACATCTGATCCAGAGGACTCTTTTCCTCCTGTACAGGTGCTGGAGTTGGTGTTTCTTTTGCAGCGGTTTCTTCTTTATTTGCTTTGGCGGCAACCATGTAGGATGAGAGATCCATACCGGTATTTAAGCCACCGTTTTCGTTCATGTTTTCTGCCATGTGTGATTCTCCTTTTAAGCTAAATTTCTTGTTCCTTATCGTTGATGACGAAGTTGAACTGCATCTCGCCGTTTTCCAAGACAGTTACTCCTAAGACCAACTGGACATCTGAGGTATTATGAATCGTTGGGAGAATGAATACCAGTAGAGGTCTTCCATTCCACTGATCCACTTGAACATCAATGTCACCAGATTCTACCAGTGGTAGAAACTCGGAGCACTGCATTGCCATTTCTACTTTGATTGCGTTCGTATCAATGCCGTCTTCAAACTCATAAAGATATTGCTGAATATACATCCCAAGTCCTGGTTGGGATGGATAGAAGCCAGGTTTGCCAAATAATAACAAAAGTAAATCTCTTACGATAGATTCATCAGACGTATAGAGCTTTACCTCGTCAAAATCATTTAGGGCAAACGATGGGTTCTGTTGTTCCAAAGTGTCACTCATAGTTTGACCCCCTTTATGGGTTTTAAGGAAATGTGGTAGTGCCGAAATCTAAAATAATACCCGTAAAGTAGTTTTGAATACTAATATATCATTTCCGTGAATCAGAGAAATCATATAGATAATCCGTCCAATAAACTCTGATCAGAAAAGTCCATAGCTTTGAAAGAAAAGCAAAGGGTCAAATGATCTCCCATAACCTTTTGGTTATAAAATGTATGATTCGGCTGACGGAAGTCGTTAAGAAAGAAATATTATGACAATTCTATCTAACCTTATAGCAAAAATCGACACTACGACAATGGATACAACAGTGGATGGTGTTGTGAAAATGGTCAATTCCATGATTGCATATGGTACATTAAATAACGCGGACGACGCTGTCGATTTATTCAACATTATTGACAACAAAGTACCAATTCGAATCAAAATTGCAATAGTTGCATGGATGATGTCTGCACACTTTGTGCATATAGACGATTCCATATTCGACGACGATGGCATCTTTGTTGTCGACGCAGCAACCGTTAGACAAAACACTAAAGCCGCAAAGAAGGCTTTACATAACAGGACAATTCACCTGCACCTGGTTAATCCAGATCTGGTGACAAGATCCAAACACAATTTCTTCGGTCACCCGGTTACAACTATGATTGTAACTCGTGGTGGTCGCTAGAAACTATTAACTGAAGCGGACTTTACATCCGCTTCTTTTTTTGTCTTACGGACTGAAAACAGTGGTATAAGCGGAAACATTTAGGAGGTGTAACATTTATGCCTAGAACCAAAAAAATGAAGTGTCCGTTTTGTGACCACATTGCTCAAGATGGACAGCACTTAATCACACATATTGATCGCAAGCATGCCGATCTGGTTCCAACAGATATGGTCACTGATCAATATGTGTATTTTTTACGTACCGGTAAGAACGCTGGTCGTTGTGTGATTTGTGGCAACCCAACTGGTTGGAACGAAGCTACTGGAAAATACAAGCGATTCTGTGAGAATCCTGCTTGTAAAGAAAAGTACCGTGAGACTTTTAAGAAACGTATGATCAACCGATATGGAAAGACCACCCTCTTAAACGACCCCGAGCAACAAAAAATAATGCTTGCGAATCGATCCATCAGTGGAGAATACACTTGGTCGGACCATATACACAAGTTCCCCTATACTGGTACATATGAACTTGATTTCCTGAAGTTTATGGATGAGTGTATGGAAATGGACCCAAATGATTTAATGGCTCCATCTCCTCATACGTACTACTATATCTACAACGGAGAAAAGCATTTCTATATCCCGGATTTTTTTATCCCATCTTTGGGATTGGAATTGGAAATCAAGACACATGAAAATATGCATCATAAGATCCAAGCGGTTGATGCAGTCAAAGAGAAACTCAAAGACCAAGTAATGGCTGGTAACAAGAATACCTTTGATTACTTAAAGATCGTTGATAAGAACTATATGTCCTTACTGGACTACTTACAAAAAGCAAAAGACCGCGCACTTGAACCGGAAGAGGACCGAAAAAAGATTGTTATGAGTTATTAGAATACCCGTAACGTTTCTCTAAGAGGTGAGATATCCAAAAAAATACGGGGAAGACAAGCTTCCCCATACTTTCGAGACTAAACTCGTACAGCAAATGCTGCTGAGCCTGTCTCTGCGTTGTGTTCTCTAAGATACGCGTTATACGCATCTACACCACGCTCACGGGCTTTAGCAAGTTCAATGACTTTTCGAGCCCAGTCTTTATCACCACGGTGTGGCATGACAACACTTCGTGTGACGATATTCATGGCTGAATTATTCATATATCTCACCTCCTTTATGTATGATATCACACATATGATATATAACTATAAAAGGAGTATTTTACATATGAATACAACTAATATACTTGCAACGCGGTATTCTACAGATCATATAAACGTGGAACGTGGAATGGATATGTTAAACCATTACCCGAATTTCCCGGAGAGTGAACGTAGAACACCCGTTGCAATTTCTTTTTATCATGAAGTCTTACAGAAATGGATTGACAAAGGAAACCGTCCGATTGTCTACAATAAATACTGTGATGACTTCGAAATGGAACTTGGAATTGACAAGTTCGTACAACATACAGATGTGTTAGCCGATGTGACGTTATGGAAAGAATACGTCATGTTAAAAGATGAGATCCAGAAAAGTTGTTTGGATCATCCAAGATATCCAGATGTTCGTCAGACTGGGGAACGTTTGATGCAGGCTATGGAATGTGTCACGATTGATCCACATGATTGTGAAACCGTTTGGGGCTTGATTTGTGATATACATACATATCCAAGTCCACGTGGAACAGCAACCGGTGAGTATCTGGAGTTCTTAAAAGACTTCAGAAAAGACATTACGAATACCATTTTTGAGAAGTTACTTCCATATAAGTTTCATACCGCTGGATGGAGTGATGTTGCCATTGATGGTGTTGTTGGCAGTTACTTAGAGATGCTGATTCAGATGTTCTTTACAGAAGTTCAGACCATGCGTGGATGTAATATGCGTAACATTGGCCACTTCATGAAAACGATAGAAAGCATCATCTACTTATTCATGAAAGCGATCCATAAACGAAACGATGATATCATGGATCTGGATATGCGACCGTTCACTACGTATATCGAAGATATGTGTAATATTCATGTCACCAGTCAGATCCGGACTGATATTTACCGTATGGTAGAAAGTAAGCCAGATTACTTTGCAATCTTAGATCAGTTACATCCAAATTCTGCGTTCTTGAAAGCAATGCCGATGACAGATGAGTTTAATCGTTATAGAGATCATATCTCTAATAAGAGCATCGACGCCGAGTGGAATGGTTGGATCATTACTGGAAATGGATACTTCTCTGACCAGAAACTGATGACCAGAGATGGTGCTAGAACTCAGATCAATTCCGATTTTATGTATGCGATTGAGAAAATTGACAGTGATCTGATTCGTCAATATATGAATACAAGTGGAGTTAACTTTAAGATCGAACCAGAAGCATTGATGTTCTTAAAATCGGAAAAAGAAGTGGATCTTTGTAAGATGATTAAACCAGCGGTTGATGGTTACAGCGGTGAAGAAATTCGTTATGCTGTATACGTACCGGGACTTGGAATCTTTGTCTTATTCCAAGTAAATGAGAGTAAAGATGTCTTTGGAATTGGAATTGTGGAAACGAAAAACCAGGATCGACAGATTATCCAGTTTGGATATGATAAGTCTGATAACTACTATCATTTTATCTTTGGAGGTGAAGACTGATGGCTACCATGACTCCAGCAAAACGAAAAGAAATGCAGGATGCAATCTTTAAGTTTTTTAAGATGATTGACCCTTCCGGTATGAATGAAAAGTTCTACCGGGATCGGTTCGAAGGGATGAGTGACGCAGAGTTTGGAAGATGGTTTAAAGGATTCTTTGCTGATCCGAAAGCCTATTTACAACTACATACCGTAGACTACGATGCTCCAATTAACATGGATGCATTAAATCGAACCAGTAAGGCGTTTAACATTCCATTATTTGAGTATATTTATTTACCAAATATTACGATGGATAAAGAAAACATCGTAAGAACCCCCTTACCAGTCCCTAGCATCTTTTTAAATATCAAACGTACCCAGCAGACCGTTATGCATAAGAATGGACTGAGTACAAATATCCATACCAGATCTCCAATTACCAATCAGCTGGTTGGTGATGATAAGAATGGTCGAAGCTCGGACCTTGAAAATACGATGCTTATCAGTATGGGATTAACCAACTGCTTAAGAGAGTTAAATGGACCGAGATCTGACGATATGGTCATGAAGAACCAGATGCAGCGTGACATTAGTACTAAAGGTTACTACCGAATCGATGAAAGCGAGAGCAACGTAGAAAATAAGACAACGTTAAATACTGTAAACGTATACTTATTATCCATGGGCTTAAGCAGTGATTTGGTAACCACTGGTCTGATGACCAAAAATACACTGAAAGGTGAGATTTAGAAAGGAGACACAATTGAAGATATTAGACTTTTTCAGAAAGAAAGGCACCGAAGAAGATTCAAACCAAGAGACTAATACAGAATCTTCTCTTTCTCATATTATCTACGAGCAAGAAAAGATTGACGAAATGCTACAGAATCCAGGATTCGAAGTTTACAAACCATTTCTTCGGGTTCACCGTGATGAACTTGCAAAACTGTTGGCGGAACAATTTGAGTTAACACATCAAGTTCCAATCTATGATTGGCGATATGAGATGGTAAGAATTGCATATTACCGTGACATCATATCAATTTTGATTCACAACATCAATCTGTATATCCGGGCACAAAAGAAAGAACCTATCAATTTTGGGAGTTTGGAACTGTTTCTCTTAGAGGTTCTTGCAGCTGAACTTAAAATTACTAACGTTCCAGCTGTTATTGATGAATCTGAGATCGAAAACATGATGGAATACAACGATATGCGAATCTTATATAGAAACTTTATGGAAGCACGCAATCATTGGATTAAAACAGATTATGAAGTTATTATCGATTTGATTTACAAATGTGATAGAGATCGTGCTCCATATAGAAGATTTTATCGAAAAACAAATATTGATGAAATTAGGAATCTCGTAAATGATCCAGAATTTCCAGATGGATATACAGAGTTTGCATTATATAATGATCATCTATTATATACCACTTGGAAAGATTTCCGTAATCAAGTAGACCCAGATATAGCACTTTCAAAATATGTCGAATTAGTGTATGACATTGTTGTTTGGTCACATGTATGTCGAGTGGACAGCAAACACAAGGAATCCCGCAGCACAAATGGATTAATACGTTATGCGTATAATCATGCATTGATAGATGCATGTTTAAAAGAGTATGTCTGTTGGTTTCCATCAGAAGAACAAACCAAAAATATTATAGCGCGTATGCCGGAGAAAATTGATGAAATGAACACTATATCTACAGTTGAAAAACCATTTGGTGAGGAATTGCCGGAATCTGCAAGAAAAACACCTGCAAAATCAAAGAAGAAAGAACTACCACCGAAGGAACAGGCTCAATTCAATGATTTGTTGATTGACATTTTCATTGATGAAGATCATCCATTTATTAAGTTGTATTATAATGAACTCTTAACGATATACCGCCGGGCGTGTAGCTATCGATGGTGTTATTATTGAAGAATGTACACGCGGTGCAGTTAGTTGTATGATGAAAGCATTCGTAACGGAGACATTACGTGATTACCATGATGGTTATTTAACACCATCAAACATCCGACATGTTGCATTTAAATCAGGTACAACGTTACAACAAGCTATATTTTCTGATATGGATGCTTGGGATATTATCTTAAATATTTCATTGATCTTATTAGTTGAAAGTAAGACTATAACAACAGATAAAAACCTCGATGATCCAGATGTTCAAACAAAACATATACTTGCAGGTCTTAGAGCTTATATGTGTGGCAGATATACGGATCATGGAATTACGACGGTTGAAGAATATAACGCTTACAAAGAAACAGGAAAATATCCATCAAAAGATAAAAACGAATTACCAGATGAGTGGAATCCTGTGGAAAAAAGCTGGGATGAATTTCGAAATACGGGACTGGTACAAATCACCAATCAATTCTTACATATCTTTGGTTGGGCACTTACCTATGCCAAAGACGGAGATGAGTTGAGAGTCTTTCCAGCACGTGTTCGTTATCGAGGATTTGACGAAGGATCTCAGGCAAGAGCATACGAGAAACTTCAGAAATATATGATTGAAAATGCAGAAACCTTATATAAAGAGTCTGATTACGAAGACGAGGAAAAATAAATGAACAAACGAATCGAAAAGAAACATATGAAAATGAAACTTTTAAATCAGTCGATAGTAGCGCCAACGATGACAAAGTATTACAAATTGAAAGAGATTTGCCCGGTTGAGGTTTGTTCACCTATGGGGATTGATGCCGCCGTACGATATTTCTTGCGTTACAACTTTAGATTTACGAAGCGAAAACGTGCAATTGCAAAATATATGATTGCACACAATACCGATCCAGGAATTCAGCATCCGTATCTTAACTATGGAGAAACCTGCATGGCATATAGCTTGTACTATATGTCGATGTGCGAACGATATGATGCTTTAGTACCACCACTGTTTTTACCGGCATAGGAGTAATATATGAATAAACGAATTCGTCGAAAGAAAATCAAAGAAAAACGTAGGCAATATATCAAAAGTGTTGGACTATATCCTATGAGTACTGAAGCTTTGAGCGTTTACGCGATGACTGGGTTTAAAGACTGGTTGCCATTTTACGAAGTTAAACATAGAAGATTCCGTGCATGCGTAAATGGAACCATGCAGATGCAGCGGAAGATAAACCGTTTGTTTAAGTTAACAAAAACAAAAATTGCAGATATGTATTAATTGATAAAGGACTACGACGTTCCTGTCGTAGTCCTTTATTTTTATTTGGTTTCTTCTTCAGTTGCAGAATCAGCATCGTTAAGAAGCATAAGATAATCAACATTAGCTTCAATATCTGTGAGTCTGTCTTCAACAGTTTTTGGTTTCTCTTCCGTACCATCACTATGCATAGATTCACACATCTTTTTCGCATTCTCTTCATATGAGAGATTTGGATATGGAATGTATGGTTCTGGTTGTCTAATACTTGGATATTTTGCATTTTCTCCAAAATAGATATCGAACCCATTATCGTTGATAGCATACCAAAGTTCTGTACCATCTTTTTTATGGTAACCGCTATTAATTTTTTCCATGTTGTACCTCCTTATTTGGAAATCGTTACACGTCCGTTAAATGTACCTGTTACGGTCTGATACCCCGAAGTTGTGATTTCAGTACCATTGATTTTTAAACCTTTGATGAAATATCCAGATATGTGGGTATTATCGACGAACTTGATACCAGGACACACAATCGCTCCTCCAGATGTTTTGATAATAAAACTGGATTGTTCTCCAGCAGTTTTTAATTTAAGCCTAAACTCATACAACCCTGCAGTTGTAACTCTATAGCTAGTATTGTTGACTGATTTCGTTGTACTGTTATATGTATATGATAATATGCCGCTATCACATATGATGGTATCACCCTTATTGAACATCCAAGTTACTTTAGTATATACACCATCAGTACCAGCTGATGTTTTAGTAAAATCAATAGGATACACATACGACCAGTTACTAGCATCGTCATCACTATTAAATTTATATGTGATAATAAGAATGTCACGATATTTACATGGATACAGAGCCCATGATGCTGTCGTTGAGTTAGATTCAAATTTACCATCATCATTACGTGATGTCATTTCGCTAATATCCCGACTGGTTATTTTTGTAATGTCATATGAATCTTTTTCATCATGATATACATATACATTTCCGAAATACCCACCATAGTATATACTTGTATTTACATACTCTATCTCGTCTCCAGCTGTAATATACAGAGTCGTTCCTCGTGGATATGAATATGGTAAGCATTTTATTGTGTTTGAAGCTTTCACGCTATCAAGTTTATCTGACGAGACTTGTGTAAGTGCTACTGTATGTGTTGATTTTCCAATTTGCATTTTCCATTTATCACGGTACAACGCAAAAGTTCGATTCCAAAGAGATCCATAGGTATATCCATCAAGATACATATACAAATTTCCAAAATATACGTTATAATATTCACCATCATCAACAATGTTCACAATTCCAATGTTTTCATTATTTGCCGCCCAGACACGATCGAACCCTTTATTGCTTGTTGATGTGTTACCCCAAGTCGTACCTGCATTTGAGAAATTGAGTGTACTATTCGATTGTGAATATCCAATGACACTACATCCAGATGATGGATTATCTCTTACAAGAAGTACTTGGTATTCCTGATTGCTTGAATATGTAGAAGACTTGCACATATATACGAAATATACAGAACCATCCAACATAATATGGGAGTATGAAAACAGCTCCGAACCGCCGTTATTTTGATAACTTGTTGACCAATTAAGAGTGGTACCGAAAGAAGTATTTAATAACTGCGTACGTGTACCGGTTTCTATATTATATTTATATAAACATGTATTAGCTGAAGAGTCATTTAAATAATAGATATATTTATCTACCATAACTGCACCGTAACAATTCCCACTGATCAATACAGTCGTAGTATACCCACTGTCATCAAATGTGTTATTTGTGTTGACTGTCATTTTATGACGTGTTAACTTGGCACTATAATTATCATACATATATGTACCATCGTTACCGATGACGTTGTATATTGGAGAATATATAGTTTTAATGGATTCACCTACTTTAACCGTACTCATGTTAAATTTTGTGGAGTTATTAATAATTTCAGTATCCGGAGATCCATATACAGATTCTCCATTTCCAGATCCGCCACCAATTCCAGTACCAGTTCCTATTGTATTCATATTTAGAGGCATTCTACAGACCTCCTCTCACAACGAGTGTTGCTGATAAATCAATAGAAGGTTTCTCACCCCACGCAAAGATTGTTACAGAACCAGCACTCTGAGAATATCCGCTGATTCGATAGCTACTCAAAGCATCCACTAAGGTCTGTGAATTTGCATTGATAATTAAATCCAGCATATTAGATGCAGTGATTTTGGAGTTCGAAATCTTATACAAATATGGTACTGAACTACCTGTCCAACCACTTGAATTTAACGTAATATTTGCTAAATTGCTATTCCGAGAATAAAAGATCTCATCACTGTGAAAAACAGTGATGAGAAAAACTTCTGGTTTCAGAATAGCAATTTAGGCTCTAAGGCCAATAAATATAAAGAATATAGTGTAACACTAAGTGCTTCTAGTTGGAATGTTCCATCTGGTTGTACTTATGCACAATATTCGATTTCGAATACAGCAATTACAGAAAATTCAGATATTTGTATTACTTTACCAGGTAGTGGAAATATTCCGGATGCAGTAACTGATTGGATTAATGCTTCTGTAACTCCTGGACCACAGTATAATGGCAAGATTATGATTCATGCATATGGGACCAAGCCAACACATGATATTGTGATTATCATGCTAATTGGTTCAGACACCATTAGCAGTTAGGAGGTGATTGTATGTCGATTATCATACCAAATGGCGGACACGTGATTAATGACGCTACTGCAATACCATCTGATGTTGTATCTGGAAAAGTATTCTATAACAATGGTGGAAAGGTCGAGGGAACGTTACCAATATCATCATATGCAGAAATCAAATCAGTAACATTACCACTCAAACGATCAAATTCATATAATACCTTTACTTATAGAATCATGTATATGTATAAAACAAATGGAGCTCTTGATTTTGAGGATTGGACAGGAACTGTTTCTCAGAGGTATACATCAAGCATATCATTAACGTACACACACGTGTTGTATATCTCAATTGGAAGTACGACAGTTCCGCTAGCAATACATCGAAAATGCACAGCCATAGCGGCCTACGAAAAAGTACATACAGACAGTAATAGTGGTAGTACATATGAAGTCACTGATTATGGTGTATATGTTAAGTCTGGAAAGATATATACATATAGCGATAACGATTCCTATGTAACATTACCTACAATTAACCTATATTACATTTAAGGAGGTATGAATTATGCAGGTTATTTATGATTCAAAAGGAACAATTTTTATGCAAGGATCTGGATTTTCTGTACCAGATGGGGAGCTTACATATTCCGAGGTGTCTATTCCAGACAATCAATACCTGGTAAAAATGGATACTTCAAAAGATCCAGTGGAACCGGTATTTGCTGACTATCCAAAATCTGAAATGCAAATCATGAAAGAGACCCTGGAACAGCAACAGGCAGATCTTGATTACTTAAAATTACTTTCCGGAGACGAGGAGGAATAATGTATGAGTGTTCGTATTTTCGGATCCGGGGGGGGTAATTACGGATGCTACCGCTACTCCAGCGGATGTTGCTTCTGGAAAAATCTTTTATAATAATGATGGACGCCAGACTGGTAAATTACCTATCCAGAAAACAAAAACAATCACAATACCAAAAGGTACATATAATGTCAGACTTACTAGGGCAACCGTCGTAGGTGTTGTGGGTTATCCTCCTTACACTCAACTATTTGGCGGCGCGTATACAATGACAGCGCCTGCAGAGTTAAGTCGAGTATCATGTCTATATGATTCATATATTTTAAAGTTAAATATGAGTGTTGACAAAGTAGACTTCATACAATGCGATAACAGAAAATATCTCATTCAAACTACCATTGAAAACAGAGATAACAGTTATTGGAACACTTTAAATGCATACAACAATGATAGTATCGGACTTTATTATTATTGTGGAAACGCTGTGTTGAATGTTGTTAATGGTATTTGTACCAATATAACATATGCAACAACAAATACATCTGTGGATGTTGTGACATTATCATCTAATTGTGTGATTACAGTTGGATATCACTAAGTATATAACCTATAGGAACTAACTCCTATAGGTTATATACATTTGCCATTTGTTCGTAAATAGTATCATCCGGTAAACTTGTAGCAATTCGTCGTTCAAATTTTGGATGAACTTTGTACGCTTTCATTTTGTGAGTCTTACGATATAACTCAATTGCAGGAATCACAGGTTCCATATATTTCTCCCATAAATGGAAACTATTACAATGGCTTAAGATTCCTTGATAGGCATTAAACGTACCAAAATCATGTTCAGTAATCATTTTACCATCTTCATATTTCTTACGTAATTCCATCATCCTTTCAATCATGCGTTCTTTCGTTCGTCTACGAAGTCTTGTATACCCGTGATAAAATACATATCCACAGAAATCAACGCCTCGGTCATCTACTGGAAAGACTTGATAATTCCCCTTTAGTTCCAGATGGTATTCTTTTTCAAGTAACCACATTAAGTTATTATGTAAGAAGAATTGAAGTCTTTTCTTACTGGAACTATAAAGTGTCATATCATCCATATAACGAACGACTTCTTTAAAGTGGTACACTTCCTTGATTTTATGATCAAGGTCAGACAAATAAAAGTTCGCCAGATATTGTGACAGATACGATCCGATTGGAATCCCTCTGTCTCCTGGCGGACTATCAATAATCAAATCGAGTAACCATAACAGTTCTGGATCCTTGAAAATACGACGGAGTTTCTGTTTTAGAATTTCTCGATCTATGGATGGATAGAAATGATGGATATCAATCTTTAGACAATATTGTGTTGCTTTTACATCTCGTAAGTATGCTTCTGTTAATTTGATACACCGATCTTGTCCTCGACCTGGTAACGAAGCACACGTATGAAACGTAAACGTGCGCGCTAAATGGGTTTCAATTTGTAGGATAATTGCCCATTGAATAATACGATCTGGAAAGTATGGAAGTTTCATCAAAGTTCGATCTTTTCCAGATTCATTGATTACTTCGACAATATATTTACCTACTTTATATGTATGGTTGAGAAGTATATCTCGAATTTGCGCAAAATAATAATCCGGATTACTATCAACCATCTTCACTTCTTTGTAGAAAAGTTTGTCTTTTCTAGCATGTTTATGTGCTTCTCTAATATTTTCAATTGTACAAATCTTCTCGTACAGGTATCCAACTCTAAGCATGTATTAACCTCCTGCAAGTTTTGATTGGGCGATTGACTTTCGATAGTCTTCGAAATACTACCAAAAGTAAGTACCCTACCAACAACCGTCTATCCTGTAAGTTTTCTACCAAGTGGTAAGGTCGATGCTCCGTATGGTATAAGCATACCATGGTTATTCCTGTGTATAGTATAGGTTCTCGACGTGTTTAACGTCATCGTCTAGACGAGAACCATAATTGCTATTGCTATTATCACGGGAGTTATTGCACCAAAAGTTGAACAACCCATAATTGGAATTGGAATTCCAATTGCCTCCAACATTAGGAACGTTGCCGCTATTGAAATTGGCATTGTCGCAAATGCATCGACCCAGATGCCCGAAGGCACCTAAGTCAATGTTTTATTGTAGAAAACTTAAACTAAAAGAAAGCACGAGGTATAATTACAATTTACACAAAATTTCCGGTCGGGCGGACGGTAAATCGTGTCCGCCCTCAAAGATAGCCCAGACGAGAACCATAATAGCTATCGCTATTATCACGGGAGTAATAGCACCAAAAGTAGAACAACCCATAACCGGAACTGGAACTCCAATGGCCTCCAACAGAAGGAACGCTGCCGCTATCGAAACAGGCACCGTCGCAAAAATATGTTGAAGATGAACCTGTTCCAGAGTTTCCATCTACCACAAAACCAGCTTCGGTAGTACCAATACACAATGTATAGAAATTACCAACCCAAGAACTGTTAGAACCAAAAGAACCATTGTCCGTATATTTATTCACATCTGTAATGGTATCATCTGTGGTTGTCCATACATGATAATTTCCACTGTAAAAATTGTTAACAAATTGATACAAGTGTCCCCACAAGTCTTCCAGTCCGAACGCTTTAACAGAATTTCCAGAACTAGACGTACCATAAAAGAGTCCTTTTGTATTTGTAGAACCAGTTGGCGTGTTATCACCGGTACAACCATATCCAATCGTAGACTGTGAGTCCAAGTTACCTTTGAATTGAAGTACGTACATTACCTGTACAAACAACCATTGAAACCATCCAAGGCATCCATAACCAGTTCCATTTGCTTTACCATATGTATCAAACTGATTTAATGAATAATTTACAGATGGAGTTTTGTTAGACAAACTACGAAGTTTATTTCCGGTTACGTATCCAAGATATACACCCATATAGAAATAATCTTTGTCTGCGGATCCCCTCTGATGAGCATAGTACTTGAAATTGGAGTCATTTGGATTATCTGTCATGGACACTTTTACAACCTTTCCAGAACGAGATATCTTTACACCACGACGCGGGAACTGAATCATAACATCACCAGCTTTACCTGAAGTAATGTCAGCAGGAGATCCATTTTCAAATTTGGTATAATCATTTGGATTTAAATATCCAACAACTTTACCATCTTTGAATAAGCATGGTTTATACCCGAAAAATTCTTTCCAAGCTTCCACATCTTTTCCAGAGCTCATAGTAACTGCATCATCAGAATAGGTTCCGATATTAGAAGGATTACTGTTTGCAAGGTTTAAAATAACCGTCATAACCTTCCAAGGAATTGGGGTAACGGTTGCCTGTACTTGTTCGTGGTTGTATACGCCGTCTGTACTACAAGAGAATGCTCTGTAGTAATACGTCGTATAGTTAGTTAATCCACTATCTGTGTACGCCTTAGACTTGTATTGGTTTCTCGTAGAGTTTGTCACTACAACGGTTCCGTCGTTTTCATCTACTGGATAACTTCCGGTCTTACGTACAATTCTTGTGTAAGCCCACTCTACTGGATACTTGTCTGTAGTAGTATAATCTTCTGGATCTTCCCACTTTAAGAGAACCGCTCCATTCGAGGGTTTTGCTGTCAGGTTCACACAAGGTTTTGGAGCATACTGGCCTAAAGACGCACCCCATAAACCTGGATTAGAACCAATTGTTACCATTCCACCCATATTATGATTTCTCCTTTCCGTGTATTAGCAAGACAACTGGTAAGTCTACTTTCGGTTTCTTACCATATGCTTTAATTGTAACAGATCCTGCAGCGACAGCTCCAGGCACAAAAGCAGAGGCAACGTATGCCAAAGCTTGTGCATCCGTTACCGAAGAAGCAGGACTAATGTCCACGTTGCTGTTTGCTAAAATTTTAGAGTTTGAAATCTTGTAAGAATACGGAGCAGAAGAACCTGTCCAGCTAGCTGTTGCTAAAGTAGCAGTGATTGTTTGGTCTTTCGTTGCATCCAAGTCGCTCGTCAACGTAGAAATCTTGCCTGTGTTTTTAGTGACATTGGTGTTCGTTAATTCTAAATTGCTATTCAATTTAGTAATGTTAGATGCATTGGTCGCAATCTTGTCCGCTAACGTCTTGATTGCACGTGCATCTGCGATCTTGCCTTCAGTCGAAACAGTCAGTTCATTTGAAACGATACCTTTGACATCGTTGTAAACAACTGCTGATTTGAATGCTAAAGATCCAAACGCATTTGCTAAAGTTTGTGCCGAAGTTACAGTACTCGGCAAGTTTCCATTTGAACTTCTGGAGATGCTTACATCGTCTCCTGTGTTCTTAAGGTTCAGTATACTCTGGTTACCAGACGTATCGTACTTAATTAATTGAGCATGATAAGTCGTTGTTGTCGCCATAGATACTTACCTCCTTTCTAAGTTTGTTACTCAAAAATCCATCGCAGGTGTGTGTTGTGGCGATCTCATTTTAAGCAAAAATTGTAAAACTCAAACTCATTATGACAATGTTTAGAATCGCAAATTTCATCTAAATTATAATTTATACAAAACAGGCCTACTTTGGTGAAAGTGACCAAAATGGTCATTTTACAGAACCGTTATTCAGTCAGATGATTTGAATAGCAATTTAGTAAATATTACGTTAACAGCAGCAAATTGGGCGGGTTCAACGTCTCCATACACATATACGGTCAATAATTCGAATATCTATTCAAATAGAACAGTAGTTCTTTTGAGTTTACCATATAATATGACAGCAGATCAACGAACCGCTTATAAAAATGCTCAAATTGAGAGTGGGAACGTGAGTGCTGGTAAAGTTATTTTATATGCTTATGGTTCCAAGCCTTCGATAAATATCCCAATTGAATTATCGATTGGAGGTGGATACTAATGTCATTCTTTTCACCTGTCATATATGGAGGGGATTCTAAAAACCCAAATGCAAAAAAAGTTATCAGTCAATCACGAATTTCTAAAACTAACAAAAGAGTTTTGTAATATTCCTGCTGTCAAAGCGTGCCGACTTGCTACAATCACTGACACATATACCGAAATATATTTTCCAGAAGAACCATTTTTTGTTATAGGCAATGATCTGTATTGTGCCGGTGCTATTGGAGATTCCACCCTTACGCAGAACGAACGTAATATTCAATTTGCCATATATCATATGGATACACAAACATATACAAATGGAACAATTTCAATACCATGGTATGATGATTATTGCTCGTTGGAGGCAAGCTCAAGAGGGAGCTACGTATACATTCAACCAATTAAACGTATCAGTAATTTAAAATTTGTAGCATTTATAATGAGTTCATACTATTATAGCAGCGGGTCATCTAAAGGACGTAATATTGAAGTTAAAGCTAGTTGCATTGTAGACTATGCAGCATTAACTGCTACGAAAATATCAAATATTAATTCATCGATGAAGAACTATTCAAATTTCTATACAGGAGTACAATCGAAAGTGTATCTGACTAATCGTGGATATTATTTGAAAGATTCGAGATATGGAACCCCATGGTATAATCACTTATATACGTTTAATGTCAATACCGGTGCATATACTGAAATTGCAGATAAAGGACCGTGTTGTATTTATACGAATGCGTCTGGAATCGAATGTGGTTTTGGAATGTATTCCGAAGCTGAAAGTGGTTATAATGATATGGTGTACTATATTACAAGTGAAGGCTTGTCCTATTGGAATACTGTAGAACAAAGTAGAAGTCTCACAGAAGCATGGGCTATCCATCATTTTAGAGATAATTTACCAATATTTATTGTACCTAGCTCCAGTCCCGCATCAGTCATAACATATATTGATTCTCTTAGTCGTACATCAGTATCGCTTCGTCATGTAGGAAGTCTAGGAATATCGGAGTATATTGGATCATATCCATTTAAAAATGCTTCCGGTAGATCCGTTGTAGATTATAGTCAGACGAATGTTGTATGGTCTATACCGCTTATTGGGAGCATTACTAAAACTGGAACTATCGATGAATATATTGCCAGAATATCATTAGACAAGGAGGGCATTAAACATGATTAAATTTGAAAAACAGACATCTGATAACAAAGATGTATGGTATGAAATACTTGATGATGGTTTTAAAATTTATATTGAGCAAACGATCCGCCCGGTGATACATCAATATGAACCATATATACCAGACCCAACCAAATCATACGAAGAAAACGCTAAGGTGATGTGCGAGCAGTTATGCTCTGCAAGCAATGCAGAAAAACGATTTGTAATGACGGAAGACATGTATACTGAAATGCAGTCTAACATTGATTACTTAATGCTTCTAAGCGACCCAGATTCTGCGGCGGAAGCAACCGAATAAATAGAAAGTAGACCTAAAGACAGTTAGCCTCTAGGTCTACTTTCTTAAGCTTCTTCTTCAGGCAAAGCATCTGTATTATCTGTTACCAACATCAGATAGTCGATATCGGAACGGTTCTGGGCGGTATCAGATTCCAGTTTGGAAGATTTATCTGCCATCAATTTGATGTACTCATCTTTTTCGTACTGGATTTCATCGTATACATATAAGTCGTCCGGAACAACTCCATCAGGACCTGCTTCTGTTACTTTACGTACATTAGAGTGTACATAAACGGTATCCATACCAATGATTAATTCCGCACTGGCTTCTTTGGAGCCATGCACATCTTTTAATTCTACCATAAGCGATCTCACCTTTCTATAAGAATAACAAGATTTCTTATAGGATTGTACTGGTTTATGATCCTCTACCAGCATGAAAAAATGTGATACTGGATACAATCTCCAGTATCACATTAAAAACTAGACTAAGAAATATAATGGTTGGTTAACAGGTTAATTACAGATACATCAGTCGTCCAACACCTAAGTCAACAATAGAAGTTTCACTATCCTGTTTTGAATTTCTAACCGATATCGTTACGATGCTGAACATTCCAAGTCCTCCACCATTTAAGAATTCGGTATTGGCATGAGCTGATGAACAAGGAACTCTATTCCCAGAATTAATCATTGCATAATCACATAAATATGTGCTATCGCTACCATTTACTGCTTTTGGAAAGAAACCGCTATTGCTTGTCCCAATAACATTGGAGATATATCCTTTTTTACTTGCACCAGATGATGCAGGAGTGATTGGATTCGATCCTATCTTTGTGTACTTAGACGTATCTGTAATGGTATCGTCTGTCGTCGTATAAATATAGTTATCCGATCCAATAATCATATTATTAAAATACGTATTTCCATATCCAAAGACATTCTCAAGCCCAAACAATTTTACAGTCCATCCATCTGCGTAAACCATTCCAAGTTTATCACAATATCCAGTACGTTTAAAATCATCTGGGACAACTCTATCTGTATTTTTGTATGTTGGGAAACGTCCCTGGGACAATGATGTCAGGTTCTTTGTAGTAGCATCTCCCTTAAACTGCATCATGTACATACACTGGATATAAATCCACTGATACCATCCAATGATTCCATATCCAGTTCCTTTACGAATCGCAGATTTATATTGATTTTCTACATTCATCCAGTAACCTGTTGATAATAAAGCACCACCGAGATTTCCTCCTGAACTACCGACTGCATAGGATTCACCTACAGCAGGCCATACATGTGAAATACTGTATGAATCCGGAGTGCTTCCGTCCAAGATATCGGAATACATATATGTTAAATATGCTCCAAGATAAAAATAGTCTTTGTTGGCAGTTCCTCTTGTATGAGCAAAGTAATCGTAATTACTATCATTTGGATTTTCGGTAAACTTGATCGTGAGAATTGATCCACTATGGGTGATTCGAAGTCCTCGTCTCGGGAACTGAATCATGACATCTCCGGCTTTTCCGGATGTGATATCGGCACTTTCTCCATTCGTGAATATGGAGAAATCATCATTCTTTAAGTACCCAACTGGTTTTCCGTCTTTAAATAAGCATGCACGATATCCAAAGAAATCCTGCCATGCAGCAGTTGCAGCCGATCCTTTTCCTGTTGTAGAAATCGGACCAGTACCACTAATGGTTGCCCATGAAGATGGGTTTGATTTTGATAAATCAATGGTGAGTGTTGCGGTTCGATATGCTAGAGAAGATCCTGTGATAACAGTACACCAGCTATCGTCACTACACTCACGATTCCAGATACCATCAGTACTGCAGGTAAAGACTCTGTAGTAATACTTCGTATTTGTAGTAATAGAGGAGTCGATATATGGTGTTGCACGATACTGGTTATGTACCGTTGATGTGACGATGACCGTTCCATCGTCTACATTGTTTGGCATACTTCCAACTTTTCGAACGAGTTTCGCACAGTACCATTTTACAGTATATCCTTCACTATCTGTATGGATGGACTCCTCTGCATCATCCCAAGAGATATGAACGGCTGGTCCATGTATTGCATATGCAATATTATGTGCGGCTCCCGGTGGATAATTTGATAAAAATCCGGACCAAGGACCTACATTTGAATGTATATTAACTGACGACATATCTTAACTCTCCTTTCCGCGTACAATTAATGTGATTGGTATCGCAACGGTTGGTTTTTTACCATATGCTTTAATCGTTACGGATCCGGCAGCTATAGATCCTGGCATGAAACCGGCTGAAATATATGCATATTTTGCCGCATCGGACGCGGAAGTTGCTGGTGCGATATCAACATTGCTTGTCGCAAGAATTGATGAATTACTGATTTTGTATGTATATGGTGCAGCTGTACCTGACCAAGATGCAACTGCTAGCGTAACTGAGAAAGATTTGTCCCAAAGTTTCGCAATATTATTTTTATTTGTGGTTACCTGTGTTCCAATTCCACTTACAGTACCTTCAAGGTCACTAAGATTTGTCTTCGTTGACTCTAAATTGCTATTCCGAGAATAAAAGATCTCATCACTGTGAAAAACAGTGATGAGAAAAACTTCTGGTTTCAGAATAGCAATTTAAGCAATATTACCTTAAATGCAAGTGGTTGGACTGGTAGCTCTGCACCGTATAGTTATGCGATTTCAAATAGTAAGATCAGCACTGGAAATATTCTTGATCTTATTATTAATGCAAACACACAAACCTTAGTAGATGCTTTGAGTAGTTATCAGATTAGTGGATACAAACAAGAAGCTGGAAAAGTCACTATTTATGCTTGGGGTGAGAAACCTTCTGTCAACTTATCGGCAACACTTGTTGTGAGAGGAGGTCTGTAAATATGCCTCTAAATATGAATACTGTGGGTACTGGTACCGGTATTGGTGGTAGTTCTAACTCAGATGAAAAAAGCATGATTATGCGACCGTCTACGATCAATCCAGAATACTATGGATTGCTTGTATCATATTATATCGGCAATTATTCAAATATGTTACCAGAATCTGATAAGTCTTTTAACGTAATCAGTACACATCCGTACCTACAGCGCATGTTCTATTTCAAAAAACAATTGTGGGGCGTTTCTTTTAAAGTAGGACCAACAACTGGATCTAAATACGAAACTGTTACATTATATAGATTAGCATTATCATCTGACCGTAATACGTTAACAGGTACATCAGTACTCACATTTAATGTATGTCGTAATGGTCGTAAATATTACGATCAGATACTAATATATCCTGGTCAAACGTATATTTACTATATCGAAGAAGATGTCGAAACATACTGGTACCAAGGATCAAACCGAACTGCATCTTCTATGTGGTTTTGTAGATTCGATGGTACAACTTCTGAACGTATGAATAAGTTATACTCAGACGTGGAATATACACTTACTGATGATGCCTGGTTTGATAATAGTGATATGCGTATCAATCACTTTCAAATGATTGATCCTGTGAAAGAAGTATTTCTTCTATCGACATATAAAAGTTTATATAAAGTAGATCTATCAACAAGTCCTCCAACAGTAACAAAAATGGATGCAACACTCGATGAAGGAAGTAGTGAAAACTACGGATATTATTCCAGAGGATTGTATGATATTGAACTTGACAGAGAAACTATTAATAGTAACGGTTGGAAATACACAGCATATTTTCATTTAAGTGGCGCCTATATTATAAATGGACATGGAATTTGTCATGGAGCTTGGTATCAAGCATCGACAACATATGGATATTCTGCGATTGAGTTTGATTTCATAGACAATGGTACATCATTTACGATTCAGAATCCACAGATTATTTCAAGCGATCGTCTTATATTTAATCCGTCCGAAAGTGGAACTTGTGTTGTTGGAAGAGGCGTTGGATGGTCCTTACATATAGCGGCAAATTATTCCGACAAACAGAACCATATATCCCAAATCCGGATCTCAGTTATGAAGAAAACGCGAAAAATTATTGCTTATCATTATCTCATAAGCCTGATATGATCGATAAAGAGGTTGCGGACACCTTATATGCAACAACAGAAGACATGACAAGTCTCCGAAGTGATATCGATTATCTTATGCTTCTTAACGATGCTGACTCCATAGATACGCCCGAAGAATAAAAAAATAAGGATACCACGTAATTGTGGTATCCTTAATCTTATTTACTTCTCTGGACGGATGTACTCGTCCCATACTAACAACTCTTCGTTTTCAAATTCTATTGGAAGTTCAGCACCGTTAATTTCTAAAATTGGGATTCCTAATCGTCTTAAGTATTCCATTAAATACACGGGTCTTTCATTCTCAATTCCGACGATTGCCATATCACCTTTTAAATACGTGATATCTTCAGTTGCAACAAGCACTCTTTCAGATCCAATACCTCGTAAGATATCTTCAATGCATTCTCTCGCAGATATATTACTAATCACCTGCACGTCTGGTTTCTCATAAATCCATGCTGGGCCATATTGTTTTCCAACACTCTCCCAGAGCTGATCAAACTCTGCAGTACAACTAAAAGCGCCTCGGTATAAACTTTTTACGAAAATGATATGTTTAAATCCTTTCTTTCCCAACCATCCAAATGTTTTTAACAAATAGCGGATGTCAAATACAGCTTCCCCAACTTTTTCATTATCAAGTATGATATAATATAAATAACGAAGTCTTATAATATCCAGATTGTCAATATTGTCATCGTCCAAAAGATCCTCAAGTCTGGTTCCATCGTTTACATGCCATGCATACTGGAACGCAAACCGATCTTCTCCTTTTACGTTTGTTTTATATGGAAGCATTAATTTTTGTGGCATTGCCAAATCTTTTATGACAGCGCTTGCTTTGTCAACTGCAATATCATGCTGTAACATCGCTTGTGCGATTTCTTTTAATCTTGATGATTTCATTGGTATTGTCCTCCTATTTTGACTGTAATTTTAAGCGATATCCACGATCATCTGGCAGGCAGCGAGTCTCACCAATGACACATTCGTTATGATTGACGATGATATGTCCCTGGTCCATATATTTCTTGAAGAAACACTCTCGAATCTTAATAGAATCCGAAATCCAGATATCAGTATCTGGAATGATGATTGCGCAATGTTTTCCTTTTCTGGAGTCGTCGGCTAACCACGGATCAATCACTTTCTCTATTGTAGCAGCTCCGTACTCGATTTCCTTATACGTAATACGATACCTGTGCTCATCCTCGGTTCTCACTTCAAATGTACTAGAGACTGCATCCTGTAAAACAGCACGTACAGAACTATGAGAATAGAGAAGTAATGATTTTGGTCGAAATACAAGAAACTCATCAATTCCAGTTGCATGATAAATCTGCTCACAGGTTTCGTCAGTTACGCGTATAATATTTGTAGTAATGTAATTTGAGTGTAACATCGTTGCGTAACAATCATCCGGATCAAAGCCTTTATCCTGAATGAATTTCCATACGGTGTAGAATCGGTCGTCTGTATCTGGTTTGAAGAGTTCATTCATAGTAAAGATTGGAACCCAATTCCAAGTATATGCACGTGCGGAACCACCTAATAACTGGATAACCAACTCATCCATTGTTCCCTTGTCTTTAATGATCTGGCTCATCTGTCCGATTGTGTAAATAGCATCGGTGTTCATTTCTAAATCCTCCTTGAATTAAAAATGGGCTAGTGAATTTCACTAGCCATATAAGTATTATTTGCGAATCATTGCTCTACAGATATTTGGAATCTGGTAATTTTCTGGTACTACGACGTTTTCTACGCCAACGAGCATAGCTCCTTCATGAGCCGCCCAGCAACCCATCATATCTCGTGGCTGAATACTGATTGCATCTCCAGCTTTATTCATTTTTGAGTAACATGGATTCGCAGAATCATGAATATCGTCCATCATGATTGCATATTTTCCATCTGTCTGATTCTTGATCATATTTAGTATCTTATAACCAGGTAATTCGTTATCAACTGTGATATCTAAGTTTGCATGGTCCTCACTCAAATGGCGATTCATAAACTCTTTAGAATTGATACGCATGCCAAGATCGGTTCCTGTCATAATAACATGTTTAATAGTTGTATACTTTGCGAGAATATCAATTGCTTCACTTTTCGCATCAATCTCAGCCAGATCATATCCACGAAGATGATCATACCAGAATAATTTATCATATTTTGGAATAAAATTCACAACCTGCACATAACAGATACGATCTCCGTATTTTGATACGACTTCTTCAAAGGTGTTGTTATCGCCAACCTGCTCCATATGATCTGGGTCGTATCCAAATACCTGAGCGGATGGTGCATTGATACGACGAATCATATTGACGATAAAATCATACGGTGCGTTCTCCTGTTCTGCCTGCATAACCATGTCTCTAAGTAATACTTTCTGTAACTGAATCATAAGCTATATCCTCCTTTATCCTATACGTTATTTATCAACTTCCTGTGTCTGTACCAGAGTTAATGCTTCCTTAAACGGTGCTTTTACCTGCATATAGGAATACTCAACGAGCATACTACCCTTATGCATCATCAAGGAAATATCACGACTACATGTACGAATCATATCCAGATCTGGAACCAAAATCAACCAGGTATCAGTTTTCGGTGCTTCGTCGATCTCAGTTCTTAATGCCGTTATACGAGATGCATCCTCTCCATGTTTCATGAATCGAATTTTGGACTCCAGTTTCGGTTCTTCACATGTTAATTTTTCAAAATTCTTCATGCGAATACTCTCAGTTGTATCATCACCAGTATCATAAGTATAAATAATAACATGATCGAACTTGCGTACTTTCGTAATGTCTCTCGCAACTTGAATTGCATAGCAATCAGTCTTTCCGATGGTATATCCATGCGAGTAGCTATCGCCATTCATATCGGAATCGTCTCTTGGATAGATGCCTTCAGTATCATATTTTCTGGTACGCATCAGATACGCTTCTGGGTTTTCTTCAGAAATGCTATCCATCAGAGTATTGAAATATCGATGCTGACCACGAAGCGCATGACCTTTTATGATTTTCGATGGTAACGGCATCAGGAGATCTCTCATATAGTCATTGAATTGAACCGGTGAAATCTCTGTTGATTTGTAATAGCCTCCAAGTTTCTCTGCGATGTGCTCTAATAACTCTTGATTTTGAATCATAATATAAATCCTCCTTTGTTTTAATGATTCATAAAGATAATATATCATTGATAGATATGAATCATTCTATCTAAAAGTAAGCCTAGAAATAGAATATTCCTACAGTGAGTAGGCCTACCATAGAAAATGCAAGGCCTAGACAAGAAACAGAAATGCTATGTATGATGAACTAAAAATCGGGTATTTTTGCTTCTCCGACAGCGCAAAAATCGGCGACGAGAAGAAGACGAACCCTACTACTAGAATTGCTATTCTGAAACCAGAAGTTTTTCTCATCACTGTTTTTCACAGTGATGAGATCTTTTATTCTCGGAATAGCAATTTAACAGCCATAACCTTAGCACCTGCTAACTGGACTGGTACTTCAGCTCCATATAGTTACGTTATTTCTAACTCTAAAATTACTACCACCAATGTATTAGACTTGATTATAAATGCAAATACACAGGATTTAATAGATGCCATTGGTTCTTATAAGATCAGTGGCTATAAACAAGAAACCGGTAAAGTAACGATATATGCCTGGGGAGAAAAACCTTCAATGAACTTATCCGCTACTTTAGTTGTGAGAGGAGGTTTGTGATATGCCTCTTAATATGAATACAGTCGGTACTGGGAGTGGTATTGGTGGAGATTCCAGCACGTCAGATAATATCATGGTTATTACTCCTAGCGAAATATATGATACATATTCAGATGTATCACCAGTATACTATATTTCAAATAGTTCATTTCCAAAAACTAGAACTTTAAAAAATGCTGGAACCGCCGAAACGTATATGCAACAAATTTTTATATTTAAAAATGAATTGTACGCAATTACTATAAATAACCCTTATATTTATACAAGTTCATACAATACATCGAATAATAACATAGTAGCATATATGAATAAGGTGACTTATTCCGAGGGATCACTACAATTTACAAGATTATTTTCGTTTACGACATGTATTTATTACTATATAGACGATCAACGGCAATACGGACGAAGTCAATATTCTCTCGATTCCAGGCCACTTGCAATTCCATCAGCCGATTATATCTATTATGCAAGTTATATACAAGTAAAAACCGTCGATCCTGGTACAGGAAATACTACGTTTTCATACAGAGATTCATTGTGGAGATTTGATGGTACTACATCCGAAGAAATGATTTTTCCAACTCCAATTGGATTTAGTAAGGCACGTACGTTTACCCAATTAGATCATGCTTGTAAACGGATACTTGTTGGAAGTATTAGTTCATCGTCCACTTCTTGCTATATTATAGATGTACAAAAATATACGATAAGTACAGGAACATTTCCAAGTGGTATCACAACTAACGTAAACGGATATTACACACCAACGTCGGCTGTTACATACGGTATGCAAATTATGGATAATATGGGATACTTTATTTGGGGTTATGGTAATACCTCTGGTAATTACTTTAGAGCATGGTCTACATGCGGTGTTAGTGTAAATGATGATAGTTCCATAACTTTATCAAATGTAACTGTACAAACTACAAATAGCTATTATTTTTTTGGAGAAGATTATACCACCAGCGAATGTGGAATTATAACACGGGCGGTTCATTATCCAGGTACTTCTACATACTGGTGTAATCCCGAGATGTTCATATATAATCCGGAAACAAAGTTAACAACAAAATATCCCACAGATTCGATAAATGGGATGTTAACTGGTGCGTACATGGTAAATGATAGTAATAACCCACGATCATTAACTGTAATCGATCATATGAATAATAACATTTTGTATATATCTACAGGTGCACATTATAGCAGTAATAGTGATACAGACAGAATCACATATGTACAATATGAATCTATCAATGGCGTCACATATATTACAAATAAAAGTGACACACCAGAATCTATATTGCATGGGTACTTTAAGAAGGGTGATACTGTATATTGCTCATCTAAAATTACAGATTATAAATTATCATCAGTCAATTCATATACAGCATATAAATCCACTCGCGTATTTAAAATCCCATCTGATGGAAATTATGACATTCGCTCGAATCATCAAATTCGAGAATACAGATCTACATGGATCGTGGAATCCGTCGTCGATGGATTTTCATTTATTACTATTAATAAGATATCAGACACCAAGATTTCTGGATATTTTATCAAAGATATGATCGTGAATGATCAAACCATTACTGTAGATGGAAAACAAGAATTAACATTCAAAGATCTAAATAAAACTGGCGTATATGTAAGTATGAAAGGAGTTAAATGATATGACAAAATCAGGCTATTATTATATGGGTGACACATCACGAGGAGAACTATGCTATGATATCCTTGAAAATGGCTTTGAGATATTTATTGGAGAATCTGCCAAATATCCATCATATAGACAAACTGAACCATTCATTCCTAATCCAGATGTTAGTTATGAAGAAAATGCGATATTATATTGCAAAGGGTTATCTGTAGAACACAAAACAATTGATCATGAAGAAGCCGATCAGTTATATGCTTCGCACAGTGATATCGAGAATCTCCGTAGCGATATTGATTATCTGATGCTTCTTAACGATGCAGATTCTGCAACAGAAGAAGAAACAGAATAACAAGATTTATAGAAGGATTACCGGTTGGTAATCCTTCTATTATTTAATCTTTATCATCTACATAAGACTCTGGATCAATTTTATCCATTTTTACAACAGCATCCATTTGATCTATGACTTCATATAGTTTTTGTTCCTTGCACTTTTGTTTTCTCATGAATGCGGCTAATGCATGTCCTGATAACTCACGAATCAAATCTTTATAATCCACATCTACCATTCCGCGTTTCTCAAATAGCTCCATTCCACAAAATCCATACACTCCGTCTGCCAGTCCAAATCCACTGCCGCAATAAAAATGTGTGTCAGGGAACGTCAATAATAACTTCAAACGATCTCCTTCTCCCGTAAACTGTTTTGGATCAAATTCCCGGCCATCTTCGTAGTTATAATTTAATACATCCAAAGTTTCATCATAATAACAGTGATGTACACCAACGATTACGACACGGATGCCTGCTACATAATGCAATTCGTGAATCCAACGAAATAGGTCCGCATCATGATTGTATCCATCCAGTTCCAAATAATACGTTGGATATAAATCCCTACTACATACATAGAATCGTTCGATTAAAGAGTTCTCCCAATTAATCAATTTAGCATCCATACACATACCTTCATTTCTTATAATACTCTACCAGAGCCTGCACAAAATCTTCTTCAATATGACCAGGATAGTTTTCGCAAACTTTATCGCAGATCATTTCAATTGCGCGGCTAATTGGAAACTCCTGATTTCCAATTACTTTAAATTCGTCCGGAATTTGTAATGGACTTGTAAGCAGTACACAGAAATCTCGTATTTTTACACTTACATAGTCATCCACATCAAATGCAAGCATCCCGATTCGTCCATCTTTATTTAAATCAACCGCCCACTGTATATTTGCTGGGTCGTTGATACGGAAATAATTTCCGTTATCGACTCCGCCGCATACGGTATAGTACATTGGCAACTTGCTGGCTATAAGTAATTTCCAGCACGGATCATCTGGATTTCCAAACACCCCGGCATCAATTACAATTGCCGTTTGTCTATGTGGTTGTGTGGCTGCAATTTCCCAGCCACAATCACGTAGGCATTTAAATGCACGTTTGTTGTCATCATTAAGTTTGATAATTGAATCACTCATAATCAGTCCTCCCTATAGTAGTTCACAATTGCGTGAACTAAATCTTTCGGAACCCGTCCATAATGTTCACAGATACAATCAATCATTGCACGAATAGCGCCTTCGGTATGTACAGGGCACTTATGAACACCATATGCAACACGGCACTCAGTGTTTTCATCAAATGGATTTGTCAATAGCACACCAATATGACTAAAGTTTGCAATGACTGGATTGATACCATCCGGATAAAATCCTAATTTGCCTGTATTTGGACTGCAGTACCATTTTGGATCTTCTGGATTAGAGATCCTTGTATAAACCGTATCCATACTTTCTTTTGCATGGCTGTTCTGATAGAATACTGGAAGGCCCAGTTCCAGGATTAATTTCCAACACTTATCTTCTGGGTTTCCAAAAGAGTTCATCTCAAGTACCCAGAAAAGATTTCCATCTTTTGTATAACATAATTCACCACCGCAGCAGTTGATTAACGGGAAAGTGGTTAATACTGCAGTATTGATTTTAGTTTCTTTTGCCATTTCAGTGTCCTCCTTGACGTTTGCAATGTCTAATTCAGCAGCGTCATCATCATAAGACTGCTTGAGACCATCTTGTTTGGTATCTTCCCCTTTTCTTTCAGTTTCAAGAAGTTCTACGATCACCTCACGAACCCATTTCTTAAAGTCTTCCATCGTAGATCCAGAAACTTCTGTAGTCCATGAATCTTCTAAGATACTTTCGGGAGTTGATTCTTCTGGTTTCTCATCAGGCATCTCACTCGCCTCCTTCTCTGGTTCGTTTACTTCTTGGTTTTTGAGTTCCTTGATCTTTTCTTTGAATGGTCCGCCAATATATTCGGTCTGGATTTTTGCACAATCTGGTGTAGTTTTATTGTGTTCTTCATACTCACGGATATCTTTTTGTAACTTATCTACCCATTCGCCGTATGTAAGTTTTAATTTGTTCCCCTCTTTCCACATTTGTCTATCCAATCGGATTACTGGTTCCGATGGATTTAAGTGAGGGATAATATTATCGCTTACAAGCACTGGCTGACAGAGCCAAGGGTATACTTGATACATCATATCACCAGCCGTAATCACACATGGTAGATCATGTTTATAGCTGTTAAAATCGATAAATACGTAACTTGGAGCAATATGCAGATATCCACAAATATATCCTGGAAGTTTGTTATCTTCTACAAATGGTACAACGTCCTCATATTGAACGTTTATCACAAATGCATAGAAATGGGTTTCCCGGATTGGTGGGATAAGAAGTGGGGTCATGGAAGATGTTCGATCCCGTTCCTCTTGCTCATATTCCTTGACCTTTTCTTTGAATGGGGTTATAATGTCTTCTTTTACCATTCGTTTTTCTTCCGGAGCCCCTTGGCTATAACTGGACACATCTTCTTCATAAGATCGTGCATTTTCTGCAAAGTCTTCAAAATCTACAGGATGCTTCACGTCCTTTCCCCAGTTTGTATAAGGGATTTCAATTTCCGGCTCCTTATATGATAAGTGCTTTACGATGTCTTCTGACATAATAACGGGTTTTCCATTAATAAACGTTGACAGATCTCCTTGCAACTTGGATGGTTGAAAATCATAGTCATGAAAATCAATCTCAATGGTCGGATTTTTCTCGAACATCCATGCACAGATATATCCAGGTAACGAAAAGTTTTTGTGAAACGAAAGTCTTTCCTCTAATGGAACATCAATTACAAATCCTCGGAATTTTTCTTTATCCGGTGTTTCCATTAATATGCCGGTCATCGCATAATGCATACCATTTTCCGGATAAAACCAGCTAGTTGGATAGTCTCTTCGTTCAATTCCAAATAACAAAGATTCGTTACAATCACTGGTTCCTAATTTCCGTTTGGCATAATCGGTTTCTACACTTTGAATGAAATTACGCATACGGATATAATCACAAGGATCTCCACCATTACGGACAATTGCATGGAATTTACGTAGATCGTAACAAGGCATTTGATCTGCTGGTTCTAATAAATACAAATCTTTCGGGATCACCATCAATTCCCAAGGTTTGCTTAAAGCCATCAGACGGTCAAGTGTTGCAGTTCCACGTGTGAGCTGCATTTTGTTATGTTCGGTATCTGGTAATACTGCAATAATATCGAAATTCTTCGTTTGAGAAACCATCTCGATCATACGACTCAATTCCTGACAGTCCCTCGTAACATTTTGAATGTAAAAACAAGCAAAGCAACGGTTGTTGTATTCTGATCCATTTAGAAACAGAGACGTGATTTTTAAGTTAGTTGCTTCCATCGGTATCCTCCTTACACTTATCGGAATCTAGTGCTCGCATAATTTCGTCTCCTAAAGTCTTCAAGTTTCGTTCGGTATTTACAGCATCTGCGGTTGCAGCAATTGTAATTCCTTTTCCTAAGTTATGGAAGAAGATATCCCATGATAATGGTTTAAACTTAGCGACGGTGGTTTCCCAAACATCCTCCGAAAACGAGCCGGAACAGCTGTATTCACCATATGCTTCTGATCCTAAGACCTCGAGTAAATCATATTTTGTCAGGATCAAACCTATGGTTCCTCTCATTTTCAGGTCAACGGATATCTGAAAATCACACGGAATCCCATCAATATATTCGGGTCCTAATTGCTTTATATTCGTAATATCCAAATGTCGAATATGTAATTCATGTGCACAACAATAAGATTCCGGATACTCGCCATATACAATATACCAGTTATAATACCGGCTGCCGATTTCCTGAAGCCATCGTTCTAAATGTCCATTACCAACAATGAACTTATCTAATCCGGTAATCCAAAACTGGTCATACATACATCCATATGCATGTGCTGCTTCTGGTGCAGGAACTCCATAGATCTGCACATTTTTTAAATACTCTTGATAATTCATAATTCCTCCTATTCTCCTATATATGAGTGACGCAATCGATTAATTAACTTGGTACGATTGGTTATCAACTCATTGATTGCATCACCATACATATGCTCAATCGAGTCACTAATCACGTTTTTTACCACGGCAAATGTAACTTGATTGGATACTTTTGTAAATTCTTGGTATTCACTTACCGGTCGTTCGAGTACCGGTGTATCACTTGTATTATACCAGCTACTTCCTTTTTCTGCGATTACAAGTCCCGGCATTCCTTTGGTAATTTTTGTAAGATCTACGGGGTTTGCCATCTCGATAAAGGATCGGTTACAGAGTAACCAGTATTTCATATCTTGTAAGTAAACTTTAGGAACGTCTCTTCCTAATGCTAAACAGTAGACTTTCGTCTGATAATAGTTTTTGTGCCCGGCATCGCGTAGGATCTTTAAGAACGCATCGTCACGTTCGTATGTTGTAATTCCGGAAAAATAAAAGCAGTATCCGGTATCTTCCGGACGTATCTTCATTGCATAAATAATATGATCATTCCAATTCATCATTGTTTGTCTTCCTCCTGCAGTTGCGCTAATTGAAGCAATCGGGTTTCTAGTTTGGTAGCTTCATAAAATGCACTACAAAACTTTTGTTTGGCTTCGATTAATTCCATCTGGCTCCAACTTGTCACCATCTTACATAAAGATTTCTTGTTCGATTCGAGATATGGCTCGATTGCTAGATGATACTGCTTGTCAAACTCTTCAGTTGGCAATTTGATAAGCGTGCGGTATGCCCCTTTTCGCATATATGGATTGGTAATCAATGCCGAGTGGATCTGTATGATCATAAACCAATGCTTGGTATACAGATGGTGTCCATCCGTGCGCAGATCACTTACGTCTTCTAAGCATATGGTTTTGTAAAGATATTTTTTTAAGTCTTCGTCATCTTTATCCGTGATTTCTGTCACGACACCAATCATCGGGTATTTCTTACTAAATAACGGATCTCCATAATTGTAGACGTTAATCGGTACAAAATATAATTCCATGCCATCGTATATTCGGCATGGCATTGGCGTTTGTAACAATCGACTGTGTCCAATATCGGTGATGCTTGTTACCAGCTCTTTCATTTTGTTATATTCCATGATGTCTCCTTTGTCAATCTTCTGATTTGTGTATATATTTTTTGGACCATTCACGGTCCGGTTCATATTCGGTTCCATTTAATCGATCGAAGATATGCCTTGTAATAACATTGCGCATTCCTTGATAATCATCTAAGGCATTCTGTAAGTTGTTTAAACTGGTGATCGTTTTACTGATATCTCGTGCCGCCTGTACAGTAAATGCATCTAGTACATCGGTGATTTCAGCTGGTTGTAAATCTGTCATAAGCCGATCAATGATATCTGTTGTATTTGTCCAGAAATGATGGCTACACAGATCAGCTAAGTCTTTTGATTCATTCCATGACGGCAGGCAAAACACATAAATCAACTGCACCGTTCCATTATTGCCACCACAATATACACACCCTTCATCACCGACTCGAAACATGCTCGATAACATATTAAAACTAAGAACGACTGGCGAAACTGGTTCACATTCTGGACGGATTCCAATAAAACCAGAAAGACAGTAGTGCTTGTGTTCATTTCGTAAGAGATCCATGAATGGATCATTCATGTACTCTTCTTTCATTTCCAATAGATAGATAGGATTATAGAATCCATAGTGCGGGTCGTTATGCGTGGTACGCTTCCAACCATCGATCATTTTCGATTTGTCTAAATCGTCGTAATACATAATATAACCTCCTTATTTGGCTTACCAGAACGTTGCAAAAAAGATAGAACCCAAACAGGTTCTATCTTAATCCATACCATACCATTGAGTTGGTAATACGTTTTCTCGTTCTTCTGCTTGCGCACGTGCTACTCGTTCGGCATAACTATTTGGATTCGGTATGCCCATGTAGTCACGTTTCGGTTTATGTTCTATAGGTGTATCAAATGTCACCGGTTCGTGTGGTACCGTTAATTTACAACTGATATCTTTTTCCTTCATCCAGATGTCATCAATATTTTTTTGTAGATTACTGCGTTTGTTTTTAAAATCTGGATCATCTTCGGATAGATTATTGAGCGTTTCTTGTAAGACTCTTCGTTTCCTAGTTAAATATCGACATCGTTCTCCAAGTTCATTGTTTTCTGCTATTGTCATAATATAACCTCCTATTTTATAAGATCTAACTCTATCAACCGATTTTCTAATTTCGTTACCTCACATAAAATATTTCGATATTGAGCTCGCTTTGCATATAAATCCATACGACTCCAAGTATAAATCATATCGTACAACGGTTTTATGGTTTTCGTTGGTTTGACGACCTCTGTAAACTCTTTTTCAAATTCTGGATGATGGGTAAACGTCCGATACCACTCATCTATCGCATAAGGATTAGTAATTACCACATACGAAATCTTGATAATCATATGCCAGTGTCTTACGTAGAAGTCTTTTCCGTCTGTACGAATCCCTGAACCCTCTGATACAATTTCTAACTTTCCAAGGTCTTTCTTAAGAGATTCATTTTCTTTATCAGTAACATCTACCGCAAAATCTACCACGGTTCCGATCACTGGAAAAACCGCTTTAAACAATGGGTCTTCGTAATTTTCCATCGTTAGTGGTACCAAATACATTTCGGTATCATGGTATTTATAAGCCTCAACTGGCGTATGTAATAACTTACTGTGGCCGATATCACTTTTTGAAAACGATACCTCTTTCATTTCTTCAAAGTTCATAATATAACCTCCTTATTTGGCTTACCAAAACGTTAAAAAAGACATAGAACCTTAGCGGTTCTATGTCTCTTATTACCGGATTAAGCCGGATAGTCTTCACCTGTCAGAATTGTGTACTCCCAGTCATAAAGAAGGCCTTTTCTAACCAGATTTTTCAGTCTAGCTTTGGACCAGTTCTTCGGGTACCACTTGTTTGAAAGTTCCCATCCTTTGGAGTGTTCTTTTCCTGTGATTTCTTCGTTTACGGATGCCATAATGAAATCCCTCACTTTCTAAATTTAGTTTATAGTTACAAGAATGTATCTATGTTAAAACCTTAAGCGGTTTTTAACCACATGCAGTTCTTAGATGGTGCAGTAGCGGAGATGATCCACTCTTCACAAGCATCCAGATGTGTCTTATCTGCTGCGGACATAAGACCAGCAGCCTGCTGAGTTGCGTTACCATACTGTGTATCAGTTGGTTTTGCCCACTGTCCATCTCCACGAAGGAACATACCCTGTTTACCAGCAGCAGGCTGTGGTACAAGACCTGTAGAACCAGCAGCACTTGCAGAAGCCGCTGTAAATACGTTGTATCTGGTATCCTGACCTGGGATTCCAAGTGCTGTAATGTCAGCTTTTGTAACTGCGGTTGCAGAAGTAATATGTCCAAGTCCATCGGATGTAAACTTATAGAATCCAGATGTATATGCGGTATGTGTTGGATGTGTAAATTTGGTATCTGTAGGTGTTGCCCAAGTACCATCACCTCTTAAGAACTGAGATACGTTTGCAACAGCTGGAGCCGGTACAAGACCTGTACCACCAGCGGCACTTGTTGTAGCACCTTTAAATACATTATAGGTGGTATTTGTAGGTGTCTGCCATGTTCCATCACCACGGAGATATTTTCCCTGTGCGCCTGCACCTGGAGCCGGTACAAGACCTGATTTACCTGCAGCATCTGCGGTAGCAGCTACCATGTTAGTATAAGTGGTGTTAGTTGGAGTAGCCCAAGTACCATCACCTCTAAGGTAAAGACCCTGCTGACCTTTTGCTGGAGCTGGTACAAGACCGTTAGATCCAGCAGCATCTGTAGTTGCTTTACCAAATGTAGCAGTGGATGCTTTTCCATCAAGAGCTGCCTGTAATCCAGTGATTGTAGAGATCGCCTGAGTATGAGCTGCTGGTGTAAATGCGGTTGGTTTTCCAGTTACATTTGCCCATGCAACAGCAGCGGCAGTACCAGCAACAAATACCTCGTAACCATCTTCAGTAGACAACTTTGTTTCGTCTTTAACAAAGTACATCTTTCCTGTAGATACGACTTTGATAACATCACCGTTTTGTGCATTGTCTTTTGTCAGTTTAAATCTGGCAGTATCGTCTGCAACTGGAATTAATCTTTCCAGTGCTCCAGCTGGGATGTTTGCCAGAGAAAGTACACCAGAAATTTTAGATGCTGGGATGTTATCTGTAATATCCGCAATTACATGCTTATGACCAGCTTTTGCAGCATCTGTAATTCCATATCCAGCGAGTGTGGTTGGATTAGTACCAGCAGTTACATGACCTTTCTTATCTACGGTTAAAGAACGATAAGTTCCAGCAGTAACTCCAGAATCCGGATGAGAATAGTTATTTGCGTTTTCTGCAATACCATTCAATTTTGTTACCATTGCTGCAGTCATAAGACCACGTACAGATGTTGTTGCATCAGAGATATCGTCTTTGAATGCAAATTTACCTAAGTTCTCAATAAGGGTCTGTACATCAACGACCGCAGTAGGAACTTTGGTATTTTTTGATGCGTCAACGGAAACGTCGGCACCAGTATTTTTAAGGTTAACAATGATCTGATCTCCACTTGTGGAGTAACGGATCAATTGGGCGTGAATTACCTGTGTTTCAGCCATAAATGTGAACCTCACTTTCTTTAAAGTTTTATTTTCTTAGCCTAATTATTAAAATTAGAGTCTTAAATACATGTTTTTAAAGAGGATACCCGTAAAGGTATCCTCTTATTTAATCCAGTTTTACCCAGATACAAGATTTGGTCGGTGTTGTCTTAGATACATAGACAATATCACCAAAGTCAAGTTTTGCCTTATCAGTGCTGGACATAAATCCATTTGCAGATGTTGTTGCAGCGCTATGACTATGGGTTGATGGTGCATATGTGGATGGCTTACCGCTTACATTAGCCCATGCTACAGAACCAGCACTTCCTGCGGATGTTGCATACTTAACACTCTTTGCAGAGTCTGCCGTATTATCTACATTACCAAGGCCTACTTCACTCTTAGAGTATGATGGCTTATTTGTAGCTTTCGCCCATGCATGAACATCACTTGCTGGCATAGAAGTTGGTCTACCACTTACATTACCCCAAGCTACAGAATTTGCACTGCCAGCACTATTAGCATATGATGCAGTACCACCGTCTGTACCAGAAACGATACTGCTGTATGTCTGTTTATGTAGTGCAGTACCAGCAGATGCAATAGTAGCATAACACTCGGTAGATGTTTTTGCATCTGATGCAGAGGTTCCACTTGCTTCTGAAGAATTAACCAGAATCCAAGTTCTTCTAGCACCACCACGTGCGCCACTTGCGATTGCACGGAAATATGTTCCAGCATATGATCCTCCTGTTTTAAAGAAAGCATCTGCATAAGTCTTTCCAAAAACATTGTAAATTCCGACTTGTACGCTATCTGCACTTAAGCCACAACGAACCAGCCATTTTACCTCAACTGTCGATACTGAACTGCTGTTATTTGTACGTAATACAATTCGTACAATACCGAAGCCACCACCATTATAATCCTGTGAGATAAAGAATGTAGTTGATTTATCTGAATAGCTTGCACTAATGGTATCCAGTTTTGCGAATCGATGGAATGGATAATTGTTGCTGTCACCTACACTTGCAGATGAACTATAATATCCAATATTCGCATTGGAGTTACCACTACCATCGTAGTTAAAACTTAATGTAATATCGGTTCCACCAGATACCGTTCTGGCAGCACTCAATTTATTTGCAGAGTTTGCAGCACCGCCAGCAGATCCAGATCCAGCATAATTATGACTATGCGATGCTGGAGCATAATCCCCAGCATTTTTTGTAACGATTGTACCAAATGCACCTCGATTACAGTATGCAAGATTAGAAGAGCCTCCACTGTATGCACCGTTCCAATATGCCATAAATGCCATATCTGGTACAAATCCCTGATCGGTGGCGGCATCTTTCCAACCACTTGGACCAGATGCAGTTAATGTACGGGTTTGTTTTCCTGTAATTGCTGGCTTTCCACTTACATTACCCCAAGCAACTGCATTTGCAGAACCAGCAGACGTAGCATATTTAACACTCTTATTCGCGTCGGCAGTATTGTCAACACTTCCAAGTCCCACGTCGCCTTTCGCAAGGGAGTCTTTAAACGCTAAGTTTCCTAAAGCGTTTGCTAATGTCTGAGCAGTTGAAACGGACGATGGGAGTTTGGTATTTGATGATCTGTCGATTGAAATATCTGATCCAGTAGATTTCAGGTTGACAATTACCTGATCACCACTGGTATTATAACGGACCAGTTGAGCATGAACAGTCGTAGTTGTATCCATTCGAAACTCTCCCCCTTCTTTAGTTTAATTTAAGTTTGTAGCCCTTAGATCAATGTTTTCAGGGCGGCTTCTTACTCGGTGTCAATTTTATACCATAAGCAAGGACCTGTTGGCGTTTCTGCTTGCACCTTGATTGCCATCATATCATTTAAGGTATCTGACAAATCGTTGATATCTGCAATGGCATGGGTGTGACTACTTGCAGCTTTTCCATCAATCAAACCTTTTAAGACCTTACCCTGATTTGCAGATAAGGAATCTTTAGTTGAGGTAGATGTCAAGTTATCTTGAATACCACGCCATGTATTGGTATCAGTTCCTGGGATACCAAGTTTTGTAATATCCTCCTTGGTGACTGCCGTCGCAGAAGTAATATGTCCAAGTCCATCCGATGTAAACTTATACATTCCAGATGCATATGCAGTATGCGTTGGATGAGTATACTTCGTATCTGTTGGAGTAGCCCAAGTGCCATCACCACGAAGGAACTGGAGTCTGTTTGCTACTTTTGGAGCGGTAACCAGACCAGCAGCGCCGTCTGCAGTTGTTGTAGCTCCTGTAAATACTGGAAAATTTGCTTTTGGAGGATTTCCCCAAGTACCATCACCACGTAGGAACATATTCTGAGAACCAGCTCCTGGAGCTGGTACTAAACCAATACCTCCTGCGGCTGTGCTAGTCGCACCTTTAAATGCACTGTAAGAAACCTGGTCAATACTTGCCCATGATCCGTCACCACGAAGGAATTTTCCTTGTGATCCAGCGGTTGGTGCAGGTACCAAACCAGCACTACCGGCAAGTCCAGAAGAAGCGCCACCCATTGGTTGAATTGCACTTTTAAATGCCAAACTACCTAAGGAGTTTGCAAGTGTCTGTAAATTGGTAACGACAGTTGGAATATTGCTGTTACCAGTTCGATCCACACTAATCAGATTGGCTAGTGTTTTTGGATTTAGAATCGTCTGTGAACCATCTGCTTTGAAGTGGATCATCTGTATATTTTGGGAGGTTGTTGACATAATATGTGTCCTCCTTTCTAACTTATTTGTGCGTTGTTACGCCGTTATAATCTTGTTTTCAGGGGTGATTTTAGAATTTATAGAGGCGCTTACAATATATTAGCCATCCAAAAGAGATGGTGACAAAGTCACAATTTTTTCTTATCCGGGTACTGGAACCAGATGGGCTCCTAATCATTTACGGTAAGATGTATTTTTCAAAATTTTCCTCACGCCATGTCTATTCTCGTAGATGCCAAATCTTCAATAGATAGGTGGTGATGAGGACCTAATTCGAGAAATACTAATTCATATTAATTCCTTTCTATATGGTAGTTGTACTTATTGTCTATTGCATATGTATACCTCCTTTCGAAAACGATTATATTGGATATGTATTTCTTTACTCAAATTAGGATTATTTAACAGTAGCATACAGCCTCCAGATGGGAGGCTACATAGCTTATCACGGTGGGACACATACATTTACGAGGTGTGTTCGAGGGTTCAATTCCCTCATAAGCTCTTGGTATATGTTTTCAGTGCTTCATATACCGTATTTTGTATTTGACACAAACCATTAACGTATACGAAGTTCAGATGGGACTTCACATTATTGTATTTTGGCATTGAATTTTTTGATGCCATAATTTTCCTTTCTAGGAGGTTCAGGGAGCTACCCTGAACCTCCTTTTTCATCTGAAAACTTCAGTAGTTTAAACGATATATTATCTATATGAATACAAAAGAACTTGTATGTGAATACAAGACAATTACATAGGAGGAACAAGCTATGAGTACCAAAAAGGCAAGTGACAATAGTTTGTCACTAAGAGAACGTGAGGCTATTAAACAAGCCTACAAAGAAACAACCTCATTAAGTGAATACGTAATGGGGATTATGCATGACTTACCGGAGATAAACTTGGTAGAAGTAATGAAAAATCTACCGCATTTTGTCGACACTTTAAAACCAATCGAAAATACCGTGTTTAAAATGTACTACATCCAGGGATTATCCATTAGCGAAATCACCGGAATGGAGTTCATTGATCGCTGTATGACGACGGAACGGGTTTTAAAGGGGATCGACAAAAAGTTTAAAATCTGGATTAAGTCATTTGCAGATTAATAAAAAAGAGGACAGCGGGGTAATCCCGCGTCCTCTCCTTTTTTGGTCTTATACAGAATTTCTTCGTTCGGCTTTTGCCTGAAGAAACTTTGCAGAGCCAGCTGCAGCGGCTCCACCTTGTACGATCTTTCCAGCAACTGCGGCATTGTGACGATGTCTCTCACCGCGGTTTTCTTTGGTCATAAGTTTGGCTTTCTTTAAGTTTGCCTGTGGATTCTTAATCGCTGAACCAGGACCACGATCACCCCAATCGTCATCCTCAGCGCTGCTAACTTTTTCTAAGTTCTTATCCTCAGATGCTAAGTCTGCCATATGGTGAACACAACTAGATGCGAACATAACAGAGAATGCACCAATCCAGTCGATGTTTCGTCTGATATAAGAGCTGACGTTTGTTAAGGATTGGGTGACTCCTTTTGGTCTACGTACCATCCCATTTTTTTGGGCATACTCTTCCGCTTTCTTATCAAAGTCCGCAGCAATCTTGGCATACTGATCCAACTTGTTTAAGTAGATATAAGCAAAGTCAAATAACTCTTTGTTTCCTTTGCGAACCTGACTATTGATCCAGTTTAACATCTTTTGGATGTCCATCTCCACTTTCTCGGATTTGATCTTGGATAATTTCTCATCGCTTTCTTTAATGGTCTTATTGACTTCATCAACCATCTTATCGGTTGCACGAAGTCCTTTACCGGAACTTTGGTAACCCTTTAAGTATTTGGAAACGACCTTATCTAAGTGATTAACGGAATCTTTTAACACCTTCTGGTATTCAAAGATATCATAACACTTAATCGTTTTGGCTCCTTTTACTTTCTGGTTCAAACAGTAGTTTCGAAGTGCCAGTAAATTTTCTTTGGTCTTCTCTTCTTGATATGTCTTAGATACTTTTTTCATTACGGTATCTATTGCTTTTAAAAGTAAATCTTTGATTCCCTGGATAAACTTCTTGATTCCAGATCCTTCGGATGCGGATTCAAAATAGATCTCCTGATAAGGGAAGCATCGTTCTTCTAAAATGGCAAGTTCAGATCGAAAAATGTCTTCTGATTTCGTCATGGAAGCTCCCGCCTTTCTTTTGATGTTAAATCAATGTGCAAGATTCCTGACCCTAAAACAGTAACGTAACTACGAAAGAAAGGTGGCGAACAACGATGATCGACACAGCACTTGAAAGTTTTCGTATCGAAGAAGCGACTCGTGCGAGAGATCTTGCCTATCTGATGGAAGATATGGACGACGATCTCATTGATGAATGTGTAGAGATTTCTGAATCTGGAGATCCGGTCTTAGAAGCAAACTATGACGCAGAAGATGCAGAGTTTAATGAACTCTTAGAACACATGGACGACCTTCCAGATACCGACGACGAAGAGATTCAACGTATCTTAGAAGCAACTGAAGATGGTCTTACCTTCGATCAGATGATCGGGTTGGAGCCAGTCTCAGAATAAATCAAATAAGGAGTAACCACTATGGCAAGATTATTTGTAGTCTTAGCAGACGGAAAAATTCCGGAGCTTGGAGGTATTCGTGGACCAATCACAAAACCAACTGCGATGGATGTTTCTACAGTCATTGAGATGGTAAATCGTGGACTTCCGGTGGAAGAAGTGAATCCATCGAATCATGCAGATCGTGTAAAGATGACTTTCGGAAATATCCATAGCAATAACTTTGTTAAACCAGTAAAAAAAGTAGCAGCTGTTACCCCGCAAGTAGCACCTCAGTCTATCCCTGCAGGGAGAAGCAACGTTGTGGTGGATGCCACTAACGAAGCCAAAGCCGCAAAAGAAACCAGAGACAACAAGTCTTGGAAAAATCAGAAAAAGGACGTTACACCAATCAACAAATCCGACTTCTGAGTAGAAGAGAATACCCTCTAAGGAGTGGTATTCTCTTTCATTTTCTACGATCCGAATAACTTATCTTTAAGAGGCGACTACAAAAAAATACGGGGAAGACAAGCTTCCCCATATATGCATGGATATTATTTTATATACGCATCCATGTTTGCGTTTTGACGTTCCTTGCGATTGTTTTCAAGGACTGATGCTCTGTATCGGAGAACATCAGCATCATCTTGATAACTACCAGACATCAAACTACGAATTGCGTATTTGATTTGAAAATCAGTCATAATTCTCGCCTCCTTTCCATATGAGATTTCACATAAATGAGATATAAATAAACAAATAGAAGTTTACACTACTTTAGGAGGCGATTACAAAAAAAATACGGGGAAGACAAGCTTCCCCATATACATGGATATTATTTTACATATGCATCCATGCATGCATTCTGCTGGTTCTTACGGTTATATTCAAGAACCGATGCATTGTATTTAAGTACATCTGCGTCTTTTTGATGACTACCTGCCATCACGTTGCGCATTATGTAATTAAACATAAATTGACTCATATATGTCGCCTCCTTTCTATATGATTTCACATAAATGATATATAACCATAACTCCAGTAGTTTACATATGAATACCAACTCATGTGGGTTGGTATTCTTTTATTTTTGCTGGAATAATCCCTTAACGAAAGGAGGATGACTATGAAGCATCGATATCATTCAAAACGAACGTGTCTTTCCAGGCACTATATCAAAGATCATAAAAGACGACTGGCAAGATTTAATTATTCCGTCAAACAGAAAGCAAAAGCATGTGACACTCAAGAATGGATGATCTTGGTGGCATTACAGATGGGATATACGGCTAGCCTTATGAAAGATCGGATATTCACGGCATACAAGCATTTCAAATACTCAGACTATGTCAGAGATTACATCAAAGACCAGACAGGAGGTACCAATGAGCAAACGAGCGAAGAGACTAAAACATAAACAGCAGGTACAAGCAAGAGAAGAAGAACAAGAATCCGTATATATGCTGGAAGCGGTAGAAGGTGCACGACAGAGAGTCTTTACAGCATCTACAATAAGTCAATTACAGCGTTTATACGAACATAATCAGATCTTGGATGGAGATATCATCTTACAGGTTTCCAGAAACTATTGCTGGTGTGTAATTGATCATACAAAGTTACCATCTTTAGATGCATTGAGCTTAATGACCAATGTGCCAGAAAAAGAAGCTTCAGAAACAAAGAGTACCTGGTTAGCAGCAGAAAAAGAAGAGGAAGATACCATTGTGTATTCGAATCGTATTATTGCAGCACTCAAACGAGATGGACTGTGGGATTGGAAGGTTCCATATGAACAAACGACAGAAAAAGAAACTCAATAAAAGACACGCAGAGATAGCACCAATGATCGAAGATGATAACTACAAATGCCAGGTCATAACGACTGAAATTGGATCAGATCCAATGGTTGTTATGAGTATGGATGAACTATTGCAATTATTGGTTAATGGAGGCGACAAATGAACAAACGACAGAAAAAGAAACTCGAAAAGAAGAAAGCACTATGGTGCGTAACTATAACATCAATCAAGTCCCAATGGAACACAAATACACCTGTATGGAAACGCTGCAAGAAATCTGGACGAAAACGTACCATACGGTATCATATGTACATGCCGTCATATACGCGTAACTTCCGTCGATACAGTCCGGAACTTATCGCAGAAGCTATGAGACGGTTACCACACTTTAACGGTATTTCAGATGCAATTGATTCAGCAGCAAAAGAATTACCCTATGCATTTGAAATTGTTAACGATAACATATCAAGGAGATAATAAAATGAACGAGCGCATAAAACATAAGCGTTGGAAACGAAAGATTAATAAAGTAAGAATAATATTAGCACCTCCGGTCACATGGAGCACTGAAACACCACAATGGAAACGTAAGAAAACAGTGTCTAAGTTATTTAAAAAACGAATCAATGATTACTGGGAAAGGAAAGCACTAAGACCATGGTGAGGTAAGCTATGAATAAACGAATCACGAAAAAGAAACGAAAACTGGTCAGCACGATTATTCGAATACCTATACCTACCTGGACAAAGCACGTTCCTAAATGGAAACGTCGAAAGTTAATTCAACGATCATATGAACGATATGGGATAAGTATGGGATTTCATACATGTCCACATACATTAGAAGATCGAAACATCCGGAGAGGCAAGATATGAATAAACGAATCACAAAAAAGAAATACGGAATAAGATATTCTATTATTAAACAACCTTGGATCACCTGGACGAAACCAAATCCTAAATGGAAACGTCGAAAACAAATCCAACGTGCATGCATCATGCATGGTGCATACGTTGGATTTCCTAAATCTGATTTCAAAACCAGGACGCAAAATGTTTGGCGCCTTCCGTGGCCATCCTTAAAGGATTAAAACATCTCCATAACGGGGAGGTACATATATGACCACATTTTTAGATGAAATCATCAAATATGAAACCGTTGCAAATAACGGGATTACCTTCGCATCAAATCGATTTGATAATGCGTTTCAACCAATGGTGGTAGAATCTACTGCATTTTATGAATCGGACTTTGGAGGTCCACTTCATAAGTTCTTCAAATCGATTATCAATACGATGCAGAACTTTGTCAGACAGGTAACAGAAAAAATCAATACTGCCATTCGCAGTAAGAATATGACGCGTCAGTTAAGAGGATTCCACGCACAGTTAGAGCAGATCGAAAAAGATCCAACACACAAAAAGAAGGTGGTTGAAATGATCGATATTGAAAAGCTCAATCATGTGATTACATCTGGGACAGATGATCTGGAATCTATCCACAAGAGACTGATGAAGAATCGTTACCGTCACTTAAAAGAACTGGATAAAGATATCAAAGAGTTTAACACCATATACGAGAACATGGAAAAGAAGTACTCTGAGATTATGGACAAGAAAGTCAAATATCCAGTACGAAAAGCAATTGTTTTGATCGAAGACGAGATCACCGGAAGAAAACCTCTGGTAACCGCTCTTGATAAGTGTATCAAGTCGTGTGAAGAGATGTCTCGTCATGTCGATCAGATTCAACAAAAAAGAGAACTCTACGGAGTAGAGGTATTACCAGCATATATGTCGTTTGTAAAACGAATCACCACAAGATTTACTTCCTTCATCCAGCGTGGTGTTGGAAAAGGAATCTCAAACGTGATTAGTGGTGCCGTATTTTTGCTGGCATAACAAAAAAAAGAATCGGATGCCTAGTCCGATTCTTTTTCTTTTTTTAGTTAGATTTTAGATTAATCCAAGGCTGTCCTCATGGATCTCCACTAAGGCAGCGACGATCGGAGAAATCTCTCCGAAGTCCTTGGCAAACATCCAGAAGTCTTTCTCCTGCATACCTCTGGTAAGGAAGAAATTTGTACCAAACTTTGTATAAACTTCGACGTTGATGCTAACCATAGCTTTGGTATAGCATCCAAGATTGATTGCATCGAGAAGTTCCTTCTCAATCTTGTCGTGCAGGATACTGCCGCCATTTGCTGGTGTTAACAGAGCAACGCGCTTTGCATATTTACCAGTTTCGATAGCTTTAATTGTAGATGTCATCATAATGACCTTTCTTAACGACGTCCACTCGCCGGATCATAGATTTTGTACTTATTGTACGGGGATTCATTCATATAACCCTTTTGCATCTATTTCAATGCTATTCATTTTTCAGATCAGAGTTATTATTGTGGATTACTTGTATTTATTTTCTCTGATTCACGAAAATTATATATCAATATTGATAGGGGCTCTACGGATAAAAAAGAACCAGAATCTTACACAGATTCTGGTTCTTTCTTTTTGTAGCTTAAAATGTCCTGTAAATTGCTATACAGGTACAAAGCGGTCAATTCTCGTGGAATGGTTTTGTCGTATTCCACGTCGATGAAGTATGTGACTCGATCTTCCATCTTCGTATTTGGATCAAAGATCGGGGCATACTTTTCATAATCCTCAGCTAAGGCAGATTGGTCTTCTTCTCGCTTCTTTTCGATGTAACCATTTGTGATATTGATCTTGATATTCGAATTTCGTTTGAATCGTTCTCGAAGATACTCCATCACATACTCCGGATTTTCACAGGTCTCTGGGACGTTAAACTCCATTTTCAAGTGATCCATTCCAGCAGTCTTTGTCAGGTTCTCAAAATGGTCCATCTTTTTCTTCAATTCATCAAGCGATTGAAAAATCGTATTCTGGTAGCCAAATCCTACGGTCTTATAAACCGGTGCATACGTATTTTCCATAAACTCATACGTCCACGTATGATCGCTCACGTCATACTCTGCATAGAGAAACCCTTTTGCTTCTTCTTCCCCAAACTTCCAACGACTAAAGCTACCAACGTACATCATCATTGGATCAAGCACGGTATGAACATGATAATGCCCGAATACGACGAGTCCATCCGTTTGTCTACGAAGATCACCAGTTCGAAATACTGGAACTCTTCGTCTGACATTTCGTTTATCTTCAATTGCAGAAGCAGCTTTTTGCATGGCTTCTCGAATCGTTCCATGACCTACAATTAAGTCTGGACGTTGTGTGATCTTCCACTGGGTATCGTAATAATCATCAGGATCCTCTAAGAGTTCTTCTGGAATATAGACGACCATCAAATCTGGAAAAAGTTCTTCTTCGTCAAAGGTTCGTATCACCTTAAAGTCTCGATCCAGCATTCCTTTAAATGGTCCATACTGATTTTCCTCGTGGGACTCGGTTCCATAAACCATTCGTATCTTAGCTTCCGGTTTGAGTCTTGCATCAATCTCCTGCAGGATCATACTAGCAAGTACCGTATTTTCGTCGTTCAAATACAGTTTATGACCAAAGTAATCGCCAGCAAAGATGACAAAATCCAGATCGTGTCTGGAGATAAATGGGTATACCACTTCTTCAAACTCATGTTTGAGCTGATCCCTTGGCATATCACCAATGTGAATGTCTGCCAGGAAAATTCCCTTGTATTTTTTCATGATTTCTTCACCTCGTATAAATGGTATATATCCAACTGTCAAAAGTGGTTTTTATTTTTACCATAAGGTGATATATCATTTTAGTAACAAACACTAAGAAAGGGGAACACGAAGTATTATGGCACACATAGTTGATCAAGTTGCAGAATTTGAAGAGTTTTTAAAAGTATTCAACGAAAAAGACAATGAGTATCTAAACCACACAATCATTGAAGAATTTTCACTTCCAAGAAACATCATCAGAGAATTCATTATGAGTAAGCACGCGGAAGGTTGCAGTATCGAAACGTGTCGTACGTATTTCGCTGGTGTGAAGATATTTTTAGAAGCACATCAAAACATAGCGCTTCAAGACATTAAAGCTAATGACATCAAAAGTTGGATGTTAGAATATCAGGTATCACACCATTTATCTAATGTGTCCTTAGACAACTTAAGACGATATTTAAACTCGTTTTATAACTTCTTAGTTGCAGAAGATTATGTGATCAAAAATCCGATGGCATCGATTCATCGTATCAAAACAGATAAGAAACTTCATCCACCATTTACAGAAGATGATTTAGAAAGAATCCGGGACGCTTGTGAGTCAAGTAGAGAATTGGCGTTGATTGATTTTCTATATAGTACAGGTGCACGTGTCAGTGAAGTTTCCAATTCCGATATCAGTGACTTCAACTTCCAAGCTATGGAAGGATACGTTTATGGAAAAGGTGGGAAAGAACGGATCGTCTATTTAGATACGAGAGCAAAAATTCATTTATTACGATATCTGCATTTTCGGAAAGATACGAATCCTGCGTTATTTGTAGAAATGATTACTCCACATGAACGCATGACCAAACAACAAATTGAATACACAGTCAAGCAAATCGGGAAACGAGCAGGGATTGAAAACTGTCATCCACATCGGTTTCGAAGAACGTTAGCGACCAGACTCCTAGAACGAGGAATGCCAATTGAGCAAGTCCAAGCAATCTTAGGTCATGAGAAGCTGGATACGACGCTGATCTATGCAAAGGTGAATCAGTCTTCTGTCAAAATCAATCACAATAAATATGCGTAGAACTTTATCAGATCGATAACTATATATTAGCCATCCGTGCGAACCTGACTTTCCACGGATGCTGATATATTATTTATGTGACCAAAAGAGTCACTATACTAATAATGAGAAAGGAGAATGAGAATTATGCCTAATATCAATTCTCAGGGACAGACAAGAACACAGAATGGAGGAAACGGAGGAAAACGTTTCGCAGTGAATGCATCACAGTATACATCCAAAAGCGTTTCCAATAATCCATACGTGATGAAAACTCGTGCTGGTTTGCTGCCAGACGATGACAAAGTCCCATATTCCATCAAGACGGCGCAGATTATTAAATATCTGCAGAACAAAGTCGACATCATGATCGCCGACATCAATAACCACTTACCAGAAAATACACCACCACTTGGTGATATTCCGTTAAAGGGTTACACAATCAAGTATACAAGCACACATTATCCGATCATTCTGATTATGCCAAACAACGTGGAATATAATCCGAACCGTAAGGCAAAGAAGAAAAACAATGGTCCAAGAACCGCAGATGTCGATATTTCACAGGACGTCTCCGATGATGATAATGGAAGTGACAAATTAACACTGTTAAGACCGATGTATGAAATCTTGCAGCCGTACATGTATCCGAAGGGATTCTTCAGAGATCACAACAGATGCCAGCAGATGCACTTATCCAATCAGCAGAGAGAACAGTGCAACCGGTTCGCTACACCGAAGCGTGCAAAACAGAAAGGTGGCGGAAGCATCATGTTAATGCTGGATCCATTTGCCATCATTCATGAGATGCTGGAAGTTGAAGGTGACTTAAGGGCATTCTATGTTATGATGAGTGATCCGCAGAAACTGCAGGATGGTGAGTATAAATACAACGTCAAACGTACATTCAAGAAAGCGAAGAAAGGCAAGAAAGGAATTTCCGAATTAAATGCTCTTCTTCGTATGGGTTCCGGTGGAACTGGAGCCACATTGAAATAAGTTTGTTTATGAAAGAGTCAATCCATGGTTTGTGGATTGACTCTTTTTTTAACTTGTGGAAACTATAAGTTAAAAACAGACTATGAAAGAAAGGACGGGTCGAAGATATGGAGGATATTCGTCCCAACGCATTAGACATTGCGTTTAATGTATTAAAAATCCGCTATGCGGAGTATGATCGTATGATACAAATGAATGGTTGTAACCTACAACCTGGAGATAGAATCAATGTATTTATTAACCTGGAATCTGCATTTAAGAATGTCTCTATGATTCCAGATTTGGAGAATCACTTAATGACACAGAGAAACTTCGAGGCTACCATTGCATCAGACATCCTAAACTTAGCTGGTCATTACAAACGATTCTTTATGGGAAATCAGGTGGATACGAGGGTGTATCTTTATCAAACCGATTTCGGAAGCGATCATTACAACCAATTGAAGTACAATGAAAACTATCGAAGTTATTTTCATTGCAAATATACACAGAATCCAAGATTTATTTATTTTACAGACGCCTTACGAGAGAAATCGTTACCACTGGTAAAAACGTGTTGCGAGTTCATCCCACGTGTTTATTACATCAGTGCGAAGAACATCGAAGGCAGCGTGATCCCTTATGTCATACAGCAAGACGATTTAAAACGAAACGACCGCAGGAAGAATTTCATTATTGGAGATGACTTTTACGAAACCCAGTACGGAATGCTTCCTGGATTTTTAAACCATTACGTGAAACGTTTTGGAGTCAAGCGTCCTCTGATTAGCTGTAACAATCGAGAGATCTTAGCAGAATTACTTCGAATCCCGGTACAAGAATCTGAACCGATCGTCAAACACTTTGAAACATATGCTATGTATACAACGATGATTAGTTGCATGGGCGACAAGCTACGAACCATTGATTCGGTTGCAGGAGTTGGGATTAAGACGTTACTTAAGTATATCTCCAGAGCAGAGAGTACCAACCGGATTCAAGAAAATATTACAAACCCAAATATTATCTCGGAAATCTTTCCAGATGATTTTCGACAAAAGTATACCGATAACTTCTACTGCAGTTCTATCCCATCCATCTATGAGGAGCTCACCGATGCCGAGAAGTTATCCTTAACCTCCCAAAGAAAAGACGGGATTGATATGCAAGGGTTATTACAGTTAAACCAAAGCATCTTCTATCATCATCCGTTAACTTTAGAAGCACTTTGTAACTAAGGACACTTCCATAACAGAATTTAGGAGGTGACCTTATGGCATCATTATTTACGTCGGACGACCTCTTCTTAAAATGGAGATATACAGTCAGTGAAATCTACTTATTATTTCCAGAAGAAGATCCGGTCGAAATCCCGACGGAACGACTGACTTCTATGATGATTTTAAATGATTACGAAAATAACTTATATCCGGTCTTTCGAATCGAGATCGTATTAGAAGCCAGTCGGTATTATAAAATCATCAAACAGAAAAACGACGTGAAATTCAAATTGCGAATTCAAAAGTCCTTCCAGACGTTAGGAGACGAAGACTGGTCCTTAGACCAAGACTATATTCAAGATACCTTTGATTTGATTTTAAATGATGAGGACTTTGACGTAGACGCCGGATTTAAAGAAGAACGTGCCTCCGGCGATTATGAAAACGTCGAAGAAGATGATGTGGATGACTTATTCTCTACAGATAACCGATTCGAATTTTTTTTATTTAAGTCATCTACTATCAAAGCAGGACGTAAAACCATTAATAAGATTCTTCATAACGCAACGGTTACGGATGCCATGAGCTTCATTGCATCCAAAGCAGGCTTTAAGAATCTTTTGATGGCTCCAGTGGATCATACCGATGTGATTGAAGAATTAGTGATTCCTCCACTAAATGCAGCAATGGCAATGGTTTATGTCGATTGCTACTATGGACTTTATAAGACAGGGGCTATGATCTTTATGGATTTGGATCGAAATTATATTTTACCATATGACGAAAAGTGTCGTTGTTGGGAAAAGAAAGAGACTCGAGAAATCAATGTGATCATTCCGAAAAAGAGCAGTGAGTTTAGCTCTGATTTGTGTACTGTCGTCAAAAATGGTGACAATACGAAGAAGTACATCGTTGGCAATAATTCTACCGTACAAATCGAAAATAATTCTATCACTTACGATATACTGGCTGGTAACGATATCGAATCCGTAAATTCGTACGAAGGTACGGTTAGCTCAGGGGTTGCTAACGGTAATGGAAATAATAGTAATAATGAAGTACGAGTAGAGAACATGACAGAGAACCCATACTTTAACAAAATCTATACCAAACAAAGTGAATCTCGCAATACCGTAATTAGCATGACCATTGGAGATTACGATATTACGTTCTTAAAACCAAATCGAGTAATGAATGTAATCTTTGAAGATAGCAAGTTATCAAAACTATACAAAGGAAAATACAAGATCGTACATGCAAACCATACGTTTACCTTAACAGGTGGACAGTTCCAGTTAATGACAGATCTCGTATTGAAGAAAATGAATAACTAAAGTAGGGTATACAGGATTTGTGTCCTGTATACCCCTTTTTTATCCGTAAAGTCATTTTCCGTGTTGATATAATATTTCCGTGAATCAAAGAATTCACATAGACATTAGGTATATGGGAGAACTTCTAATTTCTATGATCCTTTATCTGTCTCTTAGATGACAAGAGAATAAAAACGCCATCACGTTTTATCAGTAGTTTGTCCGTCATTAGCTTCCAGTAATTCATTCGTTATTAATGTCAGCAATTTATCTGTCACTAGCTTCCAGCAACTTATTCGTCCGACACTCGTTAACCTAGCACACAGAAATGAGGATTCGTCATGGGATTCTTACATCTGATCACAGTTTGCATCTGGTGATTACTTCTCACAATTGGTGAAGTATTCATCGGAGCAGTAGTTATCTTATTAATGATCATCGACTGGCTCTTCATTAGAAGACGCTAGTCGATGATTTTCAGGTGCAACTGAATAGCCACGGAGATCACATCAGCAGGTGGTACTACTAAAACAATTTGTGGGTGGAGACTAATACGTCAAGAGCCCGGAGGTAATTATGTTAAAATCAACACGTTATGCGAGAATCGAGATCCTTGTAAACTTTGCACTTTTCGTAGTAGCTGGTCTGCTTCTTGCAACATCCGCAGCAGGTAATCCAGTTATATTCCTTGTCGCATTCTTAATTTGCACATACGAGGCATTCCATCTGGATCACTTAGTCAATGAATTCGATGGAGAACTCAAAGAATATGTTGACCCTGTAACAGGTGAAGTACGTCACCTCATGACTTATGGTCGTGTGAAATAACGTACGTGTCCAAACAAGCAATAACAAAAAATCATTTATGAGTGGAGATAACATCAAGAGCTCGGAGGACTATATGAAGACTTTAAAGAAAATCGTAAATACATATTTCTGCAACTTATTAACATGGCTCATCGGTCTTCTCATTCCAGCAGTAGATGAGATGAATACTGAAAAGTATTTCCATATTTCTCACAAAGAGATCAGACATGAGCTGTACGGACATCTGATCATGGTGTCAATAGATGTTGCGATTGCAATCATCGCAACCATGTTCCCAATGTTGACCTTGTTGGTTGCTTTACCAGCAGCGATCTTCATGATCGTCACTGTGTTATATTTAGTATTTACACTAATCAATATAGCACAGAGGATCTGGATGGACAAGCATCCAACAGAAGAAGAGTACGTGTGACCCCGAAACGGGGGTCACACGTACTCTTATGTGTTACCATAAGAAGCGCTTTATTTAAGCGCTTCTTTTTTTGTATAATTAAGCAGTTGGTGCTGCTGGCTGTGCCTGCTGTTGAACAGGCTGACCATTTGCGGCTGGCTGCTGTGGATTTGTTTGTTGTTGTGTCTGTGGGGTGTTGTTTCCACTTACGAATGGTGTCATTGCTCTGAAATAATCGTTGACACGATCACGTACCGCATTTAAGACACATCCATTGTAAGTAAACACTGCCTGACGGATTCCGTCAAAGACCTTTGTGGTAGACTGAGAATTATCCGTATTGACTTTCGGATCTTTTTTCTTCTCGTTGTCTACGTTTAAGTTAACTTTTGCAGACGGTGCTTTGGATGTATCCCCAGTATCTCCGTTTTGGCCATTTCCACCACTTGGATCTGTAGTTGCATTCGGTGTTGCTTCCAGCATCGTCTGTAACTGATCCAGTTTATCCATAAGATCTACAGATTCTGGTACATAAGAAGTTGACAGTGTTGTCAGCGTATTCTGTAACCCAGATAATGAATTTGTTAATGTACTCATTCCACTGGTGTAATACATTTCACAGAAGTTTGCAATTTCGGTCATCTGCGCTTTTAAGTTGGAATCTGCATATGTTACGATCTCGTTCGCAATATTGGAATGATCCCCTTTTCCAAGTTTGAAGTAGTTGGTAAGCGGCGTTGCGATAGAACGGCAGGCTTCTCCAGCAGTCGCTCCATTTACGGTTAAGGAATACGCGGCAAGGACTTTCTTGACGGCATCTACATCAGAACCTTTTGAGAGCTGATCAGATTTTAAACTACCTACAGTTCCCTTGAAGGTGTCAATGTCACTAAGAATAGAGTTCCATGGCATCTTGGTGCTGTATGGTAAAATCTGTACACTCTGGTTCGTGTAGTTGTGATTTAAAAGTTCCGCTTTGTTGTTCTTGATCCATAAAGAGTTTACCATGCTCTGACCATTGTCCAGTTTGACAGATCTGGAGTTCATATTCTGTAAAAACTTATTAATGACTTCCTGGAACTGTTTGGCGATAGTATCTTTTAAATCACCTAACTTCTGTGTGATCGTAGATGCTGCTTTAGCAACCCCTTGTGCTGCTTGTGCCTGGTTGGTACCATTCGCATTTGTAGAGTTTGTATTTACCGGTCCATTACCAGCAGTTACATCAGAAATCTCATAGATCGGACGAATACCACGAACGACTTCATTCCACTTATCCTGGTAGGACTCCTGTAATGTGGACATCAGAATGTCGGTTACGCCATGCTGGTATTCATACAGAATCTTATCCATCTCCAAAGCATAATCTATATCATCTACAGATTCATGCACACCAATTGGTTCTGAGTCTTCTGCATCCATTTTCACGGAAATACGTTCTGCATTTACAGCTAACTTCTTTAAACGAGACATCATGTTACCAGCAATCATATTGACCAGGTTTCCATACTGCTCTTTTAAGGAAGTGACAAATACTTTGAGTTCCGTAATCGCAGCGGTATTTTTGAAATCATCATTGAACTTCCATGGATGTGCGACTGGATCTGAGAAGCGTTTCTCTAAGATGTTCATCTTTTCACGATCATCAGAGATTAATTTCGCAATGGTCTGCAAATTCTCTGGGAAGTCTTTGATCTCATGTAAGATCGTTGCGTAGATATCCATGTTTCCATCCCCATTGACAGCGATTTCACATGCTTTATCATAGCTGGAGGTATCAGAGGTCATTTTTATGCGTTCCGCATAGCGTACATCGATCGGATTGTCAAGTCCTGCTTTTTCAATCAGCTCATCGGTTACCAGTAAGTAATCGTCGCTGGAGGCAGAGATCTTATCCAAGGATGCGGAAATTTCAGATAAAACTTCCATCACGCTGTTATAGGAATCTTTCCGATACTCTCGTTCGTCGATCATATGATCAAAGGATCCATCCGGATCTTCCATTCCAGCAAGACCACGATTGATGATCATTCCCTTGTGGAACTCTAAGACATTATGAGATAACTCATCATATGCAGAAGAGTCCCCTGTCATTAACTGGTCTGCGACTTCTCCAGTAGCGTCAGATACGATAGAGTCTCCATAGACACTTTCGTTAATGGTACGCTCTAAGGCAGAGACAGTAGAAGTCATTTTGGTCAATGCATCGTTACATAAAACAGCATTGCTTGTAATTGCATGTAACTTCATCAACATCGCATAAGTAACAAAAGAAGCAACGTCAATTAAGTTACGATTGATTTTATAGTTGCACTGGTTTAATTTCGCAGCGTATTCTGGATGCTGTGCACAAATCTCAGCCACTTTCTGGTTTCTGACATTGGCGGAAGATAAAGTATCATTAATGATAGATGTTACCATCTTTGCTTCCTGGATAGTCGTTGCTTTCAAGGAATTGAAAGATGTGATAAATGGAATCACAAAAGTCTTTAAATACTCTTTGGACCATTCCACTAATGGTTCATTAGAAGCAACCAGTGCTTTCGGGTTATTCACATACAGAGTCGCTAAAGAAGAACGAACGATCTGTCTTTTGACCGTATCGGAAAGATCATCTGCAGAGAGTCTCATAAATGTAGAGATTGCTGCAGCGTCTAAGGTTCCTTCGGAAGCACTCTGATAAAACTGACCAACTAATCTAGTCAGGTTGTCATTGTAATCTTTTAAGTAATCAAGATTGAACTTGATATCGGTATTGGCAAGTCTTGGTCGCTGACCCAGAGAGGAAAAACGATCAGACTGCTCCATGTTACGGATGAATGGGGCAAGCTCCGTAGTGTTTACCCATACATCAGAAAGGTCGTTGATTGCATCTGCAATGGAACGACCATAAATATCATTATTCACATCGATCGTAACAGGGACACCTTCCTTATAGAGGGACCCTTCTGCGATCGCAATGAATGCGCTGGAATCAAATTCCCGATAGCAGGATTCCATCGCAAGAATAAACTCATTAATTAAGTTCATGGAAGTTCCTCCTATTTGTCTTTGTCGTCATCTTTGTCTTTTGGATCCCAAGCTTTTTTATTCTTAAGTGCTCTCTGAAGCGGGCTCTTTGATGCCTCAACTTTTTTGTGTTTGTTGTTACCACCATATTTTAACATGATGGAAAAACCTTTGCTGCACTCATTTGAGTTATGATTTAAAATATTCATAGCTTCGTTATAGCAACCCTGTTCGAATTTGATAGCGGCTAACTTGGATTCCAACCAGTTTACAGTTCCTGCACCGTCTTTGGAATTAGACCATGTTTGACCTTTCTGGCGCATTGCCATATCGTTTTTATCCATCATCTCAGCCATATCTTGAAGTGTCTTCTGCTTAGATCTTGAATGCTTAAATGTGCATTCTTTTCCTTTTTTGACATCACTGTAAAGTTTATAACAGGTAGCTCCAAGTCCAACTACTGCACCTACTGCAGCAACACGTCTCATAAACTTACCATGTGGATCATCCCACTCTTTTTTAATTTTAGCGAGTTTTCCCTTGAAAGTTGTTGGGTTCTTTTCTTCAAGAAGTTTATCAACTTCTTCTGTCAACTGATTGATGTCTTTCATATCCTGGATATTAAGTACACCTTCAGCTGAAAGTGCCATAACTTTCTTTTTCAGATCTGGATCTGCTGCGAGTTGTCTCTGAAGTTCTTCCTGTTGTTTACGGATCTTCGCATCGCTTGACATAAATACTTCACCAAGACGTGAAATCATCTGACCAAACGCACTGATCAGACTTCTAATCGCAGCTCCAAGGCTAGCGACAATACCTTTATTCTGAGGTTGTGCCTGTTGTGGAGTCTGAGCCTCACCAAAGAGCTCCGCTTCCATGTTTTCAGGAGATAAAAGACTCTGATGATACTCTGCAAAGATTTTATCGATGTTATCAAATGCAGCGTTTACACCTTCGGTAATCTCCTGCATCATTAAATCAGTATAAATAGAATGCCCAAATGCGTTTCCAACTGATATTGTATACATTAGGCGATTCCTCCTTTCTTTTCGGTCATTCCGGTTTAACTATTTGTTTTAAGGCGCAAAAATACAGGGCCGGGAGATCCCAAACCCTGTATTTTCGAGAATTATTTCTTAGGACGTTCACCTGTTTTACCAACTGGATGAAGAGAACTCTTCACCTGGTCAGCAGCAGCACCAGCAAAAGTATTGCCATACAGACCACGGGCTTCCATTGTCTTCGGACGAATGACTTTGTGACCAAGATATTTGATTTTATCTTTGGCACCACCACCGGCTCCATGCCAACCAACTTTTGCACCCATTTTACCAGCAGTTTTGATGGTCTTTCCGGTTGATTTGTTTTTCAGTAACAGATTGGCAATCTGAACTTCACCGCCATTCTGTCGTGGATCGTTAACCTTACCATGTACGAGATTCTTGCCAAGGTTCTTAAGGTCAAAGATTGGTGCTAAGATACCAGATGTTACATCCTTGTATAAGTTGTTAGTCATAGACATGATCTTACGTTTGATGGAGAACCTATGACTCAGGGAACGGATTCCACGATCCATTTTCTTAAACTCTTTTTTACCCATCGCATCCTGCATCCCTTTTAAGATACGCTCATCGCTGTGCATGGTAGCACGGATGTATTTTGCAAATTGTCTATCGACAGAAGATACGTTAATCGCTGCAGATGCGGCTAAAGAAACAGCAACACCTTTCGCGTTGTCTTTTACGAAGCTCTCAATCTTCTTAAAAATAGATTCAGTTGGATGGTCTGCATCTTTTGCACAAGCTTCCATCTCTTTTTCGCATTCCGCCATCAGCTTCTTGTATTCATCAAAGGTTTTTCTGAAATCACGGACCGTAATCTTTTTGTTTGCTAAAGACGGATCCTGTTTGCAAGCTGCTTTAAACGCTTCATAAGCTTCTTTTTCTTCCTTATCCAGAGCATGCTCCTGGAAGAAATTATCAATCGCTTCAATGATCTTACGACACATTGCAAGTACCGCATCAATGGCTTTTTTTAGACCACTGGTTCCTTTTGCGGTTGCTTTTGCATTTGCTTCTTCTTTGGCTTTGATTTCAGCTGCACGTTTTGCGTCTTCTTCTTTTTTCTTTTTACCACCGAACGCTTCAGTAAAGCATTCTTCGAACATCGTGATTGGAGTATACTCTGCAAGGGCTTCTTCCACCATATGCAGACCTTCAATTGCTGCACGATTTTCTAAGCTTAAATCACATTCGTAAACTGTCATAATGTCACTTCTTTCTGATTTAATCTAAAATAAGATATGAGTGGGTGATAACCGCCCACCCATATCATCTATATGTTATTCGTTGTCTTCTGGTGTTTCTTCGGATTCGTCTGCTTCTGCAGATTCTTCAACAGTTACACCATATTTTTCACATAATGCATCTACTTCATCTGCATCTGGTTCAATCCCAGCATTTAAAGCAGCTTCGGTAAGAAGTGCATCAATATCAAAAGTATCCGCAACAGATTCCTGTGTCGGTTCTTCAACTTCTGCAGACTCCTCAACGGTTTTATCGTCGTCATCATCAGAAGATTCTTCTTTGGCTTCTCCGCTTGTCGGACCATCAGTATCACCAGGATCGGAATGTGCAAGTGCAGCGGCTTCCATAGCAGCATCTTCTAAGATCTTGTCCGTATCATCTTCTGGAGTTTCTTCTTTACCAGATTCAAATCCAAGAATCTCGTTCTCTAACTGAGACATGTATGCCATATGATTTTCAATAGAAGTTTCTAAATCTTCTACAGATTCCGTTACTTCTTCTGCTTCTGGTTCTGGAGTTGGTTCTGTATGCAGTTCTTCGAATACAGATTCGAGAAGTGCTGCAGCATCCAGATCAGATACCAGATCTTCTGTAGATTCATAGATATCATCTACAAATTCTTCTACAGATTCTTTTGTTTCTTTTGCAGCCTTTGCCTCTGCTTTTTCAAGAGACTTCTTCTGCTTGATGGCTTTCTTAATACCATTACGTAAAGAAAGCGCACCACGTGTATTTACAGCGACATTGGATTTTGCCAACTGTTTCTGAGCACCGATGGCTTTTAACATAATACGAGAAGACTCTGGAGACATACTGTCTACCGGAGCATCTGTTTTTTCGGATGCTTTCTCTGCAGTCTGGTTCTTAAGTGCAATTAAGAGTGCAGACAGTAAGGAGACACCCTCTGTTAAAGTTACGGTGTTGTCTTTTTTACCAGCAGCCTGACGTGCTTTGTTGACAGAGGTTAAAATCTCGTCAATCTTTGCAGAGTCAGCTTCTGTAAAGTTTTTACGAGCTTTGCCTTTGGAGATAACAGTCTGGAGTTGGTCCATACCTTTTGCAATCGCCTTGGCTTCTTCTTCGTATGCGTGGTAAGTTACTTCAACTTTTCCAAGCTTTGGATATTCCTTACAAAGAGCACCTGCTTTATCGATGGTCTCCTGATAGGAAGGATCGTTTGTGATCTTCTGTAAGGATGCGTTCATTTTTGAAAAGTAATCCTGAGAGTTTCTGTTAATGGAGTTCGCAGTTTTACGAAGTTTTCCATTGCATTTTTCAGTTACTTCATATAAAGATTCAGATACCTGGTCATCTGAAATTGTATCGTCTTTTTTCTGTTCCAGCTTCACAGATGCGACATCTACGTTGTAGTCTGAAACAACATATTCTGTTAAGACACGAATCTTATTCGCAGTCTCATCGAATGCTTTTCCAAAAGAATCAATCTCCTGGAAGGTTTCTTCAAATACAGTCATGATGTCCTCCTTTTTTAGAGATTGTCAAAAATTGCTTCAAATGAGTTCAGTTCTTCCAGAGAAGGACTTTCCATCATTTCTTTGTATTCATCGTTGATACCGAAAAGATCTGGTGCTTCTGTAGTATAATCACCAGTTACCATATCGCCATGAGCCGCTTCTGATCCATTGTCAGCATTTGCGTCTCCACCACCATTGCCACCGTTATCGGCAGTCTGTTGCTGATCATTTCCTTCATTGGATTGATTGGCATTATCATCTTTGCCGTTACCTCTTCCGTCCATAACACGCTGTTCAAGCTCTCCAGCTTTCGTTTTGATTTTATCCCACTGGATGACTTTTGCAACGATATTTAACACGGATTTACCTGTAGCAGCAACTAATGCCAGCATAGTTTCCAGTGTTGCCTGAAGTACTGTGATGGCTTTGTCATACCACGGAAGTTTAGAGAATTCAGATTCCTGTTTTTCTTCAGTCTGAGCATTTCCATTATCAGCTGGAGCTGATTGCTGCTGATTTCCACCATTCTGAGTCTGATCTTTCTGAGGTTCAGACTTTGTACCAGTAGATCCAGTTTGTGAACCCTGTGTATCAGTCTTCTGCGGATCTGCTTTTGGTTGTCCCTGCTGACCCTGATCCTTTACTGGGTCAGACTTTGTACCAGTTTTTCCACTGTTGTCTGTCTTTTGTGGTTCAGACTTAGATGGCTGCTGAACTGGTTTCTTCTCTTCTTTTGGTGGCTGATTTGTACCGGTTTTCTGAGTTTGTTGCTGTTTTTGAGGTTCAGACTTAGTCGCAGGTGCAGGTAACGGTTTTCCGCAGCTTAAGCAGTATTTGGAACCAGAAGGGTTCATTGTTCCGCAGTCTGGACACTTGATACCTTCGCCAGCTTCCATGAAAAGTCCTGCATATGCACCTAAACCATATGTTTCTGCTGATTCCATCATGTTATCACCAGCAACATGATCAATTGGAGCACTGGCAGTTTCCGGCTGAGCCTGCTGTTGCTGCTCTCCACCACCGTTACCAGATGCCTGTGCGTCTTTTTCTGCACGTTTCTGATTCTTTTTTGTAGCGATGTCTTCCGCTTTTGCTTTCAGAGCTTTCATTGGAAGACCAAGTTTCTTTAACAGAGTATCTACTTCGCCAGTCAGCTCATTTGCAGTACCCTGCAGTTTCAGGAATCTGTTGAGCATATCCTGAGCAGTTTCTTTGTTGACCTGTGTAATTGGTTCTTCTTTGGCTTCCTGTTCTTCTTTGGAACCCTTAACCAATACAGCAGCAACAGCTGCTACTGCAATAGATGCAACTGCAAATTCTTTGTTGCCCTGGATACAAGCATTGATACTTTTGATAATTTCTTTTAATTTATTGAATACCTTTGGAAGTCCAGTAAGGCCTTCGTTAGCTGCTTTTAAGTCGTAGCCATCGACGTCTCCCTGGGCATTTGCTGGTAATCCATTTAATCGATCATTATTTGCACCTAAGTTTCTCTGAATCCAGTTACCAATACTGGAGATTGCAGAGCCGATGCTGTTTAAGATGGTACGGATGATACCGACTTTCTTTTCACCCTGCTGTACAGCGGCTTCCATCATAAGTCGATCAAGGTCATCGTATGTACCACCAGTTTTTAATACAGTATACTCCGCAGCCATAATAGCGCGATCATACTGTGCGTTTGTAATATCCTGAATTGCCTCAATCTTGGAACTGGTCATTTCACATTCCATAAAGATCAGCTGTGCTTCCCGTTCCATTGGAGATAAAGAGGCTCCAAAAACTGTTGCCATGGTTAATCCTCCTATTATTGCTTGTGCTTATTGTAAGCGTCTTTTGCAGCCTGTTTTCCTGCTTTTACTGCATCTGATGCTTTCTGTTTTGCTTCAGATTTCGCTTTACTACAGAACTGGTTGATCTCACCAGCAACTTTTGCTTTTGCGTTACCAGCTTTATTCATCATACCGCCTAAGGCATTCATAACAGAATTCATCTGTTTCTGACGCTTCGCTGCTTTCGCTTCGTTTTTCGCACGTTTCCGTTCCATCTGCTCTTCTTCTACTTGTGCACGTGTCATCTTCATGGTTTCATCCAGAGTCTTTACGTGACGAAAATCGGAAATTTTCTGGTCTACGCCACTGAAGATCTTATGACCGATCTTGGAACGTAAGACGCCGATTCCAACTGCAGATACGACAAATGCACCGTGGTCTTTTACGACATTGGCACAACCATCACAAAACTTTGCAACTTTCTCATCACTGACACCAGTCTTAGAAGAAATCGCCTGGATGATCTTTCGACCTTCCAGAACCTTTTTGTTGACTTCTTTGTCGATTGCTTCCATGTCATAGGAAAGCTGAACCTGACCAGTCTGGGACTGTAAGAAGCTATCCAGATCTACGTGTTCCTGCTTGCTGAAGAGATTTGCAACGGATTCGTTAATCTTTCGAATAAAGGAGACAATCGCGTCAATCATACGGGTGAAAAATCCCGGTTGTCCATCTGCGGCTTCTGTCATACAGTATTCGCAAACGGACTCAGTAGCGACTGCCATACCAAGTCCATATTTATAGTCTCGGTTGATCCGAGCCATTTCTAAATCAAGGGTGCCTTCGATGATCTCAATTTCATTTTCAAATGTAGTCATCAGACAACGTAACCCCCTTTCTGCGTAGTTTTCAGTTTTAAGTATTTGTTTTGGCCCCAGAAAGGGGAGATGAGAGATGACAGACCGTAAAGTCCATCATCTCTCAACTTTTGTAATCTCGTGAATCCCCGTTTCATAATGCATGATGGGATTCGTATAATTTACCAATAATATCATATAATTGTATACGCGAACCAGTTCACTCCTAAACTGAATCCGCTAACATATTGTCTGTCTGGAATTAGTTTTTCACATCACGTAGCATCGTATCCAAAACTGCTAACGTACAAAGTAAGTCAATCATTTTCTTCCAAATCACGTTTGAATCAAATCCATCGTTACACATCTCAGTTTTGATATAAAGTTTCCAGTGATCGAACTCATCTTTTAACCTGGTACCACTTGGGTATCCACTTCGTGTGCAGTAGAGTTGCGGATGTAAGTTTCGTTTCCATTCGGAGGTTTCCATTCGAAAACGAAGGTAAACGTCCGTAAACGTCATATCTTTTTTCGAACAGATTTCCGGAATATCACAAAATAGATACAACCGGTATTTACCTAGGGAGTTCATATATTTATAAAACGCATGCATCAATTTCGTATACCGTGGATGTATGTGTACATCACTTGCAATCAGTCGATCCACACGCCCGTCATATTCATGATTTAAAAACGATACTACGGAATCTTTTAGTAATTTCTCGGCATCGTCCTGCATATTGGCAACCGCAAATAACTGATAATCCAATTCTTTGTCTAAAATGTGTTGGTCGATCGGTTGTGCGGCAGTCCCTGCATAGAGCCGATAAAGGTCATCTAATGATGATAACCACTCTCGAATTTTCAATTAAAATACCGTCCTTCTTGGTTTACTAGGAGTTGGTCGTTTGTTACCAGCTTCTAAGACACTGTGGATAGTATTATAAGAATCAAACACGGTATTTACGGTACTATAGACGTAGTTATTGATAGATTCGGTCATCATACGTGCGGTCTCCATTAAGAGATCTGATGGATGATCTGTAGTTGCTTCCTGAATCTTTTTGAGCATCTCGTTACACTGAATGGATTCCTGTTTGATGGTTTCCATAAAATCGATGAGATATTCGATATTTCCTACAGACTCCAGTACGGTACCTGTTTGTTTTTTATTGTTACATCCCCCAAATATGGATTCAATGAATTCTCCGTCGTGTTGCTTTGCAGTATTCATCTTGTATTCACAAACTGCAGATTCGGTTGCATACCGTTCTGCGTCGATGAAGGTATCGCAAGCTTCTTCGATGAACTGACACATCCCAGATAAATAGTCTGCATAGGCAGTTCCTGCGATGTTTAAATCGATACAGTCCACCTGAGATTCTGTAACGACTGGGGAATATACTTTCTCACGTAATTGCTGGTACATGTCCTTGATTTTTCGACCTTCCCCCTCACTGGTGGTGAAAAAAGATGGAATCAGCTTATGAGAATAAAAATCCATAGATTCTTTAAAAATACTTGCTAAGTCTTCCACAGACTTGGCATCTTTCATACTCTGAGTTGTTGACTCAAATGTTTCTTGTAACAGCTTCACATAGTCCATAATTGAAGTTCTCCTCTCCGTTGGTTAGAATAACTGAATTGGAGAGTCTTCGATTTCTTCCCGTGTTTTGTCTACGGCCATTTTCTTGTTGTCACCCTCCAAGTCCTTTTTCGTTTTCTTTGTAGCAGTGACAGCCTCTACTCGTAAAGTAGAAGATAAGCGCCGTAATTTCGCCGCAAGTTTCTGTTGTTTGTCGATGATCTTCTTACGCTCATCAACCGTAAATGCGGAATTATTTTGAACTGCCAGTTTGTTCATCTCGAGAAACATAGCTTGTGTATCGAGAGTCTTTGACAGATTTTTTCGAACGTTGTAATACAGATAAACCAGCTCTCTGGTGACTGGTACAATTGCCAGTGCAGCTAAAGAGATTGCTCCATAGCCAATGGCTGCGTCAAGTCCAATAAAGTTGTTTTTTCCTTTGTTCATCGTGGCTTCCAACATCTTACGGTAGTCCATACCCATGTTTTCCTGGACATGATTGAATTTGCGAAGCTGTTCGAAAATAAACAGATTTGCACGTGAAGTTGTATTTTTCAGCGCGATGCTCATCACCGCTTTATCAGGTCGTTTGATATAATCTGCAAATTCATAAATGAGTGCAGAGGTTGCTTCTACACACGCATAGGTGTATAAGTTGTATTCCAGCATCACATAATTGGAACGTTCCTGGAAACCACGTTTGAATGTGCTTGATAATCCTCTGATATTAGAGACCGCGGTGCGAACTACACCAGTTAAGTCTTTTACCGTAGAGGCACGTTGCTCATCTGCTAATGCATCCATTGCATCCAGAACTTCCATCATCTTTCCGTATCCAGAGTAATTCATAATCTCACCCTGGGATTGCTCAATGCCGCCGAAATCTACATGACCTTTGTCGATGATCGCCTGAAATAGTTTTTCCTGATGTTTTCTCGTAACTGGTGAAGACGCGTCCTCAAGCATACAACGGAGATTTTTCATCTCCGCTGTACGTGTACGAGGATCCATTCCAGTAGCAAGAAGACACGCGGATTCATATGTTGGATCAAATTGTCCGACCATGTGTTCTCCTCCTACTAGATAGCGTTATTCAGCAGTATACATAGTTACTGCGTGCAGTGTGAAACGAACTTTTCCTTTTCCTGGGATGATGATAGACATTGTATCATGTTTTTCGTTTCCTGCTTCATTTGCATCAACCTTACGGTTTGCATATTTGTACATGTATCTTACATATGTGCAAGGTTTTCCACCCCATGATTCTGGAGGTGTGATTGCTACAGAATGACTAGCTTCGTTGTATACGAAGAGTGTAGTAGCAGTATCTGTAAGGGCTTCGCCACCAGCAGATACAACAACACCAATTGCCTGATCGAAACGATCTAATACTGCACTTGCAGACTCTGCATCGAAGGATACGGTGGAATTACTTCCAGCAATTGGATTGATAACAGCATCTGTAATTTTTAATACTTTTGCATCTTCGATCGGATCCATAGCCGGTACACTGTATGTAATACCACCAGCGGATACGTCGACTCTACCAGTTTTTTCATCAGCGAGTGCCATTAAGAAGCAAGTCGCAACCATAAGTTTGTTGTCTTCACCGATTTTCCACATTGGAGCTACGATAAAGCCGTTGTTACCAACAGATACTTTTACGGTATCAGTAGCTGCTTTCTTGAATTCTCCAATCTGTACATAAGAGATCTCAGCTGGGAATCCTTTTGCAACTGCAGTATAGAAAGAAGCATCCTCAAGAATCTGATCTTCTGGTGTATCTTTCGGTGCTACAGATTTTTCGTAAACAGTTTTGTTTGCGAAGTTGTTGTAGTATTTCGTAGACATAGCTTCTCCAGCCTGTTTTACAGTCTCTGCAGTTACGTCTTCTTTGGAAAGGTTTGCTACAATTGCAGCTGCTGTGTAAGCTGCATCTTCTGCATTTCTTTTGTAGTCAAGATTCTGCTGTCCTGCTACATTGATACGTACGTTTACTAAACTAGATGGTTTCAGCATAGTAAAAGTCTCCTTTCAAATTTGAATTTATATAGAGTTAATGGGCGATCATACGTCCAATTTCTCTACCGAGTTTGTTAGAGTTCATAGATACTTCACGTTCAATGGATTCCAGAGCATAGGTCTGGAATGTCGCATCGCCATCGTATAAGATATCTACGGTTCCGGCACCATCATCACAAATGATGAAGGTCATTAAGTCGAGTCCTTCCATCAGCTTCTTAGCGACGGATTCCTCTCTCATATCAATACCATATGTATTTTTCATATGGTCTACTTCGTATGAAGTTACCAGTAAGGTAGCATTTGGAATCAATCCATGTGGCATAGCGAAGCCACTCATTCCAACGCCACGGCGTTTCATACGTTTTAAGTTTCCAAATAATGGACTCTTTCCAGCATTCTGATTTGCTGCATCAAAACGAAGATCATCCATATTAAGAAGTAAGTCTTTGACAAGACTAATCTCTCCAGTAGTCCAGCGTAAAAATCTGAATAAACCACTACGGTTCTGAAGAGCTTTTTCCAAATTGGAAATCATGTCATCAGTATCTACCAAATGAAGGACTGTCTTGATACCAACGACGATATCCATATACTGCACGAACTCATCTGCGCTATTGACAACAGAGAGTCTGATCTGTACGGCATATGGAGTCATATCGTTCATACGTTTGATATCACCGTCGGTTAACTGTGGTCCACGTAATGCAGCTGCGTTATTCTTAGCGATATCTGCTAACGCACGACGGTCAGCAAGTTGCTGCTGTTTTAACTTACCGTCTAAGAGTGCTTGTGTTAAGTCTTCTGCATTGGTTTCATCGGACTCCGCTTCGGTGTACTCCTCTTCGTATCCAGACTCAAAAATATCACGCATCTGTTTGGACATATTAATCTCAGACAGATACGGTTTTAATCCTTCACGATTTGATTCTAACATCATTCCAAGCTTCTTATCTGCGGCATTAAATAACATAAAGAACTTTCGATCCGGATCAGCAAATACACGGTATTCTCCGTTGTATGCCTTTTCCATATATGCCTCACGTTCGTCTTCCGGTACAGCAAGATCTGCAATTGCCTGTTCGAACTTGATGTTCTGATGGAATCGCTTTAAGAACTGAGTCGGTGAGGAATCTAATGCCATATTCATAGTGGAATTGTTGCCAAGTGCTATCTGTGTATATCCAGCGTAAACACGATCCATCATACGTGTACACGCGGTTGCCATATCAATTGGGCATGATTTTGGAATAATCATCGGAAACTGGAAGGTAGCATCTTTCGCACGACGGATCATGGATTTCCCACGGATGTTACTCTGGGAGATATTGTTGATCACTCTGGGGGCGTTTTTGATTTCTTTCAAAATATCGCCTAAACTTCCCATAGATGTCGTCACTCCTTTCTAACTAATGTCTTTATCGAACTGTTTTTAAGCAGTATTTTACAGTAAAAGAACATTTTATTGCTTACAATAAGTTGATACTAAAATTGGGTAAAGGTACTAGATTAGCTGTTTGAAAATAAAATAAGAGTAGAGACATATTTTGTCTCTACTCTTATTTTTATCGACGTCCCATCGCGTACTCATTTGCAAGGCGTCTTACTTCGTCTAAGTTACGACCTTTCTTATTTAAGAGAGTCTCTTCAAAGATTAACCAAGTCATCTCTTCAACAGACTCTACGAACGCTGCATACATTGCATCGTTATTTTCAGAAACCAGGCCATAATCATCTAATGCATGATATGTATAGTTTTCCTGCATCAGAGATTCAGCACGATCCACGTTACCGATCATGATGCCCTGCATTAGATTTGGCTGGAAGATTCTTCTCTTATTATAACCACGACGTTCCAGTTCTGCATCAATGGCAGATTCAGAAGTCATGGACATGTTTGAAGAAAGTTCGTGTTCCAGGGCTTTGTCCTGGCGTCTCTCTTCTTTGGCACGGTTGATCTCAGATTCAGCGGTAGACTTTACGGTATTCTTAATCAGACCGGAAATATCGTCAAGTTCCATATCCTGAGAAACGACGTCCATACGTTTCTGCATTTCAGGATCCATCTTAAATACAAGCTCTTCTGGTTTGTAGTTCTTTGGATCCATTTTTGGATCTGCATATTTTTGTTCCATTTCCTTGCATACGGCTTCAAAAACCTTTTTGCAACGATCTCCGCAAGTACCTTTCTTGATACCCTCTTTGAAGTACATAACAAGATCATCTGGAAGATGTCCACAACATTTTTTGTTGAGTTCATCAGAGCAAGCGTTCTTGTATTCATCAGAGAGCGGAACGGCATTTTTATAGCAGTTACCAAGTACATATTTTAAGCACTCGTTTTTGCCTTTTTCGCATTCGTTGTTTGCAAGGTTTCGTTTATATGCATCAGAGTTGTAAAACGCAGCCATCTGGTCGTCTTTTTGTTTTTCTTTATCGACGGAGTTGATAAAGTCTACAACTCGGTCGTTTCCTGTGATTTCCACTGGTTTTGTAAACATACGTTTCACCCTTTCTTTTCCAGGTTTAGCATTACTGGATTGTTTTTAGTAGCTTTCTACTTCGTATTCGTTGATGATGATGTTTTCCAGATCAATGGTAAGCATTTCTGGGACATACATCATACGTTCTCGTTTTTCCAAATCGTTGATATCTTCTACCAAGACTTTGACAGACTGATACTCGGTTGGATAGTTATTAATCGATATGAAACGGATATGATCGACTGCCGCAAAGTTCGTCTCAATCTGACGCATCAAGTTAGAGACATGCACATAGTTCGATCCAGTTTCATTGAGTCGCTCAATGGCAAGCTTAATAAAGTCTTTGATCTTCGGTATCAGGCCAACACGGTCTGCTCCAGGTACAAACCACATATCAAAGGCAATCTTAAGATTGACGGTATTAAGAATTTCATCTTTATCACCAATGGCGTAGTTCTTAGAACGTCCATAGGTGTTGTACCATTTGACATCTACGGCAGTTACATTACGCAAGTTGTTATTGATAATATTGACGATCCATTGATAATGGTATGTGAAGTTATTTAAGAATACCTTGAATTGATCACTGTCAAGCGGAAGATCCCATTTTACAAGTGGAATGCTTCTCACATAGGTATCCATGATGTCATAGATGAAATTACCATCTTTGTCTTTGGCAGTGTAATCCATAAACTGTAGATCAGAACGCACATAGTCTAATGGATACATAAAGGTTGCCTGTACATCAGTGGTTTTGTACTCATTTGTCCAGATATAGCCAGTATATCGCTTGTCGTAGGAGACAAAGGTGTTATTGGTTTGCTCTTCGGTTGCTTCGACGAGTCCACCATCTACTTCGCTGTAGACACGACGATATAAGGTTACGAATCTTATATTACATCCATCGACTGGAACCAAAATATCATCGTTACCAGTCATATTCCAAAGAGTCTTCCATTTCACAAGCGTTTTGTTTGCAATTAACGGAGAGACATCATCGACTGGCACGTTGTCATCCACAAGGTTATTATCCTTATCGTACTTATGATAGATGGTATGATCGTTGGTTTCCATATAGTATTCACCGGTGGTATCGTTTCTCCACTTGACTTCGTCTAAGAGACGTAAACGACCATCAGATGTGATGTGATCGTCTGTATGGATGTAGGAGATGAACTCAAACATACCAGATCCAGTTTCGGTATCATAACGATGTGGGATCATCTCAGTGTAACAAATATCACGAAGATCATCACTAATGACCATAATGATACGAAGGTCATTATGGATTACATCAAACGGATCATCAAAGATATATTTGATAACTCCATAATCAGGATCTCCATGATCTTCACTAATTGGTAAGTGATTAACAAGTGGGTGATCCTTTGCAATACCAATACTTGGAGATATCTGCGTAGTCACGGTATATTTTTTATCTGCTTCAAAGTCACGGCTCATTTCAAACCAGTTTGTGACAAACTGGACGTAAGAGTCTTCGTTCAATCCAGTGAAGTCCAAACCAATACGAGTGTCGATAAATGGCAGATACATATTGATGATGTTTGGATTCTTAGTAAACCGAATTAAGAACGGATTGGTATATAAGAACTTTCGCTCGATGGCATCGTCAAACTGCTGTAATACTTTTCGATCTGTATTAAAGATCGTCAGTTTGTCATCGATTCCTTTTCGTTTCTTAAACTCTGCAAACGATGCAGGACGGTTTAAGTAATCAGGAAGTTCTTTATGATCTTTATTGAGTGGTATATACGGAATTTTTCCGTCTTTGATTGCCTGTTGGTATTCATCCCAGAGTGCTTTGTTTGCTTTTTCGTCACGTAAGAAGTCTGCATCGAAGATCTTTCCATCTTCATTGGAGGCTTCAGAATAACAGAAAAGCTGCCCTGGATCTAACGTATAGACATTGGTTTCTGGATTATTCATCTCAGAAAGATTCATAGAAAGATTCAGGCAATTGGTTTTAAATGCCACGAAGTTGGAATAGATGATCATAAACGCTGAGTATACACGTTCACGAATATCGTCTCTTAACTTCGTAAATAAAATATCAGATCTACCATAGCGGTATTTCCAGTTGTTAAAGAAGTTTTGTAAGTCAGCTTCGGTTGTAAGTGCTTTGGCAGTACGGTAGTTCTCTACCGTCAATGCTTGTAAAGACTCTAAGGACATACGATCCAGGCCACCTTCAGAAGCAGTCAATGGATAGGCTGACATCGCAAACTTCTCTACGTAATCGTAACGATCAGATTCGGTTAATACCTCAATATTCGATCCACGATATACTTCAAAATTTCCAGATTCTCCATTTGTCGTATACATGGTAACTTCAATTTCAGAATTAAAGTCTGGCATGAAATAACCATCTTTGCTATTAAAGCTTAAACGAAGTGTAGATGAATCATGAAGCTGGTAATAGCAGAAGGATCGCTGTTCTTCTGGCTGTGAGTACACTGGAAGGGTATCCAACTGGGTGTAGAATCCTTCATCGGTAGCTCCTCGATACATAACGTCAAATCCACAAAGATCTCCTTCAAATGGAATGTCAATGATCGGATAATTGACCTTGCTGTTGTTAATGATGTTTTCATCAACGACGTTACGTATACATTGGTGCATCAGTACTTCCAGAGATATGTAACCATTTCCATCTCGACGAATCTTGATGTATGGGTTGTTTAATCCAGAAATACTATTATTAAAATTGGTGAATACGTAGTATGCACTATAAATATAGTCTTCTTTTGTGTCAGAACGTTTTCTGGCAATTTTAAGTTCAATGTCATAATCTAAGACAAATGGGATTCCTTCTACTAATACCTGCGTATCACGATCTATATAAAAATAGAAAAAACCGCTGTCTTTGTCATAACTCATGTTGTTTTTAACAGCAGACTCCTCCAAAACCAACAGAAATGTACAGCTAGCCGCTGTTGAAAACATGTCGTTTAACTGGAAAATCGCTGCATGTGAATAGATGCTTTCCGTGATCTCCGCACGGTTTGGAAACATCTCTCGAAAAAGTACAGAACCCGTATTAAATACGTCTTCTGTGATGTTGGAGATTTGTTCTTCTACGAAGCCCACCATACCAATGGTTCGCTTATTGATATCAACGTCTGGATAGTAGACATCAAGAAGGGTATCCCCAAAGTCTTTGACTGCGAAGTTGTCGATGTAACTTCTATCTACATAGGTACCATCCATAGCAGTCGCCATAGTATAACACCTCCTTATTCAGATCGGAAACGTAATTTAAATAACATATTTCCGTTTCCGTAATTTCCGGCTTCTCCACCGTTTTCATAAACCGTTTCAATAAACGGCGCTCCTACCCAGGTTCTACCTGCGGTACCAAGGTTCTTATTATAGGTTGGAACCATTGCAACACTATTCCCTCCATCACTGGATTGAATTGCATCTTCCAATCTGGAGTTGTAGTTAAACTCTGCAATGGCTGCAAGATTATAGTCTTCTTTCCACGAATAATTAAATTTGACATCCAACGTAATATGGGAAAGAAGGGTTCCAGCAGACCAGGAATACTGATTTGATGGAATCGTGGACGGATAAACTCCATAGTACTTAGACCAAAACAGGATCGTTTCCCCATCTTCCGCAGTCAAGATATAATAGACTGCGCCGGTATAATCCAAGATGTGATTTAAGATCGTATCTGCTTTTGGATGATACGTTCCAGTGTAACAACCGTCGATGTAGTCACACCAAAGTTTAATCATATGGTAGACATCCATATTACGATCATCCTGGAAGCTGACAGTAAACTCACCAGCGGTTCTACTTTCCACACCGTGTTTACCATAAGAAACTTTATATCCCGTATATCCAGTGCCATACGTATCTGTATTGATATACTCATCGTTTAATGAAAATGAGATTGCTGCATTTGATAAAATAAATGAGAAGTCGGATGACTGATTCATACAATCATAACTTAATTCATGCACGATTTGTGGTGCATTGGATGCGGCATACATATAATTCGGATTAGATGCAAACGAGGAGTTGTCATGAGATGCTTCATCCATCTTATTTTGGCTAGCACTCATTTTGACGTTGCATTGTGGACGCACAAAAAAGACGTGTGCAAAACTCTTTTGAAGTACAGAATCTGGTGTTGGTAACTTAAATCGGTTATAGCGTGTCGCTGATAATCTTAAGTACGTAAGAGGAGATCCCTCCCAGATACCAAGAGAATGCATCAACGATTCACGAGTTTTTCCCGCACCACTTTCATATAGTGATCCGATATCTCCACGAGCTTCATACCATGGTGTATCTGGTTTGTCGATGCTTTTACCATTAAATGGAAGTGGATCTGATCGAAGCAATCGTCTGGAAATAGAACCTTTTGGTTGCTTTGTGCCTGTATTTACTGGCTTCCCAGCATAGGTTGCTGCTCCCATATTCGCTGGAGAGATATTTAGCATACCATCTGAAGAATAGGTTGCGATAGAAGCAGCATCAGTTCCAAATGTTGGATTATCTGCGGTCGGTACATCGTCTGCAGATGCTGAGTTCGTTGTCTTATCACCTTTTTCTTCCCAGATACCAAAACTTTCATCCTTATCGATAGATGTACGAAGTGGGTTCCACTTAGTTGGTCCGAGTACCTGTGAAAGTTCTGTAGTTGCATTAACTCTATCACCTGTAATAGCGGCATTTCGTTCTAATTGAGATGCTAAATCATCAGTTAACTTCGCTAGTGCCTCATTGTATTTCTTATCTGTGTATGTCTTATCTGCAGCTTTCATCAATCGGGCAATCTGTTTTGCGGTGAAACCTTTTGTGTATAAGTCACGTAAATCACCAACACCATAGATACTACCAACTTTACTAACGTCACACTTGAATTTAATGGTATATTTCTTTCCAGATGCATCAGTTACAACGACAGTCTTTCCATCATCTTTGATCGATAACGTTGGCTTGATATCACCTTTAAGCAATCCAACAAGCTGTTTATTGGTAAGCTTATCGAGATTCATATTGGTATTAATATTTGATTTGATTTCAGTATCCTTAAGTATGATATTCTTAACTTTTCCAGTTGTTTTATCCGCTGCTGCGTTAATATCTTTAACTGAATAATCTGAATGTGAGTCTAAGACATACAGTGTACGGTTACCAATTTGAACGCCAATTACGTTCGTATTTCCAAGTTTCGTAACTTTTCCTGTCAGCTTTTTATTGGTTGGCTTAACACCAGTCGGATTATATGTCTTATCATATGTACCAAATATTTTGGTCATAGCTTCTTGTGCTTCTGCGTTTTTTACAAACGATGGATTTGCACCGCTGCTATTATCAAACTGCCAACGTGTTAATTTTGTTTTCTTTCCGTTGCTTTCTTTAATCCAGACATATCCGTTTTCGTAATATATGTTATCCGGAAGATCTTTTTTATCTTTATCGGAAAGGGTACCTTTATATGGTATGATATGGCCATCTTTATCAAAGTAATACTTAGCATTATGAAGAGTGTCACCAGTGGTAGTTGTCTCTTTCTTATCTTTATCCGATGTTTTCTTTTTATCGGTCCTAGCACCTACAATTTTTGAAGTTTCTTTGAGCATATCATTGACATTATAGACATGCTTCGAAGCTTCCGCAGAGCCTACAGGAATAATATGTCCATCCTTATCTATAGTATAGTATGGAAATTCTCTTCCTGACTTATCTGAAGTTGATTTCGCCATAGTTTTCACCTCACTTTTCAAGGCTTTATCGCGTTAACCGAATGTTTTCAGGTGGAAAACGTGGCGGAAAAGAACCATATACCCCGAAGAGTATATGGTTCAATATCCAGTTGTTTCGAAAGTTATTCCATTGACTGAGCTTTCGAATTGAGACTCCATCTGAGTCTCGGAGTTACAAAGCTGTATATGCTATAATGCAACAATTAGTGCGTAGTGGGGTTATTCCCACTAACATATAGTTTGTGGATGAATGATATATTATTTCATTGACTCAGTAGATAAAGGAGGTTATAATATGGGAAAATCTGAGATCATTGTCGATGCCTTATTCAACGTTGCAGAACGAGCAGTTAGTGGAAAGGTCGGCAAATTTATATGTGGTGAGTACTTAGATGGATCTACAAGATCCATTCCAGATGCATTAGCTGGAGAACTCAAATCACCAAAGCAGAAACGAAAAGAAGAAAAACGAAAGAAAGAACAACGGCAATATGAAGCAATGTATGCAAAGCCAAAGAAGAAACATAAGAAGTCCAAGAAGAAAAAACACAAGAAAGCAAAAGCGGTATTGAAATTATAACGGGTTTAAAACAATAGAATACCAGGGGATTTTGGTTGTAAATGAACTGCTTCATCTTTGACCCCTGGTATTCAGATAATTTCCTTGCTGGCTTTTTCAAAGCTTGCTGGTAATTTCATAGGGCGTACCTCGTCCAGATGGGACGAGAAAGAAGAGCATACCTTTCGTGACCGGTATGCTCTTCTTTTTTTATCCGAGTGCTGCTCGGAATTTATTTCTTTCTTGGTTATACGCAATTTGACATATCTCAACATCCGTGATATTATTAAGATCTTCTGGTATGGATGCAATTAGATGACGATCCATACGAATCTTTAAAGATGCATCGACAGTTTTCTTACCAACAAACTTTGATGCATAACGATCTGCTTCTGATTCCACCATAATATAGATGAGTTCATCATCATCCATATCTTCTTTGAACACCGAATGTGCGACCATTCGTTTGTATTTCTTAACTTGATGTGCCAATCGTCTTGCGTCAACCGTATCATTCTTTGTATCCAACGTTCCAAAATGTCCATTTGCTAGATGCCCGATCTCATGATAAATGATTGCTTTCTGGACCGCACGGGGATATTCTTTGAATTGCTGATCCACAAATACATCGGTACCATCTCGGTTATAAGCAGTTGCAGATAGAACCGGTAATTCATGAACCTTTATTTCCAAATCTCCAAAGTTATAAGTTGCAACAACTGGAGATTTCTTTTCCAAGTTCATTTGCTTACGAGCAGTTAGTTTCTCATAATTTCGAATAGATTCCCGTTCCTTATCAGAGATTGCTTGTGTAAACATTTTGCAGGTATACAGTCGAAAGACTCCTAAGTTGTACATCGTGGACAATGCAATTTCTTTACATGACGCCTTTGCCATTCGAAATAATTTTGCAACGGTTGTCTGATGTAAGGTTTTTCCATTGGTTTCTTTCCATGCAAGAGAAAAATTACGCATTCGTTTTCTGATATCTTGAATACGATCTTCAGATGTCTTTAGCCAGTTATTAACTGATTGGCAAAGATCATCATAGGTAACCATTAGAATATCCGTATCTTTGGTTCCACGGACAATATCTTCCATATACCCTTTGACATACTTATCCATATCAATATAATCTGCTTCCGTGTACATCAAGCGACTCATACTTAATAATATCTCAGATAAGTAGTTCGGATCTTTCGTTTCCATATGTGGACAATATTTATGCCAGATCGGATTCTTATTAAAGTATTCCCTATATGATCGTAACGCATGTACGTAACGTAAAATCTCTTTTTGACGTGCTTTTTCATGCAAAATATCTATGATCCCGTTGACATAGTCATCCAGTAATAGAATACATCGCTTAAAGAAATTTCCAACTGCAACCGGCGCATCTAACACGCTTTCATTAGTTACATAGAACTTCATATCGTAACGATCCATAACTTGATCGAATCGTTTATCTAATGCTTCAATTGTAGGCAATGAATTCACCTCCTTGGTTAGTAAACTGTAAAATCACATAAGAGAACCTGTTACTCCCCAGTTTCAGATCCTCTTATGTGATTTCGTAAGACCTAGTTATATCGTAATCTGATATAAGTCTTCTTTTTTTGTTCCTTCATATAAATCAAAAAGTCAAATAACTCCGTACATAATCCCTTCTTCTTGAGTATGGACTTTACGTCCTTCTGTTTTGCATCGACTACTATCTCGGTTTGTTTGCTGTTTACACGTGGATCCATACCCGCGTCACTCAAGCTATCAGCGATGTCCCCCATAATAGTTTCTTGATGTTTGCAACGTTCGTATGAATCGCTCAGTGTACCTTCTGTCATTGTCGATTTCCCCTTTCTTAATTAATTATACGGCGTTATTTCTAACTTATCAGTTGGTTTTACGTAGAATAGAAAATCAAAGAGACGATACCCCGTAAGGATCGTCTCTTTGTACACTATTCGAGATACTGAATCCAGAATCCTCCATCGATCAAATCTTCCGGAGGATTATCGCCTTCACTACCTAAGATGTTTTTATACATATCGGCACGAATGTCGATTTCTAACTGTTTGATTCGTTCTTCGAAGTTTTCTTTGGAGACTAAGTCCCCATTTGTGATCATGTCGGATACATCCTGTTTGATGTTATTGATCTGACTCATGATCTGTTTTTTGTCACCTTCATAGACTGAAGTATCAATCTTGTTTCCCAAGATCTTATTGGTTGCTTCAATCTTATTATTTGCAGATTGGATGTAATTGTGTACATCACGAAGAGTCTGGAGTTCTTCAGGTTGATCTGCAAAGAAAGTATTTAAGTGCTGTTGTACTTCAGCATACTCTTCTTTGGTTACGCGAGCGTCAATGGATTTTGATACATCTTTCAAGATCTCTGTTAAAGAGTAATTATCCTGAAAGACCTGGTCTGTACTAGAACGTACGATCAGATTGTAAATCACTCCATCAACCTTCTTAGAAAGTACAACAGGAATATCAATCATGTTATCTTGTGGCGTTTTCGGCATAATGTGTTCACCCCTTACAGTTTTGTGGTATCAAATCCTGTTACATAACGCACATAATCTCCTGTCGAAATATCCGGAATGTCTAATACAACTTTACTATGACGAATCATAGTATTTTTATCATACTTATTATCTGGGATGGCATCTTCTACTACCAATAACGCACCTGGGTTTGTCTCTAAGCAGCGTTCATAATAGTAATAGAATCCATTGTTATCCGCATCGTATTTTCCATCTGCATCTGGTGTTTCATCTGGAGTTGGAACTACTGGATCATCGTCATCCCCACCCGGTGACGGATTTGGATTTGGGTCCGGATCTTTATCATCGTATTTTCCGTTGATGTTTTCCAGTAAGATATCTTTGATGTTTTGCTCATCATATGCAACGATAATATTGCCAAGAATCAGATGAAGATCCAATGTGATCTTTCTAGGATAGAAAGATACCTGAAATTCTCCAAAATCCAATTTAGCGGCAGCTGTGGAATATACTGGGATGTTGTACTGCATCATACACTGAATGGTATGAGAATCATATGCATAGGAGTTTCCTTCAATGCTATTATGGATTCCAAAGCAGTCAGAGTTATTTGGATCTGTGCATTGTAAGATACAGATGTCATTAATCTTTAACGTATACTCTACGTTGTATGCAGAAGCCATCACACCAAATGGTACTTTGTTGGTTACTGCAAATACAATCTTTGGATCAAAGAGTTTTACACGTCTATATACCAACTCGTTGTTGAACGCACATCCAAGTGGTAACAATCCATCATACCCTTCATCTAAAGACTTAGTGGTACAAGAATGATTAATCTCTACGCCTTTTTCGTTGTAGATACTATAGTCTACCCATAAGACGTAGCGATCAGAGATTGTAGAAATCTCTGTAATTTTATTCTTGCGCAGGTCTTCCGTCATGGTTTTATATAACGTGCGGTTTGATTCCAGATTTGTATAGTCGATTCCGTTGATGTACATCGTTGCAATCATTTCACGTGCCGTATTGTCATGCTGTAATGACGCATGAGTACGGAAAGACTTTGCGATATTACGTGGAATGCTGGTCGTTTGATCAACTTTGACATACTGATCCGCAATCTTCGCATAAATTGCCTTTTTAGCCATATATGCAAACCTACCTTTCTGTGTAGTCTATACCACACTTATGTTCGTTGTAGTCTGAATCAAAGTCACTTGCATATTGTAGGGTTATCTCAATACGCGGTTTGATTGAATAGTACTTAGCCAGATGACCATCGATGATATTCTTATCATCCGATATGACATAGTCGTTGATCATATCACAATAAGTCTTTGCAAGATTATCCCAGTCTGGTTTTGACATGGGCCTGATAAAGCCAAGTTCTGCACATAATTGCTCCACGGATTTCATGGAACTTGGAATGGGCATGAAGACGTTACAATCGAACTTCACTGCGGTACGTATTAATTCAATGTCCTCTTCTTTCATAACCTTGAGGAAATATTTAATAAACTTTTTATGTGAATCTGCACCCTTGACATAGAAATGGACATGTTTTCCTCTCATATATCCTCTAGGTCTAGGGGTTGCTTTTGGTATGATATAAAACGTGAACTTTCTGGTATTCCAGGTGATATTTGTTGCACGTTTTATGGTTTCTGGAAGAGTTTTCTTCCATCTATCTGATTTGAAGTGTGAAAGAAGAAATTCCAGACGAGCATCCGCGTCTTCTGGAATTTCTCCATATTGTGCATCATATAAGCGTTTTAATTCAGGAATATCGCTCATCGGTTTGGTTCTCCTTAGAATCCAGTGATTGAGCGGATTGCATAGGAGATGTTCTCTTGGAATACATTTGTAATATTCTGTGGAACATCGGTCAGTCGACTCTTAATGGTATTAATTGCCATACCAATCTTGGTAGAAATCTTTGGTGCTACCAAAGACATACCACAGGTATTCGCCAGATACTCAATCAAGCTGGTATTATTTAAGAACAGAATTGGATTCTCTTGTGGAGACATTGCAAGATCGCTATATAAGTCAGTAATTGTAAATGTCACATCGATCTCATTTGGCATACCATCCACGGTCCAAGACTGCTCACTTACGGTTTTGTTAACCTGAAGATCCGTTATCATACCAAGGTTAATGTTACAAACACCATCCATAAATGCTTTTACAAGGAACGGAGAATTGTAGGTGTTTGCGGTACTCTGTTTTGGAATTGCTAAGCATATCAGATGCATTAACGGTACCAAGTTATCCATATAAATACCAAGCTTGTTTCCATACGGCGATTTTAAGTGAACCGTAAAGGTATAAGTCGTTGGCCTGGATGAAGACTTGTAGATATCTGGCATAATAACGTTACTACCTTTAATGACATTTCCGGTCAGGTTCAAAAGACGAGACAAAATAGATGTTACGTTATTACCATTTAAGGCAGTTGATAAACTCTCTGTTGCAGAATTGATAAGGTCTGAAAAGCCTTCTGCAACATCTCCAGAACCACCGGAGTTGATAAGGAAAGCAACTTCTTTTAATGCATCCGATCCGTTATCAAATGCGCTTTTTAACATAGAGGTTCCAGTTTCGTTATTGTAGTTTTCAGTAAATCCAGAAGAAGGATCCACGCAAAAACGAACGTATTGCATATTGGTAACGGTCTCATATAATGACGTTGCAACGCTTGATGCTTTGTCTTTGACTGCTTTTATAGTACCCTTCCAGAATCCGTATTTCTTGTTTTTCGTTGTATCGGATGTAACTGAGTTCGTTGTCTGATAAAGCACCTGATACTCACCAAGAGTATCTTTGTTTAATTTCGCGGCAGTTTTCTTTTCTGTTTTCGTCTTTCCTTTTTTCTTAACTTTGACTTTCTTTGTTGTTTCGGTATACCGATACATATTTGAGAAAGTTTTATTAATCTGAGACTGCATCGATTTTGTAGGCTTATTTCCAGATAAGCTACGAGCACCCGTTTCATTATCCTTGTAGTATGTCCAGTTGTATTGCTGGAAAGAAACGCCGTCTAGCTTTTCTGTTAATTGCAAGAAACCAGCGATGGTACGTAGCATGATATTCACATACTGGATGTAATCCTGAAATGCTGGCGTAAAGTCATAGTATCTGACCGTATCACCTTTTTTATTATCTGAATTATTAACGGTATTTTTCTTAAGCCATTTAAAAGTGTTAGTATCTGCATTGTCAATGATGTTTTGACCCATGGATACGCGAACGCCTTTGTCTTCTCCAGGAAGATAATATGGGTTTCCTGGGATGATGGTTAGAATCGGTGCCTGTAAGCGGATATTATTTAAATAAGATCGTCCGATCGTACTGGTAACATCAGAAAATCTTGGGTCTACCGTTTCAGGGAATTGATATGGTAATCCAAACACACGCATACCAAGCTTCATCATAGTTGTTGATGAATCTGACGAAGATGTGGTTGAACTATCTGTTGTGGTAGCCATGTCGTGTCCTCCTTTCAAAGCTTAAAAAAGTAGGATAAAGCGCGTATTTAGCGCCTTACCCTACTGTTTTTATGGCTTATTTCCCTGCGGCAATCTGCTGAGCGAGTTTCATATTCTTAGTTGGTTTAGAGCCTTCCTGTTTTAAAGTAGACACGACCGGAGTGTCGGATCCCTTATTTACAACGACGGTATTACCACCAGTTTTTAAGTTCGCTAACAGTTCGTTTGCCTGGGATAATCCAGAAACACCTTTGCCTGTATTGTCGGCAATGATTGCCAGAATCTCAATCATGCAACGAAGTAATTCGGTGTCATTCTTGCTAGATTTGGCAGCATCTGCACGAGTCATGATCTCAGACAGGGTACTGGATGATGTATAGTTACTTCCACTGTAAGTGGTGTTGTTTGCATTGATGAATCCAGTGTTACTTGTAGTAGTGACACCATGTCCACCATGTTTCATATTTTCACGTCTCTGAACTCTATTAAGATACTGCTGGTAAGCATTGGAACGCTTTTCCATCAGTCTTGCACGAGCAAGCATACGATTATTAATCTTAGCTCGATTTGGTGCATATACGACCGGTTCCTGATTCTGATTCGGATCCTGGGTTGCAGTCTCATCTTCACCACCATATCCACCTTGTCCACCAATAATGTGAATCTTCCTAAGGGTTTCTGGATCGGAGAGACGATTCTTCTTACGAACACCAACTCCACTACCACCTGGATCTGGAGTAACTCCATCCGGTCTCGGGTCATCGTCTTTGTACTTCTGATAATACTGCTCGTAGTAACCAGAAACGTCACCAATACGACAGTCATCACCGAAGAACTTATAGAAGGTATACTTCGCATCCAGACCACGACTAGCGTTCTGTGTGATCAGAGTTTTATGTTTTACATAATCGGACTGGTTCTCACCATTACGTCCATTATACCAGTGACCAGAAATCGCAGCGTCAAGTGGGAACATATCGTATTCGGTAACGTAACGTGGAAGGGTACGATTACCTTGTTCGAGTACCTGTGTGATCGCATCGTAAACGTTCTGGTTCGGGTTCTGTGCGTAATCTGGGATGCTACCACCACCAGATCCAAACCATCCAGAAGTCTTAATCATATTGACAAGAGATTCTGCAGTTGCTGGGTGACCAAACTGAACTTCACTTAAGTTGGCCATATGTGATGCACCATCTTTTGTGATCGCTAAGTTTTCACCACCGTTTTCACGCATCATGATCTGTGCAATGTATTTCTTTTGGTCATCTGTGAATGTATATTTCGGGAAGTTTCCTGGAATTGCTGTGGATGTACCCGTAGTACTACTATCACCACCGGTTGTGGTTGTTGTAGTGGTTCCATTCCAGAATGCATTAAAGTCTGTATTCCAGTTACCAGTTAAGGTTCCTTCCACCGCACGGTTTGCAACTTCGCCAAAGAAGTTACCAATCTTATCTATGGTGCTATTACCTTCCTGACCACCACTTGTGGTTGAGGTTGTAGTTGCACCTGTTGTTGATGTCGTATTGGAAGCTCCGGTGTTTGCTCCATTTGCAGAATTACCTTTACCGTCTGTGAAAGTATTTTGTACTTTCATTTTAGATTTATCTGGTTCTGTGACAGTATATGTCTGTCCATCTTGTACATAACGTACGACCTGAATCCATGTACCATGACCAGATGCTACACGTCCATCTGTGTATGTATTGATTGCATGAATACGAGGACCTGGGTCATTAGAACCACCATGCCCACAAAGCATGCCATTACCAATATACATTTCAACGTGGCCGTCTTCACCAGAAGAGCCATGTGCATAGAAGAACACAAGGTCACCAGGAAGCATCTTACTTTCAGATGGATAAGTTCCCATTGTAGTATTCGGGCCGTCAACGACTTGACCAGCACCGATCATATCACCGGTATAGGAACCAATGGTCATACCAAGTGCGGATTTATAGATTGCACAGCAAGTAGATGAGCAGTCACCATAACCATGTCCGTCAACACCTTCCATAACTCTGGAACGGTCAGAAGACTGAGTATATGTGTTACGTTCAACAATTGTCAGCATCCAGTTTACTAGCGCTTCACGTGCATCTGCAGCAGAAGAACCTTTTCCACCTTTCATACGGTTAAGTACGGCGTTGATTCCGCCTTTACCACCCATGATCTTATTCAGTGTACGAAGGAACTTAACACCAAATCCACCTTTACCAGCAGATCCAGCATACTTGTTATACCAGTTCTGACCCATACTAGCACGTTTTGACTCAACGGCGCTACTCTGATCAGCTGGTGATTCAAATTTATGCAGAACCACGTCAGATGCTTCTTTTACAGATGATGCTGATTTCAGCACATTATATACTGGTGAATAACCACTACTTTGCAGTTCTTGTAATAACCAATCAAGCTGTGACTTGGTATCAGCAATAGATACATTTCTTGATTTAACGAGATCATACAGACCCTGTTTACGTCCAGGCGATGTCCACTGTGCAAGTCCGTATCCATATTGCTTTCCGAGCGGGTGTAAGAAGTCATTCTTACTAATTTTACCACTATCTACATCAGCGGTATACTGCGCAGATGTGGTACCTAATTTCTTTGCAAGTAATCCCTCGACGATTCCTGGATTGATACCGGACTCGGCTTCCAGGTTACCCATCAAACCAGCAGCACCAAACGGTGTCATACCACCAGTTGTGGTAAGGTAATTGTATACCTGCTCAGTTACTTCATTGCCTTGTAAATTTCCGCTAGTTGCTGCAGTAGGTGTGGTAGTAGCATCTGTAGATGTTGTAGAGGTATCCGTACCTGTACTCGGATTCCAGAAACTTGTAAAGTCTGTATTCCAGTTTCCAGTCAGAACACCTTCTACTGCACGGTTCGCAACTTCACTAAAGAAGCTTCCCATCTTATCGATCGGAGATCCTTCGGTTACGGTTGCAGTTGTATTACTATTGGTATTTGTACCGGAAATAGATCCGAGTGCAGCAACGTTACCAATAGATCCTTTTCCATCCTTAGAGAATGCCCAGAAGTTGCTACCTTCATTTACGAAAGTACTTGGTGAATAGGTTACCATAGAACGATCTCTGGAAGCACAGTCATTAACCACGATCTTGCCGTCTTTGATACCAACAAGGTCGATAAAGTGACCTCCTTGTGTGAAGGTTCCAGGTCCCATAGAACCAATAACCGCTTTTGCATTCTTAAGAGAATTTACAATACCGGATTCACTTACACCGAGTTCTTCGGTTGTAATACCGTATTTGCTACCAATGGATGGGAAGAAGTCCCAAGAAGTACCACTATTCGCGGTACGCATTCCATTGTCAAGTGCGTATTGACAAGTTTCTTTCGGTGTGATGTCAACACCAAAGGAACGCAAGATAATCGCCATAGAGGTCGGACCACATGCAGAAGATGCAATTGTCTGACTTGGATCACCAACGCTTGAATACTGAATGGAACCCCAACGGGAGTCATTCTGTAACAGGTATGGGAAACCGTTTAACATATCTGCGCTATCACCAGCGTAATTTGTAGAACCTGATGAAGTTGTGGTTGCTTTCTTATCGTTCTTTTTGTCGTCTTTTCCGTAACCACCCTTTGTATAGTGGTTGTATGCACTTCTTCTGGATCCTGATCCACCGTTTCCAATAGACCATGCAGATCCTGTATATTTTGCTAATTCCTGTGGTGTATAAGCTCTTGAGAAGTTCTTACCACGCGGGTCGTTGACACGAATACGACCATCGGAATCTTGCCCAACTGCGACTACATAATGTCCTGCGGATGTATATGGAGTTCCATTTCCGTTACTTGTACCGGAAAGAACGACTTCATTACCAGATCTTAAGGAATCACTAATAAAGTTTGCAGATGGTGCATATCTTTGCTCACTGTGTAAACCGAAGGTATCTGCAGCTCCAGATACGAAATTCCAGTTTGTACCAGTGTTATCACGAGTTCCTGTCTCTTGTGCGAGGACAGCCATCTTTCTTGGATCGACATTGGTTCCTGCCATATCTGCAACAACCATAGACATTGCAGCTGGTCCACAACCACTATCGCCAAGAGTTCCACCGTCACCGTTATAGTCGTAACGGTCTTTTGCCCAACGTTTGTCTGTCTGAGCGTAATATGAATGACCATTTACGGTATCAGGTGCCGCATTTCCGACTTTGGATCTTCCATAGCCACCACCCATACGTTTCGGTCCAGAACCAAATCCATGGTTCATTGCTTTGCGCATCTGAATCGCACGTCTAAATACATCACGAGTTCCTTCTCCAGATCCACCTGCAGAAACATCTGCGAACTGAGGAAGTTCTCCGTATTCTTTTTCAGAAAAGCTTGCGACGTTATATCCAAATCCACCGCTAGATCCACGTGTCTTTGGTTTTCCGGAACCGGATCCACCTTTCAGCCAGTTGGTAAACTTAGCCCAACCACCAGTTACAACGCTCTTTGCGGATTCCCAAGCAGACTTCGCTGCTTTCTGGATTTCATCGATCGCTTTCTTAGCAGGAGCATCTTCTGTTACCTCATGTGGAGTAACCATACCTGCCTGAATCTTTGCTTCGAGTTCTTCGTCACTGATACCACTTTCCAGAAGATCACCAGTCTGAGAATAGTATTCCCAAGAAGAACCTTTACGTTTATAGTAGTTACCTGTAGGCTCAAAATAGCCCATGCTTGTCTGTTTCTTGAACAGGTTCGCTACGGTATGAATCATACCATATTTTTCAACACTGGATCTAAATCTTTGAACTCCGATAGAGAAATTCTGTAATCCAGTTGCTACGGCACTTGCACCATCCTGGAATGCAGTAATTAGGTTTTTACCGTGTTCTGCAAGGGATGCACCGATTTTAGAAATACCACTATCTTCTTTGTATTCAACGGCTTTTAATGTACCAGCAAAGATCATACTAGCTACTTCATCAGCATCCACATTGTCTTCGATGATATCACCATTTACGTTATAGTGAGTAAATCCGTTTACAGCTTCTACGTAGTATGTCTCATCTGGAGCCATCCAACGAGTCTCTTTCTTACCACCAACGAAGAAAGATTTGATATCGCCAACACCACGTCCAAGTTTGTTCTGAATCAGATCGATTCGGTTACCTACTGCATCAATCGCATTGGATGTAAACTTAGAAACTGCATCAAGTCCTTTAGAGAAGGCATCTCCTACTTTCTTGACGGTGTTCTTAAATCCAGGAACGATCTTGTTATTCCAAAGCTGGCTTACCTTGGAATCTTCTGTATAGTCTGTTTCCTTGAGAAGACCGTTGTTGATCATTGCAGTTACTTCATCAGCATCCACATTGTCTTCGATGATGTCGCCATTGGCATTGTAGTGAGTATATCCATAGTTTGCAGCCACGTAGTAGGTTCCGTCCGCGTCCATATAACGTTTCTCAGTTTTTGATAAGAATACGTTCTTAATGGAATCCCAGTTACGTCCTTGCCAGTTTCTCCATTTCTTATACATAGTTGTGCCACCTTTTACGGCGTTGCCTACGAATGAAGAAACAGCTTGCCATGCATCAGATAGGTGACCAAGCACCTTATCTTTTGCTTTTCTAAGACCTGGTTTGATTGTATGCTGCCAAAGTTCTTTTGCGCCACTTGTTTTAACTTTTTCACGGCTTAATGCACCTGATGTATACATACCCTGGATATAATCACCATCAACGCCGTCATCAGATATCAATTCACCGTTTACGTTGTAATGATACCATTTAGCATCACCGCTGGTCGTACCCATAGATTTACGCATCCAATAGGAGCCATCTGCTTCTATGTACTTGTAATCTGTATGGGTTCCAAAGAATTCCATAGCCATTCCAGGAAGTTTTGCAACAATTTTAAGATATTTCTTCGCAATCTTTCTGTTATTTGCGGACCAAGCAAGACCAGCGTCCCAAACGTTTTTTGCTGCATCAAGAGCTGAATCTTTGATATTTTTAAGTCCATCGGAAACTTTTTCTTTTACGTTATCTTTCCATTTCTCAAATCCTGTTTTACTTGCCCATCTGGAAGGAGTAACGAGGTTTGCATTGATAAGATAGGATAACTCTTCATTGGAAATACTACCTTCATCAAGTTTCTCTCCATCTGCGCTGTATAACTGACCAGTATCATCATAGAATCTACCAGTACCATCTTTCAGATCCCATGTGGAGTCAATTTTCTTATCACGTTTATTGAAGAAATCCCAAACGTTCTTTCCAGCTTTTACGACGCCAGCACCAAAATCCATCGCTTTTGATCCAAAATCGGATACCGCGGTTGCAATGTTACCTGCAACATTGGATGCTTTCTCGTGCAAGGATGATAATGCAGATGTTACTTTTTTCTTTCCAGAATCAACGAGTTTTTGGAATCCAGTTTCACCGACCGTCTTGTGTTTTGTTTTCGTAACAAGTCCTGAGCGGTATAAATATGACAAATCCTGAGTACTGATCATCTTTCCGGCATCGGTTCCATCAGCATTATGAAGTTTTCCTTCATGATCATACCATTGGCCGGATCCATCATTTAAATCATATCCGGTATCCGTACGAGTTTCTTTTTTGGTAAAGAAATCCCATGCGTTTTTACCAGCTTTTACAACGCCAGACCCAAATGCCGCTGCATCTTTTGCAACAGCTGATACAGCGCTTCCGATTCCAGAAGCTACTTTAGATGCTGCGGATCCAAGTGATTTTGCAGCCTTTACAACGGTATCTTTCGCGCCTTTCGTTTGTTTTCCCTGTTTATGGAATTGACCCGCAATATCATCTTTGAAGTTGGTCTCATCACCAACCGTACCTAACACTTTACCATCTTTATCTGTAATTGTATAGGAGCCATCTTTATTTTTGGTATAGGTATTACCAGATTTACCGATGTAACCTTCTTCATGCTCATCCTTACCATTCCACCACTTAGAAATAGCTGACGCAGGTTTCTTTAAAGCATTTACTACCTTTTTGGTTCCTTTCTCCATTACGGAAGCATTCTTATCGGAGTTGTAATCCTGGAAGGATTTATACTTACCGTTAACTTCACCTTTCTCTACGGCATCGATATATGCATCTGCATCATCGTACTTACCGTCTGTAAGTCCAGCTTTCTTAAGGGTTTCGTATTGCTTTGTCAGTTTTTTATCACGATCTTTGATGTAATCTTTTTTGAACGCGTCACGGTTGTCCTGAAGTTCATCATAGTTTTCTTTACCCATGATGAGTTCATAGATCATACAAGCGGCTGTATTTAAGATATCAAATCCACAAGTTGCAGCGATAATCTCATTAACAACATCAACGACAGTACCAGTAATTGTCTGTGTAAATGCACCAAGTGCTGCAGAAATAATCCTCATTGTACCATCGACTTTATCCTTACTAACCTGGAAAAGTCTAGCTGTACCTGTAACACCATTGATCGCACCAAGTGTCAAGAAAACAACTTCAGATACACCAAGTGTAACACCGGCAACAGTAACTTTGGCACCCATAACTGCAGATACTTTTGCAGCAATCTTGCCAAAAACACCCTCTTTACTGAAGGCTTTGGTGATTTTACCCATGATCTTGCCGACCCAGCTATCTGCAAGTTTTCCTTTGGTTGCCTGTATAGATCCAACTTTCTCACCAACTTTGGTGAAGAAAGACTGAAGCATTCCGATGATCTTATCTTTTAACTTAGAAGTTGCTTTTTCGGCAGTTGAGTCAGCACTCTGCATAACAACCTGAGCACCTTTTTCAATTGCATCGTCTGTTTTAATAGATGCAACATGCGCGGCAGTATCTGCGGCAGTATCTAAGGTCGGTCCTGGTAATAATGGAACGGTTGGGCCAGGAAGTGCTCCAGTAACAACATTAGTTGCACCTTTTGCTACATCATCAGCACCATTTTTTACAACTGCTTCAGTCGCATCATCTACATAATTTCCATAGTTGATTCCAGATAAAATACCTGTGGCACCATTGTCTGCTTCTTTTGTTACACCACTAACAGTTGCATCTGCTACAGTACCTGCAGCATTGTCAGCGGTCCCTCCCATATTTGCAAACCAATTCGGTTCTTCTGATGGGAGATTGATTTCTTGGGCTCCACCAAGGGTATAGCCGTTACTCATAAGCTTGGCTTCTCGAGCTGATCCAAATTCTATTGGATTTGTAAAGGTTGTCCCAGAAGTATATGCATTTTTAAATGATCCTAAGGTATTTGATATACCTTTACCAACATTGCCAATTGCTTGACCAACTCTGGTTTTTCCAAGTGTATGTCCAAGGAGATTTCCAACTCCTTTTCCGATCGTTGAAACACCTTTACCGATTCCTTTTGCTACAGCAGCACCACCTTTAACGATACCTTTTCCAAGTCCATAAAGCAACTGAACTGGTTTCTTAGCCACCTTATAGAGAAGCTTCGTCTTCGCAAATGTTGAATGATCAGCATCTCCTTCGTCATTGGTCAGGTATCCCAAGATATCTCCATGGAATAACTCAGAAATATCATTTAAGAATCCTTGGAATTCTTCGGAACCAGCTTTTCCATTTGTGTTGGCTCTGTTTTCTTTTTGCCATTCGGAGTCTGCACTTGCCTGACTAATAGCATCACCAATCGCACCACCAACATTTCCGATTCCCTTACCAAGAAACTCTAAAAGTTTTTTCAGTAATCCAGACTTATTTAAGAATGCCAGCAACGCAATGAGTCCAGCACCAATTAAGCCTTTCTTTCCAAAGATTTCAGACCAACCTTTGAAGAAATCAAATGTCTTCTTGGCTTGCTCTTTTGTCTTACTTGACATCGCTTCTACCGCATCGAGGATTCGATTCATTCGAGATTCTTTCTTTTCCTCAGCTTTTGCCGCCATAGATTCATCGGCTGTCAGAGCATTGTCAAGCGTTTTATCACGTAATTCCTGTTTACCTCGAACGATCGCCATCTGAGGGTTATTAATAACAGCATTTGGATTTAACTGGATATCCGTTTGGGATCCTTCTCCGCTACTGTTACCATTCATGATCGCCATTGGTAAGTCCATCATTCCGCCACTACCAGTAGTTGCATTGTTTTCAGCAGCTTCTCCACCATCAATGATAGAGTATGCATCTACAGCTTGTCTGGTATTAGATGGTCCAGGTAATCCAGCGGGTGCATCACTCATAGTTGGTCCAGAGATTGCTCCCTGAGATCCGCCCATTGTCGGAATTGCATCGGCTCCAGAATCACCACCACCACCACCAAAAGAGTTGCGGAGATATTTTGCAAACTTAGATACTGCATTTCTTGCGAAATCAGCAATCTGTACACGAATTGGTTTATTCTTATCGCTGTAAACCTTATCACCTTTATTGGTCCAAACGATTTCTGGTCGACCAGCTTCACCAACTAAGGAGTAACCTTCTTTGGCATCGTCGGTACCTTCGGCATATCCTTCACCGGATGTATTATTTAAAATGGCTGCGAACGCAGAAGCTGTTTTAGAATGCGCATCGAGAGATTCAGAATCTGGTTCGTCTTTTTTCTTCTTACCAAACAGCTTAGAGAATATACCGGATTTAGACTCATCAAGTCCAGCTCCGTTAAAGTCTTCGCGTTCCGCGTTCGAATAAGTAAGACCACCAAGTCCATCTTCTCCAACAGGGGTTTCTGGTGCAACACCTTTCACACCCATCTCTTCGTCAGTTGGATTTGGTCCACCTTCGCCATATTTATATGGTTTTCCTTTTCCGTGCTTACGTTCAGAACCATCTGGATTTAATCCATTGATGGAGTTTAAGATCTGCTGTAAAAGACTAATCTGACGAACTTCATTGGTTGCATTCTTTGGATCGATATTCGCAAGCTTCTTAGCGTCATACGCAGATGCATCGCTAATCTGCTCACGTTTTCTCTTTTCTTCCTCGGAGTCAATCGCTTCGCCTTTCCAGCGAATCTTCTTACCTGCCTTGGCTTCTGCTTCGGCACGGTTTGCAACAGTATCTTCCCACTGGTTCTTGCCGGTGTATTTTAAAATCTTTTGCTGATTTTTCTCACGGTTATGACGTTCTCTGGATGTTTCTTTTGCCTGAGCACGTTCTGCTTGTTCGTAATTCTTCTGAATTGACCAACGAGCTTTGAAGTCCTTGCCCATGTATTCACGTTTCCAGTCGTCAAAGTCTGGAAGATTTCCATTTTTATCTGGTTTGATTTCTCCATTCGCTACCATACGTTCGTAGGTAGTTTCCAGACGTTTACTATAGTCATATCCAGACTTGTTCTGAGATTTGACATAGTTGGCTTTCCAATCCTTATAAGATTGGTCACCTTTCTTATTATCAGCTTGATACTTTTTGTAAAGTACGTTGTCGTCGAAGAGTCCGGCTTTTTCCATCTTCTTCATATTACGACGCTGATCAATATCTTCAAGTGCATTATTTGCAGCACCTACAGCGCTTGCAGCGCCACCAACAACGGCGCCAACTGCTTTGAATGGAGCAGATATAATTCCTTTGGCTCCTTTTTTCATCGTCTCGCCGACAACATCAGCTGCTTTACGAATCGGGTCTAATGAAATACCAGTTGCACGTTCAAAGCCAGTTGTAATTGCATTCATAATTCGTTTTGCGAACTTCACTGGATGAAGTACTTTACGAATTGGAGAAACGATTGCGTGCGTGATGCCGTTTAAAACTCTAAATGGAAGTAACACAGCTTGTTTACCTACGTTGTAAGTAAGTTTTGCAACGTTCTTTCCAAGAGCAGCAAATGGCCGAATTAATGTCTTGCTAATCAGATCTACAAATGGATCTGCAATTTTATCACGGATTGTATCTCCAACTTTATTGAAGATTTGTGTCGTATGTTTCTTTACCCAGAATGCCATATCCGCAGCGGCTTCACCGATAGGCTGAACTGCATTCTCAATAACTCCTAAGATGTTATATTTGAATGAGATTCGCATATCGTCCGCAATGTCCTGGACGGTATTCTTAAATGGCTGAACGACATACGCTTGTAACGTATTACCAAGCTGACCAATGACGCCAGCCTGATATTCTGGATCGTCTTTCTTCTTTTTGTTACCAAAGAGCCAACGACTAAATGTATCCGATTGTGCCTTGATTGCAAGGCCAAGTCCCACAATAGCACCACCGATCGGACCACCTGCAGTCAACATCGCTGGCATAAAACCGATCTGTGATAATAAGGATGCAGTCAGTGCACCAGCGGCAGCACCAGTTGCTCCCATACCTACAGCTTTACCAGTTAAGGATAATCCTGCTTGGTCTTTGTTTTTGTCTTTCACATGTGAGAAGACGTTCTTAATGGAGTTTATAACACCAATAGAGCCACGCTTTTCGTCACCGAAAAGGAAGTCATGGAATGCCTTAGACTTTAACGCGGTAGTTGCAGCCATACCAAGAAGTGCTCCGGCTACTGGTCCACCAACAAGTGTACCAAGGAATCCACCTCCGGTAATTGCTCCTTTAATACCACCTAAAGCAGCCCCACCAATTAAGGCATTTTTGTTTTTGCTAACAAACTCCTGAGTCTTTTTAGTAATCAGGCCATTATCTTTGTCTTGATCACCAAAGATAAACTTCTGAAACTTATCAGATTTAGAAGCAAATCCAATGGCAGATCCTAAGATGACACCACCAATTGGACCACCGATCATGGCTCCTAAGAGACCACCGGATGCTAATCCAGCAGCTCCACCTGCAACACCACCAACCATCGCATCTGGCAGTTTCTTTTTCAAAGAATCCTGCATCAGTTTCATGACGTTGTCTTTTGTTACAGCTTCACCATTCTTATCAGTATCTCCAAACATGGCATTATGCCAGTCTGCAAAAGATTGCTTAATGGAATCTTTAATTCCAGTAAAGATACCTTTTCGTTCACGTTCTCCGGTCTGTTCATCTTTTTTGCCAAAGATTTTTTCCATGATACCTTCCTTGACGGTTCCAATAATGGAAGTCTCAGATTTTTCATGGGTCTTTCCTTCAGAGTCTACATATGCTTTACCAGTAAACCGATGCTCCATTTCCAAGAAGGAATCGTGAAGCATATTGGTCATACTAGATAATGCACCGCCTCTACGGAAACCATCGTCATCTTTGGTTCCAAAGAGTTTCGCTTTCATTGGTTTTAAGAGCTTATCATCAATCGAAGATACAATTGTGGTAGCAACTCCACCAATCATCTCACCAGCTTCTTGCATCAATGCTCTGGCATCACCATTGACAAACGCATCACCCATACGGGATGCGTGTTGTAAGGATGCTTTCCGAAGCTGATCAGAAAATGCCATCATATCACCATTTGCAAAGGAATCGTTTCGAATAGCACTTCGATAATCAACTTTACCGTATTTAATGCCCTTACTTGACATTCCAGATGATTTATTCTCAACGTGATTCTTTAAGAGGGTATCCACCGGAATCACTTTTCCATCTGGTCCGATTCGTTCAAATAAATCGGTCTGTAAAATTCCACTCTGGGTCGGATTTTTACGAAGCTCATCAAGTTTCTTATTACGATTCATCATCGCATAAATCTGACCTTGAGTTAAGGTATTCATCACAAAAGGATCGTCGACGGTCATCTGACTTACGATATTCTTGAACTGATTCTTGGATTTATCATCCCCACTGAATCGTTCAATCATCTTGAGCATCGTCCGATTTACTTTACCATTTTTGGATGTAAAGTCTGCATTTGGATTTGCGGAGTTACGATCCAATGCCATGTAAAGTTGCTCTTGCATGGACTGCATGTTTTTCTTTTCTTTGTCGTTTTCCAAAGAATTGATATAAGCAGTCAGGTTCTTACCGAATGGGGAATTATTGAATCCATCTGTAACGGCTTTTGCAAGACCATCGAGAATATTCTTATCACGCTGGTCATAGGTTTGTAGCTTATTTTCTTTGAAATCAAAATAATTACGTTGTCCCATATAGGAGGCAAGGTTCTTCTGATTCTCAGATACTTTACCGTCAGAAGTTCCACCCATACGTTCTGCGATGTATTTTAAATACTGGGTCTGGGTGGCAAGCTCGTTTGTGATCGTTGTGGTGATTGCTACTTTGGTTTCCCCATCAAACGGTATTGCATCTGTTTTTACTTCAATATCGTTCTTACGATCAATGAAGTTTTTACGATCCGCACGATAACCGAAAGATTTTGCAATGGTTCCGGTGATTTTACCGAACCAGTCATTGCTTTGCTGTTCACCCCAATCATAGAGCTTTTTCATCATCATCGGCATTGCACCAGAAATAGCCTGGTCCATACCTTTGATCGTAGATGAGATAACCTCTGGGACCGCGTACTGAACGAGCATACTGGACGCCATTCCAAGTGGATTTGCTGCTAATTGTTTCAGCATATTTTCATCCATCAAGGATGCAAGCATTCCAAATTCAGAATTCGAAAGGTTATCTTTTAAACGTTTGGTGACATACTTTTTGTATGCACTGATATCGAATCCGCCGTTTGCACCGATGACTTTATTAATCGATCCTTCATCGTCATCATCGTCGGACTCTTTCTTGGTCATTGCTTGACCTGCTTTGTCATAGAATGCTAAAGAGCTTTCTATGAATTTATTCATATTTGTCGAGTTGTACTCCACCAAAGCCGCAAGGTTCTGATTCATTGCGCTTAAGTGCTCTAAAATTTGTCCTCCAATTTGCTGTGATTGGAAGAATTGTGCAGACGTTAATGATACGAATGCATCGGTTTGTGCTTTGGATGTACGGAGCGTTAACTCGGTTTGCTGACTTATCGACGAATTTAAAGATGTAAACGCTTCAGCGGTTCCCGCAGCGTTTACATTATTAATTGTGACGTTACCGCCACCTTCATCTCCAAATGACACTCCTGAGCCACCGGAATCAAAGAGGTCATCAAAACCTCCATCTCCCATGATAGCTTGCTCAAATCGCTTATCATTTCCGGCTAAATGCCCACTTTTGAGGTCGTCTAATGCATTCTTAAACGCAGTATTTGCAAGTTTCACATATTTATTCTGATTTAAGTTCGTACCAGCAGATCCTCGTCTGGTTCCACGGACGGACGTATTCATAGATCTTGCAAGTTGTGCGCCTGTCGTTACAGCTCCAGTAATGGTCGGTGCGTATTCGCCTAACACCTGTCTGGAACTGCTTCCAACCGCAGATAACGCATTTTTAAGCCATGTCGTCTTAATGGCATGCGATTTCACGGGTTGGACTTTTGCACCACGATTTGCCATGATATGACACCTCCTTAGTGTATATTTTCAGTTGCTTAACGCTTATAGCACTGTTTTTTGGTGGGATTTCAGAGGAAAAAGAAGGATACCCGAAGGTATCCTTCTTTCGTTATACGATCAGATCAGCTGGATCGATCATAGAGGTATGAACAACGTTATCGTGGAATTTCTTCATATTCAAGTTGGTAAGAGTAGTTGCCATCTTACCAGTCTGAAGACCAATGAATTTTTTACCACATGTATAGTAGTACATACCTGCACATTTCGCACATTTGCAGTGGATGTCAGTGGTTCCTTTGCAATACATAACAGAACGCATTTTGACGGTTTTGCCTTTGTAAGACTCGATGATCGACGGCTCTAAGCACTTCAGTTTGCCATTCTCGGAGATATATCGATAATCGTAGTCATGGATGTTGCCTCCAGTTGGAAGTGTGATGTTCAGTAAGAACTTTGTTCCACAATCGGAGTTTGCATCATCGTCGATACGCTCCATCTGCATGATAGCGTTAAGTTCCTTACCAAGGTAACCGGACTCTGCAGTACCGATAGATTTCGGGTATGCACCGTTAACCAACGTATTTGCATGAGGTGTTAAGTCTGTTTTCTTCAAACCATCCATCAGAGAGTTAGCAATGAAATCATACTTTCCGGTAGCTTCGTTGTATACAGTACCACGAATCAAGTTGATATTCTTATAGTTGTTACCGAAAGAACCACGAGCACCAGAATCATACAGATCCATACCTGGATCACCTTTCAAAATACGTTTAGCTTCCTTAATCAAGGTTTGCTCTACGTACTCACCAGCTTTCGGGTCACCAGATTTAATCTTTTCTTCGTTTTCCTTAATGAGCTTCTTTTTCAGATCAGCAAGCTCTTTTGGTAAGAACAGGATTCCTGGTGTAAAAGAAGTACAAACCACGGCATGCATCTGAAGTCCAAACCAGTCACGCATATCAATGTAGGTCTCTACTGTATCAGATTCCGTAAGCTTATCTTTTAAAGCATTAGAGATCATGGCTTCCATTTTACCACAAACCTTATCTGTTACTGGTTTATTTACGATTTCAAATCCAATAACAGGGGAAAGACCTGTGAAGTTCACAAGCATCTGATAGAAAACAAATCGACCAACGGTTGTGTTAATTGGTTCTTTATTATTCCAGAAGTTTGCTGGAACGGTCATGGTATCACCAAGGTTGTAATCTGGGTTACGCATAGTCTTACCATTTGAGGTATGACCAAACATATGGGTCATCTTACCAAATGTGAAATCAGCTTCTGTCATTTCAAGAAGAGCAGCTACTTTCTCTTTCGGGCAAGGTTTTTTATTGTCGTAATCTTTCGTGAATGTATAGAATGTCTGAATTGCTTCTGAAGAAATGACACGAATCAATTTACCAGACGCATTCACAAAGTTGCCAGTACCATGGATGTATTTCTCGATCTCTTCGTTTGCTTCCTGAGAGAAGAGTATCTTAACGGTTACCTGGTCACCGTCGTAGTCACCTCCGATACCTTCCAGATAAGAGTTTGAAAACTGAAGAGAATCGATAAATAAAGATGCCATCTTGTAAGATGGGACATCATTTTCAATCACTGGATACCATTTGTAAATATGGCCATTGACCATCATTGGCTCTGTCTTTGTCGTTGAGTTAATTCGAATCTGATTACAGAAGACAGAGAATTCATCGGTGATTGGGTAACGTGTTGTCATCGTATGTTTATCTTTCGTAACATCAGACGCTGCTAAAAAAAGAAGGTCTGTAATGGTCATACGACGATACACAATAGAGGATAACTCATCTTTTCCACCACCAAGGCGTTTACCAGATAAATGAAGGTAATATCGTTTGTCGGTTCCTTCTACCGGAATCTCAATTGGGTTGAAACGACTAGATGGATCTTTGATGTAACTATCCATCATATTTTTAATATACTTTTCGTCAAAATAACTTGCTGGGTTTTTCAGTCGTACGGTTTTAACCACTTCGTCATTCTCTGGGTTGTATACGATCTTATCCAAACTCTGAGAGATGATTTCACGATCAAAGAAGTTCTTTAACCAATGCATCATCAAAGGATAACAAAGTACACAAGCTTGCGAGATTGGAAGTGCACAGTGATAGTAGTCAACCATCATATCATTCTTAGATTCATAGTGATACGTTGGTGCTGTAATAACGGTACGTACACAGTTGTCAACGGTTTTACCCATCAGGTATTTACGGATCACACCGTTTTTCTTCTGTAATTTCTGTTTGAAGTAATCATAGATTGCAACGATTGTCTGTTGGATGTCATAGTTTGTAGAGTTAAACTGAAACCCAAACATATCTCGATCACGAAGTAAGGTCGTTAATCGAATCAGCTTGGTATAGAATCTGTTTAAGTCTCCGGTTTCTCCACCCTTGGAAGAAGATTTGACATCACGATAGAAAACTGGCTCTACTGGCATTTTGGAAATGAAAACTTCATCTCGTTTACAGAGCTTAATTAATCCAGATCGTTCGTTACGCATACCAACAGAGATAGATACGTCGGTATCTTCTCCAGATTTTTTCCACCGAATCTTGTTCCAGTTGTTATATAGAAACTCGATACCCGTTTGTCCGTTTTCTCGGTCTACGACTAAGATTCCTTCTTCGTTGATAGAATAAAATTCTTCTCCGTTTATGATCTTATCTACATTACGGAACATGTATCGGACAACCTTATACATATGAGGATGAAAAAAATGTCCATGTAAATCTATATATGCGAATGTCTCTTTACGGGACTTCACGGTGATTCCAAAGATGTCGTTTGATAGCAGTCCTTCTGGATGAGGAACACCTCCACGTTGGAATAGTACACCGGAAGTTACCTCTTGTAAGTGATTTAACTTCACAAATTCATCGACATCATAAAGATTAATCTTCAAGGGGATTCCTCCTTTCTTGTCTTAAAGGGCTGTTTTTAGGTGATAAGTGGATACTGACCGTTTGATGGTCAGTATCCAAATCTTATTTATACATGTGAAGATTCTTCTGTTTGGCAGTTGCGTTGCGCATTTCTTCACGCATCCGTCTATCTTCTTCAGCTTTTTGCTTGTATTTCTTATTGTCGTCAGACAGTTTCTTCTTTAAGTATCCCATTTTTACAACCTGAGCTCCACTCATCGCACCAATAATTGGATTTGGAAGAACCTTATGCGTAACTGAGAACGCTGCTGCACTTGTTGCAACTTTCGTAGCTGCCATTTCCATAATGTCATAACTTAGAAGGTTATTGACAATACCGAATGCCATTGAAGAAGCTTCGGAAGAATAACTTCCAATATACTTTGCAGTGCGCATTGCACGGTTAACCGCAGACTGGGTTACTTTGTTATCAGAAACTTTAGACCCGATATCACGAACATCATCTGCATCGTCACCAACTGCTTCTACGACTTTTACCATTTTTGTAACTTTAGAAAGTCCGGCGTTGACAACTTTTACCAGAGCACCTTCCTGAGCTTTAATAGATTTTGTGAGTTTTGATACATCGTCCAAAGATTCAATACCAGCATCGGCAAATCGATAAATGTCATGGACGGAAAGTTCTTTCTTATCTGCAGCAAGTGCTTTCATCTCAGAGATATTCTTTTTCAAGAATTCATCGCACTCATCGCAGAGCTTGTTGATCTGTGTCAGATATTTATCTGGATTCTTACTGGAAGCCATAGAAGATAACGCAGAATTAAGCTTTCTAGTGTAGTTATCGACATACTTATTGGCTTCTGCGATTTTGGCTTTGATCTTCGGACCATCCGCTGATTTAATCTTTTCACCAGCAGCAATCTTTTCGATATTCTTTCGCATCTCCGGAGACATGAATTTATCAATCTTCTTTTTCTGGAGTTTGATACGAACGTTATTAACGGCATCAGTAATATGATCAATCACGGCTTTGATTGCCGTTTTCACAAAGGTCAGCAAAGACTGACTCGATTTAGAAGAAGCTTCCAATACAACAGATAATGAGCTATCTGGAGCGATCATGGACTCATACGATTCCAAAGAAAGTTCACAAACACTTTCCAATGTAGTCATTAACTGAGCATAATTCGCTTCTTCCATAATAGAATGGTAAGTCATAATTAATCCTCCTTGGATTCCGCTTCTTTTTTCTTACGATCATTTTCATCAGCAATTTTCTTAGATTCAGCTGCAGCATACGCAAGAGCACCTGCAGCAGTAAGATTTGATGCGGTTGATGCTGCTGTAAGCATTCCGGACTTCTTAGCACTTTTTTTTGTGTCAGCTATCATTTCTTTTTTACCTTCATCAGTCCACTTATCGCTATTTTTTACATCATTAATGTACTCTTTCTGATGTTTCTGCCATTTGACTTCATCTACACCAGTTCTAACAGTACCTAATACTGTAAAAACAGATAATGCCGTACATACGTACTGGCAAACACGTGCATGTTTATTTAAGAAATTCTTAAGACTATTTATAACTTTCTGAACTCCTGATTTGATAGAGTCAATGACACCTTCATTATAAACACGAAACTCGGTGTCACCTTCTGTAAACTCTTTCAGATATCCAGCTTTATTGAGCTTCTTGATCGTAGCACTCAGCTGTTTTTCCATAGAGTTCATCTTCTTTTTGTACTCTTTCATACTGGTATTGATTTCGCTACCAGCTTTGACCATCGCATAGAAATCTGCTTTCTTTAAGGATTTCTTAGTGGTACCCACACGTTCCATTTCTTTGTAGATTTTATCGTAAGCATCCTCAGCATTCTTACAGTAATCTTTCAAATGCTTGGTATCATAAGATGGATCGCTTTGAGCTTTACTGATTTCCCCATTTACGGTACTCATAAACTTATCAATGAACGCTTCCGATTTCTTGGAAAGCTTTAAGAGTTCTACGGTATCAATACCTTTTACGTCTTTTCCGGCAGTAACCTCATCAAACTTTGCCTTCATTTCCGGAGACATCATAGCCTGGTATTTCTTACCATTGATGATGTTGTCGATCTTTTCCACCTGTTTGCTGATGAAATCTGCGATCGCTTTAAATGCCGCACTGACCATAGAGATCATAGCGTTTACAACACCTTCTACACCTTCGGTGTATGCTTCTTCGGAATCTTTATATGCTAAAGACTCGATTGCGGATTCAATAATTAAATCACAACCAGTCTGGATCTTGGCTAACTGACCGTCGTAATTGGCATATTCGAGTATTTCACTCATTGTGTAAACCATAAATTATACACTCCTTTCGTAGGGTTTCTCGTTAGATATCTGTTTTCAGGCGGTATTTCGACAAAAAAAAAGAAACCTACCCAAAATAGGTAGGTTTCTTTTACAGAATCAATCTTTTAATGCTTTGATGATTTGCTTTCTAGCTCGTTTGGTTCCTTTCAGGTTCTTATGAGCTTCACGTAGCCAACCCTGGATAACGTTTAAACACTCAATGAAATCTTTGCTATATGGATGGATATGGCGATCTACTAATTCGGATACAACCATTTCCAGATTCTCACGCATCTGTTTTGGAATCTGATCGGTATCTACATAGAGACTATGTAGTCCTGGAACCATTGGATGTTCTTTTACGAAATCTGCATCAATCACTTTCATTTCATACTGACCATCTTTACCAAAGATCATACGATATCCATATTGGTCATCTTTTCTGGAATATAACGTACCAACGGTATACACTGTATGGCTAGCCTTTTCCCGCAGTTCTACACGTACCATAATGTCATCTGCTGTATTGAAGCAATGGTTGCTGACGTCTAAAATATGCGGGTAAGTTGTTGTAGTTTTTAATTCTCCAAGTTTGTCAATTAGATCTTCGTTCTCAGTTCTTATTCGTTTTACCAGTCTTTCCGCGTCTTTAATGTCACATATCATCTTACGAATACGATCATTAAGATCTTCTATGCCTTCATCACCAACATCATAGATGCCATACGCATCCAGGCTACCATCATGCATATAATGTACCCCTGTTGTCTGGAATGTTTTCCAAGGTACGTCCGTAGATAAACATTCATCGATATCAACGGTAGAACCATCTTTATTTACAACGGAAAGACCAAGCGATGATAATCTCTGTTTGACTAACTCCGCCATTAAAGCAGCCTGATATTCTTTATCACGAAATTGTGGATCAACTTCTGATGTAAAGTTTGGTTTCTCATCCTTATCTGACGTAGTTTCTTTAGAATCCTCTTCTGCTTTGTCGATTTTGTCATTTAATTTTGAGAAATGTTGATCACTGAGTCTATCTTTTAAAAATGTGATAAATAATTTTGCCGAATCATCAGGTGTTCTATTATAAGGAGCCGTGAATACCTGGGTAGATGGTATTTTAATATCGTCACTCTTAGCACATTTATCGGTATCAGTCTTCAAGTCATTCTTAGATTCTAAATCGTTACAAATATTTGTCGCATCAATAAATTCTATCGTAGCGTACAATTCTGACAGTTCTCCACATGCATGGATTCGAAGTATGTCTTTCGTACCTGGAATGCATTCTGTATTAATTTTTACACCAGTATCTGTCACATATACCTCGTAACATAAATTAGATCCCGGAATAAGCCCAGTAATAAATCTACAACTTCTTTCGTAAGTCTCCTGAGTCATTGCGTTGGTATATGACACATAAATTTCATAAGTATGTCTCGAATCAACAAGTGCAACAAAAATGTCGGGCTCACCAACAGCAGTCATAATTGAAGAATCTGCTGATTTGACAATAAATTTACTTGTGTTCATGCATAATGTTTTTAAATGGTGTCCTTCGTTAAGATGTTCTCTTATCTTTTTAGTCATGATTGTATCCTCCTTGGTAAATAAGTTCCAGGTATACCTTTCGATATACCTGGATAGTTGATTAGTTTGCTGCTTTTTCTTTCTTTTTGAGATATTTCGGAGTGCTGCTGGATACTTTCATTTCCATGTGCTCTCCGTAATGAGTGGTGAAAGTTCCGAGGAACTGCCGCTCATCTTTCTTACCCGGTGTGTAAGCATCTTTAGTAATAGATTTCTTTTCCACCTTCTTTGTGGAAAGAGTTGCTTCGAAATCCGGTCTGGATGCAAACTGGAAGTAGTTGCCAGCGTTCATATACTCGATCATAGCAGTTGTAAAGAAATCGTAAAACGGATTCATATCGTCGATTACAAATTCGTCTGTCAGGATCTTCTCAGATTCCATTTTATCAACTCCACATTTTTCCACCTGCTTTTTCAGCCACTTACGGAATTCTTTTGTAACTGCAATTTCTTCAACGGTATACTCCGTACCGCCGTTTACAGATTTTGCTACCTGTGTAGTAAATGCTGTATCGTTAGCCAGTGCAGTTAACAGGTCTGCAAATTTCTTTTTGTTGAATCTGTTCAGTTTTACTTTGCCGTTATCAACGGTTGCTTTCATGTCTTCCAGTGCTTCTTTGAAATTTGTGTACTTACTCATAATTTTGGTCTCCTTTTGGCATTTTTTGTTTTCTCTTGTTCACGATCCATGGTATCCATGAGTCGCTCTGCTACACGATCCAAGACTTTGTCTAACGGAAATGAGACCGGTGACACATATTCTCTTGGATCAAATAAAGGTTCCTTATGTGGTTTCTTTTTTCCCATAAGCTCTCCTTTCGTTAGAATAACGTGTGTTGGAAAATAAAATATTTTCAAGTGCACACTGTAGTAATTACAAAGCAATCGGAATCCAATCTGATGGAAATTACTTATTATTGGTAACACCTCCGATTATATATTGATTTTTGTTATTGCAACTACACCTTCACTTAGGGCTATGGACAGATGGGTGAAGGTTTCATCTCAGTATTACGTTATCATCGTACATGTACTGGATTCAACCGTCTTTGTAATTCATATAAATAATATATTAATGAATCTCTAGTGGCAATTAAGCTACTAGAGATTCATTAGTCTTATTTTTCGTAAATCTTACGTAAGTATTCTTTAAATCCAACTACCAATTTATTGGCAAATCCCACTTCCAAAATAGACGGTGTCATACGCTTCAAGATGGAGTTATCTGCAATGATTGTATCATATTTTATATCCGGTAAGAAGTCTGAATATGGTTCATATCCTTTCGGGATAACTTCACAGATTGTGTTCTTCAGTCCAGAATAGTTCGCAATCTTAGAAGCTACTTCCAGTGGTTCCAGCTCTTCAATATAGAACTCGATCAAAACAGAATCTTCTACGTTTTGTCCACGGATGTTACCATATTTATTTGGTTCGATCTTCTTTGTTGTCTCTGTAAAGAGAAGACCACACTTCATGATAGACTTTTCGGCTTCCGGATCATAGGATTCCAACAAGTTTTTCTTTTTACGGATCTTACTATAGTAGTCCTTAAAGATCTTCTGTAAGGACGGTGAAAGTTCTTCCATTTCCACAGTAGAGTACATCTTAACTGCAATGATCTTTCCGCCGTATTTACTCTTGATGGTATTTCTGGATCCTTCGGTTACCATCGATTTCAAATCGTTGTCATCCCCAAGAGATGCCAGTAATACGTTTAAGTCGTTGTCATCATACGAAGTATCAAATGCAACCAGAGTATCTCCAACATGAACGTGTTCCCCTTCTTTTGCCAGATGAAGTACGTTGGAGTTTTTACCAATTACTGCCTGTTTGCATTCTGTAATACGAGTACCACATCTCTCAGATAAGGATTCACTGATAAACGTAGCATCCTCATACGTAGAGTAAGCTGACATGATCGCAACTCTGGCAAGTGTACCTAAGTTTGCTCTACAGTTGTTATATTTAGAATTTGTGAAGAAGTTCTTATGATAAGCAAGAACGTCATCCTTCTTAAATTTGTCACCTTCTTTAAGGTCAGTGACAAGCTGGTTGTTTAAGTAGAAACCACCGCCACCATTTTTCACGATATTGGTATCGGTAGAGATTGCTCTTACTTTACCAGACTTATATTTTGCAATGACCAGTTTCAGATCTGGATCGACTTTTACGATCTCACCATCTTCATCTGCATTGACTACAAAGTCAGAAGATAACTGGAATCGTTCAATTTCTTCAAATCCATTTGATACAAGAACTGGATCGGAATCGTTAACTGGTATTACATGTTTTGATTGTTTTATTGCGTGGCCGCATCTACTCGGATCGTCATTACGGGAAGCACCAGGCATTGTAAGCTCACCTGCGGAAAACAGATTGATATCTTGTAATTTCTCATAGTCCTTATCGGATTCCGGTACCTTTACATATCCACGGATGTTCTCTATTTCTGGTTCTAAGGTAAGGGATTTATTTAACCCACAACCTGCATCTGGAGATGAAATAGGTGATATGGTCCCAGTCATGGATGTATCATATGATCTCTTACGTATCGTGTACATGTCATCCAAGTTGTTACCATGGAATCCCTTGAATGAAACTCCATGTGTATTTTCAATCTCCAGTGTTGGATTAAGAGTTGAGATTTCTTCTACTGTCGCTACATCAAGAATTCCTTTAATAACGCAATCACGTTTCAATGAGAACTTCTTACGTCCAGATGCATTACGATAAATAACGTACTGAGATGCAAGCTCTCCATAGAATACCATTGGAATGATTTCAAAGGATCTGATACGTGAGATTCTCTGATTAAGGTCGGATGTGTACTGTGAGTCTGCAAGTAATGATACCGCATAAATTACCAATGATACAAGATCAGTTGGTAAGTTGATATCTTCCAAGATCTCTTTGGTTACTGGATCAATAAACCATTCATAGAAGTTAAATAACGCATTCGCAATAGATGCTTTTCCGTACATCTTCACGAAGTATTCGATGTATGGTTCTCTGGAATCAAAATCCCCGATGTTCCATTTCTCTGTTGGAACCATACGAATACCATTCAAAAGAAGTCCTGATTCCATCGTATCTTCATATACCAGGAAGGTATCTTTGAATCTGATTACGTTCTCTGAAGGTTGTACTACTTTTGGCATATGTGCTTCAAGCCGGTAATTCGCTTTGCATTTTCTTAAGATTGTGGTAAGACCTTCCCAGAATCCAAGTAACATCGCTACGGTGATATCCTGGTTCATGACCTTTACAGATACATACATCAATCGTTTCGGTGCACGAATCTTATAATACGCAGCTCGCATATCTTCTGGTAGAGCATCTACAATCAAGTCACAAATACTCTGTCCAGCTTTTGTTTTCTGTGTTCCAGAATAAGCGACATAAATTGGTTTGTCTTCTTTGTCGAAACCAACACAGAAGTATCCATCCGGTGCCGTCAGGTTTCTCTTTTTGAGGATATCCTGTACATCATGCTGACTGAAGTATAAATACATACCACCAGTATGAATACGTTTCATGAATTTCGCTAACTCATCGTACTCTACAGATGTAATGAACTCACCACTCTTATTAACTGCGTTGCTGTTACCAAACTTGATCATCTTATCGACACCGTCTGCTTGTTTTAAGAATCGTTTCAAACGTTCTACCGATGAAGTAGACTTGGTGTCGATACGACGGATGTACATCTTGTTGTAGTTAGATACCATCTGAACGGTATCTTCTTCTGTTTTTACAACTGGATAGAAATACGATTGATTCTTGATGTTTTTCTTACCACCACCCAGATACATGAATCGATTTTCGATGATCTTTGGAAAATCTACTTTTAAAGTAGATCTCTGACGGTTTGCATCCTCCAAGGCAATCGTATACGTTTCCTTGTAGTTTAACTCATCTGACGTATCTTCAATCTTTACATCTCGGACATATAATGGAATACTCTTGGTATTTAAACAAAGAAGAGCATCCATAATGTCTTTTGGCATGACTTTCTCGATGTACGTCTTATTACGTTCATAGAACGTCATGGTCTTCATGTGGTTATTTGGGGTGGTGACCGCTTTGGAAATATCTTTGGATTTGACTTTGACTTCCTTGACCTTCATTTTGGAAAGCTGCTCGACGGTCATACCTTTGATTTCCAAATTCTTTTGCTCATCCATCAGTTTTTGGTTACGGGCAGAGGACCTTGGTGATACTGGAACCTTTTCATGTTTCATTTTATTATAGGCATCTTCCAAGATCTTTTGGTCTTCATTGATGTCGTTATCGACCATCATCTGAACTACCGTCTTGACCTTACCCTCCTGACGAGAAATGTCTAATCTCTCCATCGGTTTTGCCTTTAAAACACGATCCGCAGTAACAGAAACTTTTTGTTCAACGGATTTTGCAATTTGGTCCTCCTCTTTTTTGACCGTATCTGCTACGTTTGTAACGTCTGTTTCATCAATGATCTCTTTCTTATCTTTGTCAGATAATCCCATCTTCGTTTTGGTCTCATCAATGATCACAGATTTGATATCTTCTTCCTGGAGTTTCTTTTCATCTAATGCCTGATCTGGAACGGAGTGCATTATTCGTTTCATCTGAATCTGTAATCCGGTCACCACATTCTTTGGTGGCATCTTAATTGTAGAAGAAACTTTCTTTGCGACCGCTCCAATGGCTCCATCATCCAGCTTCTCGTCTGGTAAGGCAAAAAACTGAGTTGGATTGATTTTTAAAATCTTCATCCCAGAGAAGAACAAAAAGTCGACATCCACCCCAACCAGACATTCCGGATACTTATACAGCGTATACCAGATCATATAGAGTGGATGATTTAAGTTTTCTTGTAGGGTATCTCCCAAATGAAACTGCTCTAAGTTTACTAAAACCATCCTGGTTTTTAAGGACGGAACGGCTTTCGTTAAAATTGGTTTCATATAATCCCAATAGGCACGTACTTTACGTGGAACGGACATCTTTTTGGAATACTCATTGATGATAGACACATACGTATGAAGATCGTATAAGAGGTTCTTTTCCTCGTCTGGGGAAACGATACGTGCAATATATGGCTTCACCGTTGTGGATTTTCTTACGGTATCATAATGAGAGTTTCGAAGCTGCACGTTTCGGAAACGATAACGTTTATTCCAAATCATGCCACGGTAATCCTGCTGGTAGAAATACCACTTGTATTTCTGTCCGGGGATTGCATTGGTATGGTTCTTGATTAAGGCTAAAGAGTCCTCGAATTTCGTTGTATATAAGAAAGCAAGATTGCCAGTTCCGGGAGGGTGTCCAATTGGTAAATTAATTTTACGTGACATCACTTTTCCATACGGAAGTGAGTCTGGATACATAGCTTCCAGCATATAAACTTCTGTAGTATTTTCCATTGATTCTCTCAGAAGTTGCTCTGGACCCATCTGAATTTTACCGCTTGCGACGGTATCAAATAAACTCATAGTCGCTGTATCCTCCTTTCTGTCGTCGTTATATTGGTGTTTTGAGGTGTAAAAAGGAAGAAGCACTTAGGCTTCTTCCTTAAGTTTACTCAAGCATCGATAGTATTTCATCAAATGATGGAGCTGGTTGTTTTGATTCAGGCATTGCATCGATGATAGATTCTAATACGTTTAGAGGTATCGTAGTGATTCTTTTACGTGGCAATATTATAGTCCCATATGGTCCGTAACGTTCATTAAAAGTTGGCAATCCATATTCGTAAAAAATATCATTTAAAACAACTTCTTTGGATACCATCATCCACCTCCTAAATATTTTTATAAACATCGGATTTCTGCATAAAATCATCATTAATCATTTTACGGCGCACGTTATAATCACTATTCATTTCCTTATTGCTTTGTGTAATCATATTTTGGAATTCTTCATCTGTTAACGGACGTATACCGTCATCAATTCTTTCTTGATTTTTAAGCTTTCGTGTTTTACGCTTATTATGTGGTTTCATCTGTTGCTTGTCATAACTCATTATAGCATGTGTAAGCTGTTTATTACCAACTCGATTGGCAGCATAACGATCTGCTTCTATTTCATCTCCATCAATATGTGACGGGTAATATATTTTATCAGCATTACCGCCCAATGTAAATCCGTATTTTGAACTCAGTTCTCTAGCGCGTAAACCTGCATATAGATACATATCAGTACGCAATGATTCCATTTCATCTGTCGTAAGTCGTTTGCCTTTCAATGCAGATGCTTTGTCGGTAACCATTTGTCGTATTTCGTTAGTATACTGCTTTTTTATATTTTGTGGAATACTATTATTTTTCATGATTTCAGCTGCTTCGTCAGCCATATCATGAACCCATTGTGTGATAATTTCATCACTTATTCGAGTTCTTGCTATTTGTGAACTCGGATTTAACGGTTTAAGACGCATATGCCCCATCTCATGTTGAATTATTGCATCTTGGTCTTTCTTATTTAATTCGAAAAATTCTTTACTTAAAATTAATTTATTTATTTGAGATTTTTGGTTATACTCTACCGATACAGTTCGTTCATAATCCGAATAATCGTTGATGTCTAAATCGACTTCAACACGATGACCATTGATGCGTATAGTCGGTTTAGCGTTTCTGATTTTATACTTGTATCGTTTCTTAAAACTTTGAATGTTGTATTCTATAGATGTTTTCTTTTCCATAAATACACCGTATCTAGGATCATTAAAAGCAAGCAAATCCATCATTGTTTCTAAAAACTCTTCTTCGTCAGTTGTTTCTTCGAGAATCTCATGTAATTCGTCCATATCATCATAAAATGAATAATTCATAGAGATCCCTCCTTTTATGGTTAATTATTTTTTAAGGGGCTCTAACATTTTACTAAACAAATATTTTTCATGTACTTTATGTGCGTTGATTTGTATTTGTTTTCTATATTGCAGCTGCCCCTTAAACATCTGTTATATAGATAAAAGATATGGTAGTGGGAGCGCTCCCACTACCATATCTTATTTTATATAAACAAACGTTCCCGAATAGTCGGTTTACGAAATTGAATCTTGTTGTCTCTGTCATATATAGAGGTTTTATACATATGATAGCCTCCTATTTCAGTGATGGGTTATTTCGAAGCTCTTTGTCTTTTAACGCTTTAGAACGAGCTGGTAATTCTGCATGGAATCCCTTGTTTATCGCTTTTCGTGCATCATTTACAACATAAGCCTGTTTACCACTAAGTATTGGGAGATCTTCATTGATCTTGTCAGCTGCCTTTTGTGAATTTGTTGGGATCATGTATTTATTACCGTCTGCTTTGGTTGTTTTAATTCCACGAGCATCTTTTGGTGAAAATGCACTCGTCTTTTCAGCAGCTTTTGCATTTGCATATGATGCACGGCCGGTAGCATTCATCATATTCTTTACTTCTTTTGGTTTTGAAGCCATTTTCATAGTTTCGCGAACACCACGTTTGATATAGCGCTCTCCGACTTTATTAGCAGCATAACGATCGGCTTCAAATTCATTTGCGTTTGTATGGGTCTTATCCAAATTCGGATTGTGTTTTGGTACGTATTTACGAGCTGCTGCTCTTGCGCTTGCACGGATTTTATCTTCAACTTCAGAAGCGGTACTCATTTTCAGATATCCATCAATGTTAGGTTTGATACCATCTTTCCACATCTGAACGTATTCGGCAGTTTCTTTATCTGAGAATCCAATTCGCTTATAATATTTCTTCAGTTCTTCTTCCTGTTCCGCGATTTCATCCATAATCATCGTTCGACTAATCTTAGAACGATCCGCAGTTTTATTTCCTGGAGTGGTATTATGTAATCTTCCGTGACCAACTTCGTGTTGTAAAACAGCGACTCTACGTTTGTCATCCTTTAACTGGAAGAATTTCTTATCTAATATGATCTGACCTTCGTCTGTCCAAGCAAAGCAAGTTTGTCTTGGTGATGCTGCGTATCCGCCAGCACCATCTGGTAAATAAATGATTGGTTTTGCAATGTCAAGATCTACTTTGTAACGGGTTCCGTTGACGATGATTGTCTTATCACTTGGATTATATTTGTAACGTTCTTTAAATCTACGCATTGCATACTCGGTTCTTGTTGCTTTTTCTTCAAAGATTTCTTCCATAGATTCAATAAAGATTTCTTCATCGGTGGATTCGTTAAGAATATCGTCTAAATCATCCATTTCATCATAAAATGAATAGTTCATATGTCTCTCCTTTCAATAGAAAAAGGAATCCGAGACAATTCCCGGATTCCTCAAGTTTAGAAGTTATCGCTTAAATCCATCATCAACATCGCCATTTCGTTGTTAATTAAGGAATCAAAGTCAACAGATTCTTTGACGTCTTTTTCCTTATCCTTGGCATCGTCTTTTGGTGTGTCAATAACATCTTCTTTTCCTTCTTTGGCAGTTGGTAAGGAATCTACCCAACGTTCCAGAGAAGCCATATATTTAGATTTCCAGTCGTCAAAGGCTTTCGGATCTTTTCCGTCATTGGAGAACTGTAGCACATACAGATAGTCTTTTCCATCAACGGTCTTAAATCCCCAGTGTTTTGGTGGATCTGGGAAATCGTAATCCCCATTAAACATGATACGAGCAGCGGATGTTAATTTACCATTTACGATACCATCATCGTTGCGGTCTTTGGAACCAGAATCTTTATGACCTGCACAAGAATACTTGGTTTTGTATCCTTTATCATGAAGCTTGGATAAGATCGGCTGCATTCCCTCATCTGGGTCACGTGCTTCTAACATGATTCCCATTTCGTTGGTATCAAGTTCGGTATCATAACCTTCGTTGAAAGCAGATTCAATAACAGCATCTTCTACAGACTCTGCTTTCATTTTTGCACGGGCTTCTTTTGCGATCTGTTTGAGTTCTTCTTTTCGTTTTGCTTTCGCAAAGTTAGACTGAAGTTTCTCTAACTTATCACGCATGCGGTTGGTCTGTACGATGGTCTTATTTAAGACACCATTTAAGAGACTCTTTCCACGTTCATCTGGATTGAATTCCTCTAAGTTTGCTTTGATTTCTTTGACAGCTTTGACAATGACTTTCAAACCACCAAGCACATCTGCAACAGATGCAATGGTCTGGGCAGATACCAAAAATGTATTCTGAGCAGCAACACTGGCAGCTGCAATATCAGCGTCTGGCTGAGAGGCAACTACGCAGAAAGCTCCTTTAATTACTCCTGCGGCTACGGAATCACCGACTAATGCAACACCGAAAGCAGATAAAATGCCTTCAATGATCAACATGACAGCACCTATTAAGGTACCCACGATATTGACCTTCAAATCATCTACTGGGTAACTCTTAATCGCATTTTCCATCCGTTCCACTTCACGGTTTAAATCGCCGATGTATTTGGCTGCAAGATTGAAGTCTTTTTTCTTAATGGCTTTTTTGATCTTTCTAGTCATTTTGGATGTGCGAATCTTTGCAGTCATTAATGACTGAAGTAAATCCGCATTGGCACCTTCGGTAAGAACGCCTTCATCACCAAAGAGTTCTTCTTTGGTAAACTCAGTAATTTCAAGATCACCTTCACGAAGAAACGCATTGACTGCTTCTAAGACACCACGCTGTTCCAAATCAGAACTTACAGATCTGGTTACCTGGGAATCCAGTTCTTTGATCTGTGCTTCGATCTGTTTTTTCTCGTCTGCAGAGTTTACCGTATTCTGGATTCTACGAAGCGCCTGTTCTACTTCTACCAGACGTTTCTTATATTTTAATACTTTCTCCTGTTTGGATTTACGTTTGCTCATCCAAGAGATTTTTGCTCTTAATGTGGCACGCTCAATGGTCAGCTGTCTTACCTTAAATGGTAAGGTTGCGGCTTTTACGTCTTTGGCGTGTGCACTATCTGAAAACTTGTCTTTTACGTTATGTGCCATATTACTAATGGCTCCCTCAACGGCATACGTATAAGTCGCGTCTTCGTTGTATATAAATTCCATTAATTCCTCTGGAATCATGTCGTCAATCCCTTCTTTCTTTTTTATAATGGTTTTATCTGGAGGTACTTGTGGAAGCATGGCTCCAAGCGTTGCAGAGGAAGACTCCTTGGAAACTTTCATTCCTTGTTGTACTTCATGCACGTGTAAATCTTCCATAAAAAGTCCACCTTTCTTGTTTTCAACTTTAATGGATTGTCGTATCCGTAAATAGCACGTAGTTAGAAAAAAATTTAGGTTCTTACAATTAATTAGCGGGAGAAGTTTGGTTTTTCTTGACTTTGCATTCGAACTGCCGCAAAAAAAGAAGAACCGGCATATCGTCGCCCGCTTCAAACGCTAATGGTACGATACGAGAATCAGATGGATTCTCAACTATGTTTATTTAACATTATTTTCATAGAAGACGTAAGGGATAAACCCCTTACGTCTTTCTCCTTTGTCTACTGGTTCCAGTTGTTTCTACGTGGCTCCCAATCGCTTCGATCAGGTTCTCCGAACTCATCTGTTGGGAAATAAGGCATAGATTGCATTCCGCAACTTCTATCTGATCTATCAGCGATCGCGTCCAATGTCATATGATACCACTCATGTGTTGGTGGCTCTAATAACTCTGGGATATTACTTACTGGATCATTCTTGAACTTATATTCTTTTCCATCCACATAAACGGATTTTGGATCCATTGTGATTTGCATTGGACGATATCTTCGGATTGCTGGAATGACAGCATGCATCGCCATATTTATGTCTACGTCATTGTCGATAAAGGAATCTTCCGGTATCTCCACAGATGTACTTTCGAGACATTCGGGTTTTGTTTCTACCGATTCTTCTTTTGGTTCCGGCGCTGTTGGTTTTTGTACCGGAGCTGGTTTTGTTTCCGGTATCTTCTTTGGTACTGGTGTAGAAACAGGTTCTTTTTTCACCACGTTCTTTACAGTCTCGCCCATCGTCTGGGTTTTCCGATTAACCACTTTTCGAATAAGTTTGAATTGAGGTCTTTGAAATCTTTCCAACTCATACGGTATACTTGGTTCATTTACCGGTATTGCCAGGTATGCAGTACCTTGGTTACGATTCACACGTAAGATTGTAACTTCTGACACCGCTCTCATCAATTCATACAATGAATGATATTCAAAGTATCCTCCAGCATCTAACACTCGTTTCACAAAATCACAGATCTTTGTAACTCGTTTGATAACTGCTGTTGGCATGTACTTTGTAAGTGGTGGATTTGTGCCAGTACGAATCTGATAACTGCACGGTTCCTTTTCTGTGTAAGGATGTCCTACATAACCATTACGCATCGTTTTGGAAAAAGCAGATTGCGTATTTTTATATTCAGCCAAATCCACCATGGTTTTGCAAATCTCTTCTGGTTCAATTGATTCTGGTATGGGATCCAGATCACTATGGAACGCTATTACTTCGATTCCATGTAACACATCTGAGATCATCAGATCTCGATAATCTTTGCATACCTTACGAGCTCTGGTTAAAATTGCTTCTGTATCTTCTTCATCCACACTATACAAATGAATGTATCGAAAGATATCATGTACATTAGCCATGTATGTTGCAATTGATGCTAATGATTTTGTTATTTTGCCACGTGTTAGTATATCAATAGCAGCCACTACATGTGGATACTCAATCACAATAGCTAAGAATAACCATATGATATTAAAATAGGATGTATCCTTTTCCAGTTCAGCGATTCTATGATCTGGATTGGTAGCTGCCATGTCATGTATGAATCTCTTTCGTATCGTACTATCTGGTACAGAGATCTTTAAAAGATTAAACATATCATCCTCTGTGAGATAGTGATATCGTGTTTTTGCATATGCATACAGATCCATGATAGTATGCTCGCCTGCGATCATTTGGAGTATAATGCCTTCATACATTGGGATGTATACTGGTTTCACATCAGATAATCTAGTGATACAATCCAAAATGTCATTCATACTAGAGTATGAGTTAATGGATTTTCCCGTATTACTTATGAGAAAATCATCACATGCATCGTAGACTTTTTCTAAATAGTTTAAACTTTCTTTTGGAAGTTTTACATCTTTCATATGAATACTTTTTAAATTTCTTAAATAATTCATGTACGTTTCCTCCTTTGTTTCATATGAGTAATTAGTGTATACATGTAAATGATGTATAAGTTTTTCTATATGAAAATACGTATTTAGAAATATTGCATGAAGAACATCTACATATTTAGTAGATATTATAGAGATGCTTTTATGAAGTAATTTGACACGTGCAAAGCACGTTCAAATTATAAATTATTAGCGCTCTAACAACCCCGTAAGGGGTTGGAGAGCTTAACGGATGCGAAGGCAGGCGTTGTATTTATTATCTACTTAATACGAACTTGCGGCCGCAG